ATCAATCTTACCAAAAAACTCACCATCAGTCTCTGATTCTAATGCTAGAAGTGGTAAATTGATAGAAACTACACCCAAATTAAATCTACCATCATATTGTTCATTTCCATTTTCATCTTCCCAAGCACTCAAGAATGAGCGACAACCCATAGGCGAAACCGCAACGGTATTGCTTCCGGTTACTTTATGATTTAATGGTACTGAAACAAAATCTGGGTATATTCTCTTAGCAGCAGTCTTCATTGCTTGTTCTTTTAAGAAATAGTTAGGATCTTCAGGATTTAAGTTAGTACCTTCTTCTAAGAAGAAAACTACTTTAGGAAACACTGGAGTATTACCATCAACACCCAAACCTTTCTCATGAACCTTTAAGTACGCATCTGTGATCATTTGCCCAAATTTGGAGGTATTTAAGCCCAAACTGATCGTGACGAATGGAGTTTGACCATTACTGGAGGTTATAGTGTTCACTTGGTACAAAAGTGCTTGCATTGCGTCGTATACCTCTTTCTGGAGGGTTTTTTCAACGTAGCTGTCTGGTAGGTTGAATTCTGATTGAAGCTGCTGTAGCTTCTTGTAGGACTTCTCAACGTATGGCTCAAGGCCAAAGTCGATGTGTGCGAGGGATTGACCGCCATATTGTGAAGCCGAGACTGCAAGTACTATCTGTGTTAGTACTGTACTGGCAACTCCAATACTGTTGGGAGTACCAACTTGTGCATTACCGATCTTGAATCCATTCTCTAACATGTCCCGGTAGTTTACTAAACAACAATTTGTAAGTGGGGAAATAAAATAGTCTAAATCGTGAATATGACCATAACCATCGTTATGCCATTGTATTAAATCATCAGATAATTTTTCAGTTGCCCAGTGCTTGGAAAGTATTCCCGCAAGTAAATCCCGGTGTGTATTAACTATTTTTGCATCTTTATTTGCATTTTCATTTAACAAATCCGCATTACTTTGGTTTAAGAAATTTGTTACATCATTGTATAAATCATCATTTTTCATTTCGACTCTCCGTGTCATATAGGTGAATTATTTACGCATCACTCATTGATTATATCACATATAACCCACTTCGTCCCTTGATCTAGATCAAGGAAATGGCAGTCTGTTCATGTTCTGTACAAACAACAAAAGCACCCTAGGGTGCTTTTAATTACCACATTTGACGTAATGGGTGTTCGTAAATTTCATCGAATAATTCAATTTCTTCTAAAAACTCTAATGCTTTTTCTTTACTTTCGAATCTCATAAAACTATCACCATCATCACATCCTTCGAACCATACACAGTACTTGTGTGTTTCAAGGCGTTCTAGAAATTCATCCCTATAAAATTCATGCTGTAGGCGATGTTCTTCTTTCATTCCTTTTCCGGGAGGTTTTTCGTACCAGTACTCTAAATCTGTTTTAGTATCGCTGAATTTACCAAATACAGGAGAAACTCTCAAGTACTCAGCATTTGGGTGAATGTTTTCAACTGTATAGTACGAATGACGTTCGTGGTCTAATGCTGGCATGAAACCTAATAACTCACACCCTGAACGAGTTTTATAGTACTCGGGAATGTCAATATTATCTTTATACGTTAGCACGGCAACCATCCTCATATAAACCAATATGGATATTAATTGCACCATCAAATTCTTGCATTAAATTTTCAATATCATAAAGTTGTTCACGTGTAAGTACTAAATTCCTAACAATAGACTGTTGAAAATATTCTTCTTCATCTAGGACTTGTGTACTCAAACATTTCTCATTACTTTTTTCTTTATAGTAGTAAAGATTATAAGAATGACCACCACCAACTGATACCAACAGAGATTTAGATTTACTATTATGTTTTACACTGAATGCTACCGCACTTTTTTTATAAAGATCGTAACCCCGAGTTCCAAGTTCTTTTTCAGCCTCACCGGGTTCAAAGTTAAGTACTTTAAATATATCAGATACTAATTTGTAATGTTTGAGTTCTGTTCTGTCCATTATTCAGGCTTCCATTCTACGGTGACAATGAACCGACCTTTTGGGATATAATTATCATCAAGTGTAATTACTGATGCTGCTGGGTTAAAACGTTCATCAAATGATTCAAGAATATCACGTTCTAAATCACAAATACTTTCACCGTCATACTCTTTTTTAAACACAGTTGTCATATTTTATTTCCTAGTGTTTTGGTTAGTAGTTTTGAGTAAGCATCAGCAACTTTTTGGACTTCTTCATTATAATGCTGTACTGCGGATTCATAGTCATCAAATACATAAATGTGGTTGGATGCACTGATTATTTGACCTTTATCTGTTTTCGCAATTAGAAGATAACAACAGCGATCATTGTAATATAATCCAGTCCTGAATGGTGATGCTGGATTATTACGCACAAAAGTTACTTCTACTGGTTTAATATTTGATTGTGGTTTATTACGTAAATTAGGATTAGCATAACCACATACAAAGAATTTTTTATTTTCAGCTAATCCATTTTTGATTTGAACTAAAAATTCAGTCTTCATTTTATGATCTCTTGGCGATAGAAAGGTTTTTAATCTCTTGCATTTCCTGAGATAGTTGCCCAATAACATGCTGAATTTTAATTTCATACATTGCTACTGTCGCTTCAACTTGACCATTATAATAGTCAATACATTCATTTTCATTATCAAATACGGCGACACCAACACCAGCGTATGAACGATATCCAGTATTATCAAATGGTGGAATTAGTTTCTTTAAGTTCGGTGAACCATCTTTTTTGAGTGTTGCAAATCCAACTGCACTATAATAGATACGCGGGGATAGCCCAGCTTCATCAAAGTCTTTTTTACCGGCAATGTAAATTTCAGTTGGTTTAACATGCCTTGCAGCTTTTTTATCAATAGTTTTTCTATAATCACAAACCCATAGCTTTTTACCTACAAAACTTTCGTCTTTTACTACAGCATTAATGTCAATAATCATTTGTTCTCCTAGGTATGGATGATTTCTTTTACACCATAACGTTGGATTGCAATTGTGCATATCTCACATGGTGCAGCTTTAATAGGATTACCATTAGTATCAATCCTAGCAATAAGAAGTGTGTGTACATCTGATTTGGCGGCGATAAGTGTAGCAATCTCGGCGTGTAAAAAGATTGCTTCAGGTCTACCTGCCAGTACTGCAAAGTGTTTTTGGACTGGATGCGAAACCGTATACGTATTAGTCTTAGTAGCTAAAATGCGACCTTTTTTATCCAATGCCCGAGCAATGACGCGATGTTGCTTGCGTCCACCATTCTGAGGCAGCGGTGGTATATTTTTCAGTACTGAAACTAACTTCTGTATATGGGTCATGGTTTCCTCAAGTTGAACTTGTGTTTAATTGATTCTGTCTGGACATACAAAGTATAACGTTCTTTTTCCAATTCATCGTCAACTGCATCATATTCATCAATACTACATGTTTTTCTGTAGTTTGTCAATGCTGAAATCGTTTGTAATGTTTCTTGTTGTTCTTCTCTGAAGATTTCTAACTGGTCATCCGAAAGTACATAGTTAGACCACTTATAATTACCAAGCGACCAATGTGCCTTTAATTTTCTAGAAGGTGCAATGATATTTCGTGGTTTTATTTTAAATATTGAATTCCATTTTTCCTCTAGTTCTTCCTGAGTGTAACTGCCATAATGTTCAAGGACCAAATCATACAAATTGTCAATAGCTTCTTCCCATGTAAAACCACCACAGTCCAAATCAGTGTTGTGGCTCTGCTCAAATGAACCATCACAATCATACGGAACCATCACTTCAATCCATAGTTGTAGTGTGGTGTTCAGTGCACGAAAATTTTCTATACGATTTGTTTCTTTACAAATCATATGTGGTTCTATATCTATAGTTATACCAACGTGATCCTTGTTGCGGAACGCTGGATGTTCGGTAATCCACCAGTACTTTTCACATGAATTCATATTGCCTCTTTAATTAATTGGGAAAGTATTGTCGCCCCTCGTTTGGTAGTTCTCTGAGTAGGGATAACGTGGTATTAGCTAAGCTGTACGGACTTATACTGGATTTTGCCAGAGGCACGGCTTACAATACTTTCTAATTTTGTTTAGTACTCCACGAAACCGGTAAGTTAGTTACCAATTTCAATATCATTAGTACAAGAATATCTGTTTTCATTTTATCTACTAAAAATGGCGAAATTCGGATTTTGAACCAAATGACTCAACGAATCCACGATAACAATCATTAACAATTGCAGTCTTTTTATTACTAATAAGTAACAATTGCATGATTTTACTTTGGTACTTATCCGTAAACCACAACGGGGCATCTTCACGATACATTAGTGATGTTACAATTTCAGTACTGAGATTGTTTTCTGAAATTTCACGATCCGCATCTTCCCAATCAATTGTAAGATTTGAAAAACGTTCTGCCGGTTTCGATAATAGTTTATCAATTTCAGACGCGTCGGGATGTGACTTGATCAGTTCGCGTGTCCTTTCCCATTTATCAGAACTAATGTTAACATAATAATTATCAGCACGTGCTAATTTTATTTTAGAAACAACTTTATCCACAATTTCAACTGAGTTAAACTTTGCCAAATCCGATTTAGTTGCGTACCGCTGCCCGTTATTGCCACTGTAACAAGGTGAATCGAAAAACTCAATAATTTTATTATCAGGAACCAAGTCAATATATTCTAGTTGTGAAAACACTTCACAGTCGATATCGTATGCCGTATAACATGATGCATGGGCAAAGGAATGATGAAAAATTTGTTTATAAATTTTAAAAGCTTCTGCCGCGACTTCATGCTTAACAATGTTATAAGACAACATTGATTTAATTTCTTTAATTTTTTCTTCATTTGGAATATCAAGAGATGCAAAAAGATTAAGAAACTCAACATTAACTTCTGGAACTGAACGTAATATTTTAGGAAGAATCCATTTAATGGAATCAATTTCTTCTTTTGATTTAGATAAGAAGTGATCCATAATAGGATAGATAGAATTAATCTGTCTAAATGAATTAACATCAACCCATTTTAGAATAAGATCAAATAGTTCAGGTGATGTTAGTTTAATCTTATTACTAATAAACATTTTCACCATCGCAGTGACGCGAGCACAGCAATCACCTTTGAAGATACGATTTTTGAATTCCAAGATAATATCTTCTGGGACTACATTATTTTCAAATACATTGATCCAACGTACTGTATTTTGCTTGAAATGTTCGGCAATTACCTCTGGACTTGCATTTTTTGGATAGCTCATTTTACAATCTCCTAGATAGTTCTTTTGCGAAGTGGTTTAGATGGATCAATGCTGAAAACTGTTTGGGTACTGAACTCTGATTTTTTACCTTTAATTGGGCAATCATATGTAGTAGAACGATGTTTACCACGCTCATTTCCACAATGTTCACACAAGAAATCAACAATCGGTAATTGATCACCATAATCTGGATCTGGGAGAATCATCAATGCTATTTGATCACCTTTCACATCATAACCCAAGTGACCATCCGTGATGACAAGTACTTTATCATACTCACCAACAACTGCAAGTACTTTTTCAAAGTACGTTCCACCACCGTCACCTTTGGTGAAATCCCACCCTAAGTTGAACTCATCAAGAGACACAATCCGTACATCAGTACTGAACTTTGCCAGTACTACTTCATTATCACGTGATAGAATTTCAACAGTTTCGTTTACAATTTTCTTAACATTAGGCCATGTATCATCGGATGTGAATGAACCTGATGCATCTACAGCTACCAGTACTTTACCCATAATTTTATCTCCAGATTAAATGTTATAGGGATTATAGCAGTACACCTAATCCCTTGTCAATTATTTTCTTTTTTTCTTTTTTGTCATCCGGCGTTTGTCTGGGGTGACATAAGCTGAGTAGATTTTACCATCAATGATAATGAGTGAGTTGTTGATGCTTTCTTTGCAATCATCGGTTAATGTTTTGTATTCTTCCTTTTCTTTTAGAAAGTCAACAGGATCTTCAAAATTACCTTCACCAACTAGGTTAACACTAGCAATAAATTTACTTCTACCCATCACCAAGGGGAAATACGAATATTTCTCACTGCGAATTTGATTATTTCTAACACAATTCTCAATAAATGGTATTGCATATTTTAGTGTTGTTTGTTGATATTCAACTGGTGATTTGGTCATACTCATTTCCAAACCAAAGTTAACATCATCCAATGTCATATCAAACATTTTTTTACGTTGTGGTGTACCTGCCACATATTTAATTGATGCACCAACACTATTTTTCATAAGAACTCCCTGCTAAATTATATGTGTTTAATCCCCAGAGTAATTACCAAGGAGAATTGTACCATCTTTCATAAAGAGTACGGTATAAGCTACTTCACCATACTCCATGTCTTCACATCCATTATAAACGTAAAGATAAATTGTGTCAATATCTTCGTCATGAACAGCAATTTCATCGCCAGTTTCTGGTGAAAATCCAGACCTCTGTTGATAAATTTCTTGAGCAAATTCATCCTCATCCTCATCTACAAATGAATCTGCTAAATCTTTTTCCCATGCATCTGGATCACTAATATTTGATAGATCCATGTTGTTATAATCATCATCATAATACATTGGTTGGATAGTGGTTGATAAGTTTGAGCTAATAAATTTAACCAATAGCTCTTTGCCTCTATTTTCAAATTCAGATTTCATTTTAGTGAATCCCTCCATTTATTGAGTTTAACTAACATATAAGATAAGAACTCACGTTCCATCTCTTCTGATGTCATATTATCGCATTGCAATGCGAACATGTCAAGAGCACAAATTGCTAAATCAACTGCTTCACCTTTTACACCATCAGAACCAGCGGTTTTGTATGACAACCCATCACGAATGTTCATTTCTAGGGTCATTTCACCAAGTTCTTCATTGACTTTACGAAGTACATATTCTTCAGTTCTCATCTTCGAATGATCTTTTTGACCTAAGCCAGTACTCATATTGAACATAGATTCGAGTGACAATTCAGTTAGATCAATACTATCTAGACGCTTTTCCAATGTACCCAAAGCTACTTCGGAAATCTTATAAGGTGATAATGTTATTGCATCATCATCTTGCTGCTCAAGTGTACGCGGATTACTAATAGCATAACCATTATTCATTGCCTTAATTTGATTTTTGGTTAAGTACTTTTTATATCCTTCCAAATCTAGTGATGAATATTGAATCAATTTATTGAATTCTTCTGCACGGCGATTGTGCTTTTCAGTACCTTCAGTACTTTTACCGTAGTGATTCTTATAAGTATATTCTAAACGGTAAATCGCTAGTAGTACTTCACCATTGGGTGTAATACTATATTGATGCCATGCATCTTCATACAAATCTTCTTCACCACATGATGAGTACTCATCCCATAATGTATTTGTTTCCCATTTCAAAAAACCACCATCAATGAGAAAGCGTAAATTGCTAGCAATTTGTCCAGCGAATTCTTTTGAAGTGAAACTTAGTTTGCCATTGTGTTTTGCATGATACAACATCTTTTCTTTATTCATTATTAAATTCCCCCAAATACTTTGTAATTTTTCTATGTTTTTCTACGTGATTTTTTTCTAAATCCTCGCGTTCTTGTTGTTCTTCATCAGTTTCAATTCTATTGAAATAAACATCGATGTGATCTGGACCTTCGAATTCATATAAGTATTCATATGAAATGTGTAATTCTACATTTGGGTATTGTTTTTTACATTCATTTAGTTTTTCTAACATTTCATCAACTGAACAATCTTCTAACTCGAACGAATCAACCGTACAGGAAATCATTCTTTTGGTCATTTAGTACTCCGAATGTAGTTGATCAGTTTGTTTTTCTCATCTTCAGTGAGTGTATCAGATTTCATGAGCCTGTCCATCTCTTTTTTAGTCTTAGCTCGTTGGTTCTTTTTGGATTCTTGGATTCTAGCTTCCAATTCTTCATCTGTTTCTTCACGATTTAACATCAATACAAAATCGTAGTAACCATCATAAGCACCTTCGAACTTTACTGTAATGTCATCATCTGGATTTGCTTTGAACCCTTCTAATTTAGAGATTAATTCATCAAGTGGCATTTCTTCTATTGGGAATCCACCAATACTGATACTAACTTTTTGCTTGTTCATAATTTGTACCTATAGAAAAAGGGAGCATTAGCTCCCTTTGTATTGTTTTTTACGTTTAGTGCAGTTCTTCCAAGAACAGCTTCTTCTTACTTGTACTTCATCCCACCAAGAGTTTAAATTCCGGCGAGCACCACGAAACTCAGGCTCACCATCCTCTTTAACCACCCCTACCGCCATTCTACGGGCTTGTTGGTTAGTAGGGTGCTTGTCACCTGTCCTAGTGTGGCTCGTCGTACCTTGACGGTTCCACATCCGTTTAGCGTATGCAGTACGCCAGTTGAACGCATAGCTTGAGTACCATCTTTCGTATTCACCCGTAAGTAAGTCCGGGGAAATCATGATACCCTTTTCAGTACACAAGAAGAAACCAAAATGGTTGTCGCAGTAGTTTGCCCGACCAAGAGCGTATGAATCATACCATCCCGGAGTACCATATAGATCGCGAGTTCTCTTGTACTCACCAACGTTAAATTTCATTGTTGCATGGAAGCGAGGATAACCTACTGCTCTAATGTATGTAATGAGATCTTCTACAATTTCGATATTACCTGAATCGTGGTAGAGCACGAATGTTTGATTAAAGAACATATATTCTCCTATTAGTGTTTAAGTATCACTAATGGAAAGTCATGCGTCCTTTGATTTGTTTTTTCATATTTTATTACTCGTCCGGGTTTAATTTTGCGTATTGTAGTGAAACTCTAGCTTTTCCAAAGAATGGATGGTTGCCGTCAGGATCTAGCGTTGCTAAAATTTCTTCTAATGCTTCCATCAAGTACGGTCCAGAACGTGCTAGACATACATTTTCCCAATCACTTTCACTTTTTGAAACTGAATAGATTTCGTTACCATCTTGCGTTACAACCATCCAACAACCGGTATCTTCATTTTTTTCAATGGCCCACGGCCCTTTAGTAATCATATGTTAACCTCATTTTGGGAATTTCTTTCTAAATTTTGTCATGAGTGCATTGTACAGTGGTCGAATCACTATGTCAACTGCTTTGAATCTTTCTTCATTTGTACCAGTACTAGAAGCATAAGTATTAAAAATTAGTTTTCTAATATCATTCAAGTACCATATTTCATAGTATTTTGGATCAACGAATGATGATGCGTAATTAATATCACCGTAATAGTTCATTGCGTACACAATGAATTTGAATGCATGATATAAATTTTTCAATCCCAAATATTCATCGTAATCTTCTTCAACGATTAACTTCTTCTTACCTTTATTATAAGCGGATGAACTAAAATTACTAATTGCATGTCTTATTTCTTTAGGTGTTTTCATATCAATCGAATCACTAAGAACACAAAATAACTCATACGAGCCAGATGGGAATATAGTGCTGAAAAATTTAGGTTCAAGATTTAGTGCATCTTTTTTTACTTCTTCGATTGATTTTGAACAAATATTTATGGGTAGATCAATTTCAGGAATATTAATAATAATTTCTTTTCCGTGTTCAATATTTGAAGCATCTATTAAAATTACATCAATATCCTTTGGTGTAAGTAAAAAATCTTTTCTTAATTCTGCATATGAGCCATATATGAAAAATGACGTAGTGTTATAATTTGTTAAGAAATGAACCTTTAAAATATTTAATAATTCTCGGTTGGTCATTACCATTTCCTTAAAAGAAAAAAGGCCACTTAATGAGGAAAGTGGCCTTGAAAAACAACATGGAGTCTGAAAAATGTTATTATTATTATAACATTATTTATCAATGTTGTTTAATACAGGCATCAAATTAGATGCGAGTCCACTGCTGGGTTTTAACTTCTAGTACTTTCTTTTTGCCCTGCTTCACTAACTCGTAAGTAGTGATTAGTGGGGAACCTTTAGTACTACTTTGTAGTCCTTTATCAAAGGTAATTGTACGGAACTGTTGGCGGGTTAGTACACCATTCTTGCGTAGTTTCTTGAAACCATCAAGTGCAGTACTTGCATCTTGTTTAGCACGGCGGGAGTTTTGTACGTCTTTTTTATTAGTCTGTTCCATTTTTATTTCCTCTTTTGTTTTTGATAACATTTATATTATATCACATAATTTTGGGTTTGTCCCAAGTTTTACTGAATTTGGTCACCATCAATATTGTAAACTGTATCTTGGCAATAATGATCTAGTACTCGATGATTCCAAATCTCTACTGCTGACTGTGGGGTATAATCACCCTCAACCTCAAGTGAGCAACTTAAGCATTGTACTCGGTCGTACATTCGAATGTCACGGTTTGCTTTGCACCAATATGCTTTTTCGCCACAACATGGACAACCTTTTACTGTTATCTTCTTGGACATATTATATCACCTTTATTTTACAAAGCAATAAATTTCTTCAGTAAGTTTGGTTAAAATATTCTGAACTTCATCTGAATTGATATCAAGTTTGTAATAGTTATAATTCTTTACTTTTAATTGTGTAGATGTTATATCAACGTTCCAGTTGATTACCTGAATATTTCCGATGAACTCAGGTCGATCATTTAATGTTATGCTTGATTTGTCATCACTTTCAAATAATGGTCGTTCTGGCATACATAAAATTAATCCACACGTACTTTCATATGCTTTGTTAAAAAGATCATAATAATCATCAACCACAAATCTGATGTTATCAACCGATAGTTTTTCAGACTTTCCCTTTTTATACACAGCAACAATATTAAGTTGGTGTTTTTGACCAAATCTATGCATGAACATATTATATCACCTTAAACGAAAGGGGGCAATATATGCCCCCTATAAATTATAGATTTTCTTCTGCGAACGCTGCTAGTGGTGAACGAACAACACCTTCAAGCTCAATGATACGACAACCTTCCCAATCTTTAAACTTCTCAGTAACATAGGTTAGACCGCTGTTTACTGGACTGATAAAGCGTGAGTCAATCTGACTTAGGTTGCCCATGATGATTACCTTACAGTTCTCACCGGCACGAGTCAAGATTGTTTTTGCCTGTGCTGGTGTAATGTTTTGGAATTCATCAACGATTAGGATCGTATTAATAAAACTACGTCCACGAACAAAGTTTAGTGCTTTGAATTGAAGTACATTACGTTTCATAATTTCTTCAATTGAACCTTGTGGGTTCGCATCATCTTTGTGTAGGAATTCCAATGCGTCAATTGCTGCTCCACAGAATGGAATAACTTTTTCAGTTTCAGTACCGGGTAAGAATCCGATATCTTCGAACTGGGAATCTTGTGTCTTAGAGAAAATAATACGTTGATACGCATTTTTCTGCTCAAGTACAAGATCTAATGCTGTAGCAATAGTAATTAGTGTCTTACCAGTACCCGCTGAACCTAGTAGTACTGTAATATGTACATCAGGATCAAGAATACTATTGATAGCCATTGCTTGTTGAATGTTTTTAGATTTTATATCCCATACTTTAGTACGTAGTGCTCTAGCTTGACCAATGTCAAGGAATACCATGTAATCTACATCATCGATTACTGATGGATCTGCATGTTCGTGCGTACCCCAACCTTCGAACACGAATAGTACATCATTAGTATCATAAACAAAATCACCAATGCAAAGATTCGTAGGTAGAAGATGTTTAATTGCAGCTTCTGGAATATACTGGAATGATTTACGACCTGCTGCTTCACAATAAACTGTTGCCCCGGATTCGGAAATTGCATCCCAAATATCGAATTCTAGTTCATGGTGACCAGTGTGGATTAGGTCAGAGTCTTCAATGGTCACATCATGGCTGTAATCTTGTACTTCAACACCATAAGCTAGTGCTTTGATACGCATGTTAATATCACGAGTAACAAGTACTGACCCAGTTGCTAAAGCTACTAGAATAATTTTGTCATCTGGTACAGTACTATTGAGTAATGTTGATACCTTTTGTAGTTCCTCTTCTTTAGTACTTAAACGTACTATAGCAGCGGCTTCTTCTACTGTGATGACAAATAAACGGCTTGATGGATCCATATGCTTGTGAATTTTAGAAACGTCCACCCCTGTTTCGGAAATTTCTTCATGTGTTGCAGATTCAATAATATCTGAGATATTACGGATTGCAACACGTGCGTCACGGCTTACATCAATATTACGACTTTTGATGGAATCCAATTCTTCTAATACAGTGAATGGTAAAATTACATTAGCACCATTAAATGCTTGGATAGCAGATGGGTCACTAAGAATAACGTTTGTGTCTATAGCATATTTTTTCATAAACATCCTTATCTATGTATAGGGCATTCCTTGCCCCTTCAATCGTATTTAGCTACGATTATTTGCTGTTGTCTGAAGGTTTGTATTCAGTATAACACTGTGGGCCTTTAACCTTCTCAGTCCAACATTGCTGGTAGACTAATTGCCCAGTGGTCAATGGTGTGTCAGACATACCATATTCCACGCTTCCAGTACTGGTCTTGTAAGAGAAAGCACATTTGCTATCCCTGCACTGACCAACACCTACTACTTGTGCAGAATTGTAATAAATGTCATTTTTACGGGTATTTTCAAGTTGATGGTTACATGAACTAATTAGAAAACAAATTCCCGATGTTACAAATGCAGCTACAATAATTTTAATCATGCTTGGCTCCTGATGAATGAAAAACCGTTATGTAAGTAGCACTCAATGTTTTGTTTCCCTACTGGGTTGGCACTGTGAACTACATATTCAAAGACACATTTTAACTCATTATCAATGATGAAGTCAATGATAAATTTTGCGAAACTGTATCCGGTCATTTCATCACTTGCTTCATCCCCAAGGTCATGATCAAACGAGATCATTTCAGGAACACCATGTTCCTTCACGTATTCAACAGCATCATAATACGTTCTCATTGTTACAAAACCTTGATTGGGGTAGTACTTTTCAGCATCCCGCAAGTCATCTAGAAACATCTTATACATTTTATTTTCCTGTATAATTTACAAGCAAGCCCTTGGTATCTACCAAGTACTCTAACTCCTGCTTTGACGAACCGATAAACTGTTGTTCTAAGAACCATTTGTAACCACACTCAACCTTATTGGGCTTCATGTATCTACAAATATGAACTAAGTTAACTCCAGCATTTTCGGCACTGAAGTGCTCACCTAAGTGAGCGTTATTACGGATCTGTACTAATTCCTCATAAGATACTTCTAATGAGAAACTATGGTTGTGTGATCCTGAAAAATTCTTTAAGGTGAGTAGTGGTTCAAGACGTCCGACTGGTAAGTCGTAATGAATTTCTTCCCATGCTTCTCGTTTAACTGCTTCTTCTAACGAAATATCGTCAGTTTCTACTGCCCCACCAACACCACCCATCAAACCATCCCAGCGTAGTTCGCTCAACATCAACGTTACATTTGGAATATCATTGTATGGGTAGTTCTGGTAAGGTGTACAGTTTTTTGCATATATCCAAACGAACACACAATCATGTTTAGGACTGCGTGTTCCAAATGGTAGTTCTTTATATTCCATTCTACCTTCTTAGCAATAAACTGTCAATATCCTATAATCAATATAACAATTCTTTGAGCGTTTGTCAAACTGAAGCATTAAGATCCAGTCCAATGCTTCACGCACGTTATCTGTTATATGGCTACGCATTTCAGAAAAAGTAGTACTCTTTAAGTACTTGCTTTCCCAATTACTATCAATTGATTCATCAATTACATAACCAAAGCAATGTGAATCAGTATCTTCATCATATATCAATTTATATGGTGAATCATTCTTGTTAATTACATCATATAAGTAATCAACATATTCCTCTTTATCGGCAAATTTAGACGTATCAAAATTAGAAATATCTACGTCCGTCCCATATAGTACAAATGTTTTAACTGTAACACTCATAAATCCATCCTCAATAATACAGCATTCTTTATTTGTGGGATGGCCTTAGATGCAGGTTCATAGATTTTCTCAGTGAACATCCAATCATTAGCACTCTTGCGAATGTTAACATTGTAAGTGTACGCTGGCGAGCAACCTATCATCATCGACCATTTAATTACTGTATCAGATGAACCAATAATAAGTACTGTATCAAGATCTGTTAATGATGCAAGTACTTTATTCCTATCTTCATATAAATTTACACGATCACCACCAACGTAACGTTCATACTCCCCGAACATTACTATATTAGGCTTTGCATATACACCGTCTTTTGGAATGTAAGCATTGTATCCTACATTCACAACTTTATATGAGTTATCAGCTAGTGAATAGTTCTCGATTACCTCTAAAAGATCGCCATGTAAGTGCATAGCTGTACCACCTGCACGTTCATATAGATCATCTACATTAGTAGTAATGTGTAAGAATAGATCATCACCATATTGTTTCTCTAATTCAGCTATCGTATGATGAGCAGCGTTAGGTTGTTTATCCTTCAAGTTTACACGCAATGTGTTATAAAATGAATGGACTGTAAAATAATGAGAAGAAAGGTTCGCGATATTACAAACATGATTGACATTGGTATTTTCCCATAAAGCGTCTTCATCATATCTAAAAGTACTAATCCCCGATTCAGCAGATAGTCCAGCACCAGATACTACTAATAGTCTTTTTTTACCTTTGTTATCCAAAAACTTTTGTAAATCCATTAGATCCTCACTTTGTTTTTCCCATATATTCCTTACCAAATTTAAGAGTTTTAGGTAGTACTCCAAGATCATGTACTAGTTTGAGAATATCTTCATCTGTACTAGATGGTTGATATACAATACTCATATGGCACTTAAAATCTGGGTACTTATGCTTAAATCCAGCATTCTTCAACTCTTTGTGTCGTTTATCGATCTGTGGTGATTTAAGTATCAGAGCTATTGCCTCGTACTTCGATCCCTTTTTGCCTAAACGCTCGATCCCAGTGATCTTTGCTTCGTATGTTTTTGTGTTCGAAAGAAGATCGATCTCTGGATCTGACTCATCGTATATAACAGTAACATGAAATTCAGATGGTGTCAAGCATTTTATTCCGGCTGTCTTAAATATTTTTTGTATCTCTCGTCCCTGTGATGCATCAAGCTTCAAAGCAACAAATCCGTTTCCTGCCATTTTATATCCTTATTATGTTCTACATACCGTATTTACTGGATTCTATAGAGATTTTACCCCGGTACATGAACACAGAAACATCAGTTATTATATGTAAATATTTTATATCACAATTGGGTACTGAGTAAACAAACGCCGATAAAACTTCATTCCCATACACTGGATTCAAACCATTTCTAGTTCCATCACCCATATTGTTGATACGAATCTTAGTATCAGTTAAACAAATTATATAAGTTGTAGAATTATCGTATTCTCTTGATATAGCAATACTTTCAATAGCTGATGGTGTTGATAGTACAATTGATTCTTTATACTCATTAAAATGTTCTAAAAATAACGAAATTTCAGAAGAATCCTTAACTAACGTGTGAATTACTTTACACAAATGATTAAGTTTGTAATTGGCGAAATCCGTGAAAACCGTGCAAAGCGGCGAAAATGGCATGTTTACGTTACCTCAGATATACTACCCATAAGAACAACTACATCTCGTTCAAAACGTTCCTGTTTGATAATATATAAAATATTAGTCCCATCTTCATATTGTCCTCCATTGTAAACCGAAACTATGTACGGATTGTATGGAAAGAAGTTACTGGATTCATTTGTGTTACGGTAAAAGTACTTTTTATTATTAATTTTAAATGTGTACCCATCATGTAATTTTGTTAGTCCAGTTACGTGTCCGGTTTCTATATCAACTTTAGGTAATTGATTAGTAATCAACTCTTCCAGATGTGCATATCTAAAATATGCACGTTCTCTATCAAAACTACTTATTTCGGGATTATTGAGATCCTTATACATACTGGCTAGTCTAATAATGTTAGACTTATGAAGTGGTGAACTTTTAAATTGTACAGACATATTATTCTACACTCGATTCATTGGATTTGTGTGCACCGCACTCCAAACAGCTCCATACATAAACTGTTAAGTACTCACCATCTTCCGAGTATACTATATCTTTGAATTTATTTTCGGTACTTGGTGTATCTTTGTTACACTGATTGCAATGTGTCATATTGTTATCCTTATAAGAATACTACTGGTATTAGTACATAGATCATAATGAGTGCTATTGTGAGAGGTATGATAACACTTTTAAATGCATGGAAGTGGCCTTTGTAGTCAAAATCCATCTTATTGGTTTCGTAGTTATGGCTGTACCAGCCAATAGTTGTTAGTGTATATATGACCCAATAACATCCGGTAGAAATTAAGTACAATAAAATCATAATCACAATATTCATGTTTAATCCTCAGTGTAACTAAACGGATAGTGTGAAATTAATTTATCTTTATAACTTACAATTGTGTACTGTTCACCATCTTCATCTTCAAAAAGACGGAATTCTAAGTTACCCCATTTTTCTTTTTTGACACGTTTTACTTTGCTATTGTACGCATCAATAATAAATTTTTTACAATCAGCAGTACTAGATACGTCGATTGAGTTAGTACTGAATAATGATTGACCAATTAGTTCAGACATAAACAAAATCACTTCTTTACTTAGTTTATCACCTTTAAGATCATCAAACTCATTGGATGTTAAATTACCAGTTAGTACTGCAATATAACTTTCCATTGACCGCAAGTCAACTAGATTATGTTCTTCGAGTTCTTTCCAGTGACGCTGTGTAATGTACTCAATTGACGATGTATCGTCCAACCAACCATCAGAGTTTTGGAATCCAAACATCATTCCGATTGTCCAATCATCACCAGACGGTTTACCAACGATTATAGCACCGTCAGAATCCAAGTCAATGTCATGTTCATATTCTTCCACATCATCTGGATCATTCATATCAAAATCATTAAGTTCAATGATTCCTTTTTTAAACTCTTCAAGTGTCCATTTTTTATCGTGTAATGGAATCACAAACTCTGGTAACCGTGCTTTAAAATCAGACCATTTCATTTTTTATTCCTATAAAAGTATATAAGTTATTAGATTAAAAGGAAGGGAGACTGAATGTCTCCCCTAATTATTATAGATATTTGTTTGCACGCTCACGCACTTCATCAAAATTACTTTCGTTCATGGTAATACCATTCACGTACATATCAACTAGCATATCCTCTAGCTGTTTGTTAATTTCTTGAAGTTCTACACGTTCTGCAAAGATTTTACCAGTTACCTTACATTTGTAAGTAGTTACACGACCACGTAGGGAACGTTTACCAACATCAGTAATTGGATCTTTGAATAGGTCTTTCCACTTGTTATCTTCTTCTAGCTGTGCAACAGATTTCATTGCGAAGCTGAATAGATCACGACCTCCTTCTGGGTCAACCAATTTACTACCCATACCAAATACAATGTTCTCAATTGAGATTTTCTTCTCATCAAGTAACGCAATAATATCACGAATACTTTCTTCATTGATACCATCACCTTGTAGAACACCGATAAAACTTGGTAGTACTTTATAACCAAATTCGTTCACCGTGTATCCAAACTTCTCTAGTAGGATTTCAAGGATTTCAATTGGCATTGTTACTGGATTACCACTATCAGGGCGTAGTACTAAACGACCACCTTTAGTAGTGCCGATTTCAACAATTGTATCTTTCAAACGAGTACCGATATACTCACGAGCAAAACGTTTAGCATCGTATGTATCAATCACTACTGATGTTACAGTAGTTCCTTTACCATCGATATTGTGTTGATCAATTTGGTCTTCCCAATGGCGAACCATTTTTAGTGCCATATTAAAATCATCACGTTTGTCTGCATCAGCATTAGAACACGATACTGAATGTTCAGACGCATCTACTGAAGAAAGATATGATTTTTTAGTATTGTAGTACTTTTTAATGTAACGGTTAGTTACTAGAGAATCCGAACCGTCAAAGTATACTGCGTGTGCCATACCAGCAACAATAGCTGCTTCATAAACATGTGCACTGCGATCTCCAAAATTATGAAGATGATAGTTTACAAATTTATGACCAGCATGGCGTAGCATTGTTTCAATTAGTATTTCTTTGATGCTGCGAGCGTTAGTAGCTACGGTCGTAGGGAACCAAACACCACGTTGAATACAAGTTTCAACATAAGCTGATAGGAACGCAAATTCTTCACCAACTGCTTCAACTGTTACAAGTGGTACACCAACCGGTACAACCGTACCTTCTGGTAGAGCACGGATACGAATAGGTAATTTACCATTATGTTCCTTTACAATCTTTTCCCAAGGGGTACGGTCGAAACGTCCACCTTGTTCTGTTACTTCCAACTCAGCTTCATCAATATCAGCTTCAGTAATTTGGATATCAATGTAACGTTTGATTGTATATTGAATGCCTTTAAAGGTCAAATGAGAAGTATATTTGCTGCTCTTACGACCAGTAATTACACCCATCATAGCTTTGACACCATGTTTAATCATTGATTTGTGACCAACTTTATATGAGTCAGCATTTAGGATTAGGTTTACATTTAATTCGTTCATATTTTATTACCTCTTAGGAAGTGTTAAGAAAAGCTCCATCGCCTTTCGTTATATTAATGAGTAAGGAATAATATATTCCACGTCCGCTCCACTAAACATATTTGGGTTTGGGGGAAAAACGGCGTCCATTTTAAATTTCTGGTTACTTTTTGCAATCTCAGTAATTGTATATTCCTTTTTAAGTAGCCCATCGTCTACATTATAGTATGGAACTCCACCAACTACCGAAATTTCACTCGAGAAATAAGATTTACTAAAATACACTTTATCATGAGTGCAATGAGAAAACTTATATTCCCAAAATCCGTGATCAGTTTCTCTGTGTTTAAAATCCAGATCAGTAATTAAACCCTCAAACGGATGTAAAGTACTGATCCAGTTTCTTACAATAAATGTTGAGTACTGCCAAAGCATGGAATCATATATCTTTTTTGCAGCGTACGTCTGCAAGGAAAATGTTGAACATATCCTTACATGTTCAGGCAAAAAAGGTATAAACATACAATTCGTTTCATCATACTTACTATGAATATGTTCACTCATAATCATAATGTCATCATATAAATCACGCGTTAGGCAGTATAACATATTATAGACCAATCATTGTGTCAATTATTGAGTAATGATCTTCAAAAAACATATGGCGGTTTGCCGTAATTTCTGATAGTGGAATCCAGAATGCTTTCTCTGCATCATCACTTCCTTTTACTTTTGGTAGCTTATTACCATTGAGTTTAATATAAACACATTTGGTAATGATACGCCAGCGTAGAGAACGATTGAAATCACCAAATTCATCTACTTTTACAATTGAACCTTTAAGTTCTTTGAAACGAACATCAATTTTAGTTTCTTCTTTGAGTTCACGTAGTGCGGTATCAGTCTGGTTTTGGTCAACCCAAGCATCAAAGAATCCACCCGGTAATGCCCAAAGACCTTTACCCGGATGTGAGCGACGTTTCACTAATAGAACATGACCAGCACACACAACTAATGAATCCCCAGTAAGGAATGGAATGTTTGTGTATGGTAGAGTTTCCATCATTTGTTTACGATAGCTCGCTACAAAATTGTGTTCACTGACTAAATTATCTAAAATATCACTGCTGCGTACTTTAAATTTTTCAAGAAATTCTGTTGTTTCAACTGGTAGACCAGATGGAACTTGTTTAGTACTGAAATATTGATTACGCAATGTAGTACTGTTAAATGCAGGGGCAGGATTGACTTTCTCATCCAATTCACGGTATTCAACTGGTACTGCGTGATTTACTGTTAGTACTTCATCAATGAAGTCTTGCTTCCAGTGAGGGAAGAAATCAAGATAGAAAGTACTGCTGTCACCTTTTTTACGACACCCAGCAAGAGTAATATCAGTGCTTTTTGTTACTGATTTAACTTGTTTTTGTACTTCTTTTAGCCACTTCGTATTGTTATACGTGTAGTCATGGATTGGTAGAATATTGATAGTTACTGAGCGTCCATTAGACCATTCTTCACTGGCAATACGCTGTGTCATTGCTTCGAGGACGGATTTACGTTCCTCAAAAGTAAATGGATTTTTTGGGTCACGGGCAATGTCAGACGAACCGACTAATAATACTACACGATCTGCATGTTGTACAGCGTGTTTTAGTACTGCTTCGTGTCCAGCGTGGGTCATTTGAAAACGACCAATATATACATAAACTTTTTCTTTCATTCTAAGTACTCCTTAGTTATTGGTAAACACCGACTCCGCGTCGGCTACATCACTATTATATCACATTTTTTTGGTTTGTCCCGAGATTTTTATTCAGTACACCCCGTGATATGCGATTGATTCTAGACGATCTGGTGCCGTGTGTCAAGCATTTCCGGTAAATAATACAAAGTACTTTTTAATTTAGGAGAAACCTATGAAACCTATCGCAAAACTTGGCGAATTCCCCTTCAGCGTCGGTGGCATCAGTGTGTTTGCCGCTGTTGATAAAGATAAACAAGCAATCACGGATGAACTATTCATCCTACAAGAACGTTCAACTCGTTATTTCGATTTAATCAATGAAGGTACTGATGTCGATTATACTTTCATGAAAATGGTAAGTAAAGACGCAACCTTCCGTGATTTAGATATTGATGCAACTGCATCTGAAGTTCAAGCACTACTTGCAAAAAATCAATTCGCAGTAAAAGTTTATGATCTCGTAACTCAAGATCCTCTTGGTTATGTTTATAAATTCTTTACCAACAAATTCATTTTGTCAAATGGCCTTGAAGTTCAAGTAACTGATTTCGCTGCTCAAACAGCGGTTCCAGTACCACCAGTCGTGCCAGTTGCAAGTGTTAGTTTGAATAAAATTACCTCTGCAATTCTTACTGGCACAACTGAGCAATTAACGGCTACGGTGCTTCCTGCTGATGCAACTGATAAATCAGTTACTTGGGCATCTGATGCACCAACAATTGCAACAGTTTCCGCAACTGGTCTAGTAACTGCTCTTACAAATGGTTCTGCAAACATCACAGTAACTACTGTTGATGGTTCACATACCAGTACTTGTGCATACACCTTGACTACTGCTGTAACTGGCGTAACACTAGCTCCTGCTACTGTCACTCTTAGTTTAGCTGGAACTACTACACAGCAACTAACACCTACCGTTGCTCCTGCAACTGCTAGTGTTCAGACTGTAACTTATGTTTCTAGTGCTCCAGCAATTGCAACTGTAAGTGCATCTGGCCTAGTAACTGCTGTGGCAGCAGGTACTGCTAACATTACCGTAACAACTACGGATGGTTCTAAAACTGCGGTTTCTGCTGTAACAGTAACTGCATAATATATAATAGTTGAATAGGGATATTTTTAGTATATCCCTTTTTTTTATAGGAGATATACTATGGGTAAACCTATAGCAGGTCAAAATCAATTTCCATATACCGTGGGTGGTTTTTTAGTTGATGGTGCAAAAATTAATGGAGTTACTTACGCAAAGAAACTTTATATACACAAACAGCGTTCATATTCAATGTATGATTTGATGGATACGGATGGTAATATATTCAGATTCATAAGAATTGGTTACCAAGATAATCTTGGTAATATGTTAAATTATTTTGATACTGCTGAAAATCTAGTTGAAACTATTCCAAATAATACATTTTTCTTGAAGATTCAAGATGCTTCCAGAAATATATTTTCATTCGTGAGAATTTATCAATGGCATAAATGTATTACGGTTGAAGGTGATTACGTATTCAGAACTGCTAACATAGATCCAGTACTAAGTGGGGTTCTCATAAACCCATCAGTAAGTACTATACAAGTTGGTAAAACATTGTCATACCAATCCCTATTCTTCCCTTCATCTTATTCAGATAAAGATGGTACGTGGTTTATGAATAGTTTAGATGGTCCACGTACTTCTAATTCAGCATCTATTGTCAGTACTGAATTGAATACAGCAGTAATTAAAGGTGAAGTGATTGGTAAAGCAGTATTGGTATTTGTTCCATCTAGGAATGATTCATTGGTTACACATTCAATTATTAATGTAGTTGATAATGACTTGGAATTAGAATTCTTTAAAGTATTAAACACCGAAGGCTATGATGCATTTAAATTAGGTGAAGAATATACAGTTGAAGTAGTTACCTATCCATATGAGTACACATTAACTTCAGCTTTAGATATTGAAATTGATGATTCCAATTCATACAAACCAACATTAACTGAGTTAGTTAGTGTGTCCGATGATTTTAAAAAATATACATTTAAAACCACAACAACAGTCCCAGAAGATGATGAAGAATATCCACATGTATCGGCTAATCCAGAAATTAAATTTAAAATGACTGACCCATTTGAATATGATTATACGTTTTATGATATTTCGGTTGTTGGTGATATGTGGTATGAAGCTAATTATGAATCACCGGGTGCTGAGTACTTTATACCATTGAAGTTAAGACCAAATATGACTTATCAATGTAAAAAATACCAAAATGGTCCAAATACTGAGATGTACCCATACGTTTCTAGCGATCCTTCAATGGCGACAATGGATTATGAAACTGGTATTCTTACCACTTTTGATAAAAAAGGTACAGTAAATTTCAGTACTCAATATAAATCTGTTAATGGTGTGGTTACTGATTATGACCTTTATAACTCTCTAATAATTATGGATGAAGTCTATGATACAATCCTCATGGAACCACAGAAAATTACATCTATGTATCCGGGTGAAGTTACTAATTTCACAATTACTGGTTACCGAGAAGGTTATGATCCAGTTGATATTCCTCTAAGAACCTCATTATATCCAAAAATATATACAGTATCTGAGGATGGAACCGTAACGGTAGCAGCAGATGCACCTACTGATAGTCAGGTTTATGTGTGGCCTACCCAAGATATTAATATCGATACACAATTACTTGATATATATAAATCAGTTTCAGTGCGTACGAGAGTTAAACCTGAAGGTACTATAGTACCAATGACTGATATGTATTCAACAACTGATACCGATAATAAAACGTTTTGGATGAAATTGGTTGATGAAGGATTTGAAGATCTTTATAATATTATAGTTTACCCAACACCATATCTAACCAATATGTATGAAATGACAATTGATTCATATGATGAAACTATAGTAGAAGTTTATAATAAAGATTATCTATTAGATACTTTCCAGTACACAATGGGTTCATTATATATGTTCTTAAAACCACTTAAACGTGGTAGTACTGAAATGGTTATAAGTTCAGTAAACTATCCAGATGTTAAAATCACAATTAAACTTATTGTTTATTAAAAAAACAAAAAGGAGCCTTTAGGCTCCTTTTTTTAATCGTCCAACCCATTCAATTTCTGCATAACAAAATCTGCATCAATCTGGCTTTTATAATAAATTCGTTTAAGATTAAAGTACTTACATACATCAAGATCACCATAACGTGTATCATTAACAATGTAATATTTGTTATTGGCTGGATTAAACCTTACTTTAAAGTTACGGCTATTTCCATTACAATCTTGAATAAACGACCGATTCATATAATGACCACATAGAAGCAATGTAATTAAAGCCAACACTCCACAAATAATCCACATCCACATATTATTCACCTAAGTCAGAAAGTTTACTTACCTTAATCCCTGCATTCTTGAGTACTTTAATAGCTTCACCGGGTGTGCGTGGGTACTCTTTTTCATAGATCACGCGAGTAATACCACTCCCCGCAATTAGTAGAGAACAAGTATAGCATGGCTGTAAAGTACTATAAAGAGTGGCACCGATACGATCTTTCGGAGCACTGTATAATAATGCATTCATCTCCGCATGAATCTCATGTAAAAGACTCCACTGATGATGCTCAGCTTTTGCCTCTTCTGATTTCCATTGCTGGAACCCACTAGCAAGGTGCCTATTTGCGTCACAGCAGTTGGTTTGGTTAGAGGGTGTCCCATTGTATCCAGTACTGACTATGCGGTCGTTCTGTACGATTACAGCCCCTACATGATGTGATATACACTTACTCTCTTCAGCAACTACATTAGCAATCTTCATCCAAGTCGAATGTTTCATCGTATACCTTTCCTTCTAATAAAATTTCTTTTAGTTCTTGGTGCCACTCAATAATATTTTGATACATGTCTAAATCATATTCATGAATACTAAATGGAAGTTCAGCATAGTTTTCCCATTTTTGTTTTAAACGTTTAATCACTGTACCACGAGTGTTGGTATAAGTATACCTAAGTATTTTTTTGTATTCTAACAACTTCGGTGGATATGGATCAACCTTACTAATCTTGTTAAAAAACATAGATCCAAAGCAACGGTAATATCCATCATATCCAATATATAATTCGTCAAATGACGAATCATTATGGAAAATTCTACCCCAAAAACCATAACGTTCATTATATTGTGCTTCACGAATATCATATTGTTCATTTGAATATTTTCTTACTGCAACTCTTAGATCAATAAGTTTATTCAAATTTGAAATCCAAATATTAGTTTGTTCAGGAGTCAGTGTCTTTAGTATCATTATCAATCTCAGTTATGGAATTATAATATTCAATATTACCATCAATACATTGCAAAACGGTCATCCATTCATCATCAATAGTGAACGGTACTTTCATATATGTATTCATTTTAATAAGAATATCATACCAGTAATCATATTCACTGCGACGTAGTTCTGCACTCATTGCTGCACCACGGATAAAGATGATATCATGCACAATATCATCTAACGACAATTTGGTATATTTCATAATAGTTTTTGGGCGTAATGAAAATGACCAACCATCAATCCCAGTTACAAATGTTATATCACGGTCGGATTCATAGAGTTGAATTCCGTTTTCAAGAACAATTTTTCTCCAGAATTTTTTAATTGGCATTGGAGCAAGACCCAAAAAACTTGTATGGTTTTTTACATACAAACTGTACCAATAATTCAAAATATCAATTGATTTTTTATTAATATACTGAATTGACTGAATTGCAGTTTCTAATTTGTCTACGAATTCAGTACTTTGTTCTTCGGTCAGATTATAGAGCATCTTTATATTCCTGCCATTGTGTTTCAAGTTTAGAGATGAAACCTTGTAATGGATCCAAATCCATAATTTCATCCACTGTTAATTCAACCGGATGAACAGCATATTTTTCAAGAACATAGTGAAGTACTTTATACTTGTCGTGATCAAACCAGCCAACACGAAAAGCAATTTTCATTAAATCGTTATATTTTTTTTCAGTAAAATACACAGGTGCATATCCGTAGCTTGTAGTTTGTAAAAATTCAGTGAATCCTTTTTCTTGAAGAAATGCTGATTCAACTTTAGTGAACTTTGTATTACCTGATGAGCCGATCCTAGAAACAAGATCACTGAATTTTTTTAATTTGCTAGTAAGTGGATTTAGTACATCCCAAAATGAATAATCAGCTAAATGATTTTTGTGTGCTTGTTCTAACCGTAACCGTGCCTCAGAAGTGATAAGACCTGAAAGTTCCCAAAGGCGATCTAGATTTTTAAGTATTTCAGATGTTTCAGTATCAGACAATGGACGTAATTTCATTTTCATTAATCTCAGTATAGGCCGCTTGTGCGGCCTTTATTGTTTGTTTACTTAGGTACGTAATCGTATTGCTGCAAATCGCGAGCATCCAAGATACCTTCATCGTAACCGTATTGTAGCATGATATCAAAGGCAAGGTCAACCTTTTTTAGTACATCAGCATAACGAGTCACGTCTGCACAGTTCTTCTCTACTTCACGAATGAGTAACGAAAGCAATGGTTCCATGTGCGTAAGGTGTAGCTTATTCATGCGTGGGCGACGGGTTGCAGCAAGAATATCATTATACGTTGGAACGAAATTATCTGGGCGACGTGGAATATCGTAAAGTGAGGTAGGGAATGTACCCTTAGTTTTCTTAGCAGATTCTTCCTGTGCAGTATGATACCCACGACGGAATAACGGACTGCGTTGCTTTAGTAATTCAGTACTAAGCATACCGTTTTGTTTGAAGTATTGATAACCTTCATTATATTGATCAGTAGTCATTATTGCTCCTTTGGAACTGCTTTCATATCAGAAAAAGTTCCTTCTTCTGTACTTAGTTTATGTGCTGTATTGAATAGGTGTTCAGGTTTGATGTTCAAAGATTTGAGTACTGCTTTCATAAGTTCAAGCATATCACTCATACCTTCAAGTACATCATCAGTTTCGGAATCTTTATTCAATGAAAGACTAATGTCCGAAATTTGGTTATATGCAATTTCAATAAATTCATTACTTGCAACTGTTTCAGTATTCTCTTGTGTGTTGTTTCTTACTAACGTTTTACTCATAAAATCCTCAAAGTGATAAAAATAAAGTACCCCTATTACGGGGTACTGTTTATATTATACCCAGTCAAAGCTACCATCACGACGTTTGACTTTGTGCTGACCATCTTCGTTACGTTCACCGGTCAAGATACCATCGATGAAACCTTTATCGCCGTACTGTAATGCTTCTTCAGCAGTTAACCATAAATCGCGAATGGTATCAGCTTTATACTTCTTATAAGTAACACCTACTGCATCCGCAATTTCACGACCTAGTAGATCATCAAGACGCTCGCTGTGTGCCAATGAAATCTTCTGGTCGGCTAGAGTACCTTGAGTTGCACTTGATACTTGGTGTGCCATAATTTGTGCACGTTTGCCAGCTAAGCGAAGACCGGGAGTACCCATTGTACTTTGCATGTAGCAGCCCATACTTGCAGCCATACCCATTACTACAGTACGGATAGGTGAAACCATTGAGGAAACTACATCGGCAATACCTAAACCTGCATGTACTGAACCACCCGGACTATTGATGTAAATGGTAATAGGATCATGTTTTTGTGAATCCAACCAGATAAGTTGCATTTTTACAATGTGTGCCATGTGATCATCAAAACCATTATCAAGCATAATAACACGGTCTTGAAGTAGGCGAGAACCCAAATCATAAGAACGTTCACCGTTTGCAGTTTTTTCAATAACGAATGGGATAGATTGGTTGATAGTGTTCATATATTTTCCTTTTTATTATACTTCAAAAATAAATTTGGGATTGTAATCAAAATTCTCAACGCCACCTGAATATGTCTCGTATCCACGTGGGTTACAAATAATGCGAGTTTTGCCAATGTTATAATCAAAACTATTGTGTACATGACCATGTACCCAAACATCAGCACCAAGTGCTTCAACGTACTCATCCATATTAGAACAGTAACATCCGTTCAATGAATTGTTTTGATATTTCGGGGAAACACTTTTAAAACTCGGTGCGTGGTGTGTTACAACCACAACCTTGAAATCATTATGACACGATGTTCGTTCGTTGTCAACTGCATCGCGAATATATTTCTTTGTTTTATAGTGCATGAACTCAACATCTTCTACCGAAAGCTTCTTACGCCAAGGCTCTGAAGATGGTCCATTTCGTATGTGCTTATAATCGTTCATTTTCAAACGAGCATCAATCTTAGTGATTGGGCTGCTACCATCAAAGTCAGTCCACAAAGTACCTCCCACAATCAATACATCATCAATCCAAAGATGATTATCATTGAGATATGTAAAGTTGGGTACTTCTGTTTCTAACTCTTTTAGTACTTTATTAGTTTTGAAAATGTTTGAACCATAATACTCATGGTTTCCAGCAACAAGTATAACAGATTTAAATGCAGGGGCAAGCTTTTTTATATTTTCACTATATCTTGATTTTTTCGCTTCATCAAAATCACCAGCTATAATTAGTACTACATCGCTATAATCAGAAGCATGGTAGTACCCTGTACCACCATGAATATCAGAAAAAAGTAGGAATTTCATTTTATGTACCTTGATCAAACAATGAAGACAAGTATATCTCAGGATGTTCCAATCCGTCAAGAGAAACTTTCATTATTTTTTTCTCCCAATGCCCATAGAAACTTTTAGTATGGTGCAAAAAATCATCAATTGGATTATCACTACCAATGCTGTCGTTAAAAATATGAACATCATTACCAGAATATATATTATAAAAATCTGTATGAAATTCGTCTGGGACACTCATTCCACCTCTGGATTTGATTGTAGTATAAGTATTTGTATCAATATTATAAGAATATATATTGTTAGCCAAATATGTTATTCGCGTACTCATACCTGAAGGTACATTATATTTGTCAACTCCAAATACAAATTCAGAAGTAGGGATCATTAGTGCGAAATCAGATGATTCATTATCTACTCTCACCGATGGATTGAAAATGTACAAATAAAATGAAGGTTTATCCATTACTTATTTTCCTTTTAGTGCCTCCGAAATTGTTTTACTAAACACTTCTACGGCTGATGCTCTAATTTCCAAAATACGTTCATAATCATCACACGTTTCTTTGTCAAAACGGAATTCGACAAATACGGGCAAGAATACTTTTGGTATTTTTGTCTTTTTATCTTTAGTAAGTTCATTACATTCAACAGTAACAACTTTCCCAAGTAGTGTTTCACGGTTGTCCCAAATAGTTTGGAATGTCCACTCTTCACCCTTTTCTTTGATACCTGTACCGCAGTTTGTAGTCAATAATCCATCTTCAGATTCTAAAATCAATGAACCAAGCATACCAGTACGTTTCTTCTCACCTTCATTGAAACCAACAATACGTAAATCTAATTGCATTTTTAGTTTCATTTTCAACTGCTTAGGTGAAGTATGAGACTTCCAAATACCACTTTCACATTTTAGTACTGAACCTTCTTCACCACGCTCCATTAGCATCGTGTTATGTTCAAATGCTTCTTCAATGTTTAGTACTTTTTCGTACTCAACCATTTGAATAAATTCAGAATCTATTTCTTGAATTGCACTTTCTAGAATATTACGACGTTCTTTTCGTTTTACATTCCAAATACCATCACGGAAAGCATCATATGGAAGTACATCCCATAGAACAAATACAATACGCATTGATTCGTATGCAGACATTGTTCCTTTACCGGCTTTCTGAATAATACCATTACCAGTCTCGCGTGGCATGATCCGCCCTGAATCATCCATCACAAGGCACTCTCCGTTGAATACAACGCCACTAGAGAAGCGATCATCATTAGCCTGTACCGAAGCAGCCAATTTAGCCATAAGCTCGTCACGGCTTCCTAGGAAGTCATAAACCTTACCATTTCTAGAGGTACATGTCAATGAACCATTGATGATTGTATGATTTAAGTACTGACCATCTAGTTTGGTTTCGGATACCGCATAACCGTACTTCGAGAATTCAATGTTATTGACGGTTTTAGTATCAATTAGAGAACAACGCATGTATGGTTCATCTTTGATAAAACCTTTACCAAATACATCATTGGTGATTTTATCACTAGCACCACACTCTAGATCTTTGGTTAGTACTCTGCGTAGTACTTCTTGATCATCTGGGGATAGTGATCCCAATACGTGTGAAATGTGAAGACGACCATCATTCCCAGTATATACGCGATTGTAGATATCTTCCATTTTGTCTAGGGCAATATTCAAATCATACTTCTCACCACTGATAAATGGTGCTGGTATCTTTTTATAGCCACTAACAATTCCCGGATCTAACGCTAATTTGAGTACACGTTTTAGTACTTCATTATCTTTATTAGTTTCTAAGATTCGTTTTTTAGCAAGAATACTTGGATCATTTTTTATTTCTGTTAAGATTGATAGAATATTTTTCATATATCTTCCTTGATGTGTTTGGGAAGTATTTACTTCCCAAGTTGTAAGCGTCCTAGCATAATACCTTCTGGGATATCAACCAATGATAGTGACATTGGATCTGCATGTCCAAAGCTATTACTATAATTACCAATACCTCTAAATGGTGTGTTGTTACGATATCCAGTAAATCCTTGGTGCGTCGTTAAGTCCACATTAGGAATGTGTAACTGCCCATTTTCTTGAAGTTCAGCAGGGTATGTGAAAATCTTGTCACATCCAGCGAAATTCGCAATTTGCTGTTTTGAATTACCGTAATAATTTTTTGAATCGGTACACGCACCGAACACACGCATTACATCACCGTTGCGATTTATTACATACGCGAAATAATTGTCAATGTAGCGGTTGATGGTTTTTGTATCGACCATTTCATATTTAACAGTACATGAATCGCGTTTAAATGGTTTTGTATCACCACACAATGCTAGTACATAATAATCATCCAATGGTTCTGAACGGTACTTAGAAGACTTTGTGTAATCACGATGTTCAGTATTCAATTTCTCAATTACTTTGTTACGGTCAACTTCTTGGAATCCAGTTTTTACAATTTCACGATCTGAAATCTTCGTTCTGATTAGTAATTCTCCAGTACTTAGATTCATTACAACTTCTTTCTTGGTGCTTTTTTCTGGAATACAAAGTGGTTTGTTTTTATTCATAACCAACATGTGGTAGCTACCACAGTACAAGTACTCTGACTTATAACTTACGCCCAGTTCACCTTCGAACTTGAATTTATCACCTTGGACAAAAGCAGAAATCAACTCTTTTTGTTGTTCTTTCTTCTCTTCTTGCTTGATTAAATCTGCATACAATCGAGTCTTAGAACTAACTAACATTTTATTTTCAGTGAAGAATAATTCTTCCTGAATAGCTCCATCAATAACAGTACTGGTCTGGATTAGATCACAGAAGTTATGTGAAGTAATTTCGAATTCAAAACCTTCAGGGTGTAATACTCTCCAAACCACATTCGAAGTACTATATCGAGATACGTTGGTAACAATTTGAAATCCAAATTTAGGGATATTATCAATGTAGATTGGATCAACTTTACTACCACGTGCCCAACGATCCGCAGTTTCTTTTTTCTTTTGGAAACTTTTAGTATGTTCGGCGTCTGCTACAACCATAAAACCGAGTACTTCTTCAGTACTTCTATAATTACGTGTTACATAAAACTTTTCTGGTAATTTCATTTCCACACCTCTACTTTTTCTTGATAACCTTTTTTATTACATTCGGTACATGGTTCTCGTTGTAGCATATTACTACTTAGAACATGCGTAAGTCCTTTACATGCGGGACACACACGACGAACTCCAGATTTAATTAGTTCGTAATGAATTGCATCTTCTGCACGTTCAAACCGTTCACCATCTTCCGTTTCATACATTATGGTAGTGACAATAACTTCTTTCATTATACAGTCCTCATATAAGTCATCTTAATTAGTAGATTTCCTAGTACATCACCGTAGTAATTAATCATATCATCAGCGGTGATGAATCCTGTCCTTAGACTACTCATATTACTAACCATAACCGAATCACATAGTACTGCAACACTCGAAATAGAATAGTTCATTCCCGGTTCTTTAAATTCAGCAAATGGAATAATTGGAAATTCTGGATTATAGGTATCATCTTTATATCTGTTAAATGATACATTACTTTCTAGTGCATCAAGTGATTCCACTACAGTTTTTAAACCTTCATGATCCATGCCGCTCTGGAGTAGTACGACTGTTTCATGATCTTCGTACCAATCAAAAACTTGTTTAGATAATTCTGGGAAGTCTCGATCATCAAAGGTATACTTACCAAGTAGTCGAACAGCGGAGTGAATTCCTTGGATTCCCGGATGTTGACCACCGCAATACATATTTGTTAATAAATATAATTTCATTTTTATTCCTATAGAAATTTTAAATTGTTGATGTCTACCATTATACTATTTGTATGTAAAGTGAAAAACTCATCTGGTTTAGTAGATAATTTAACCAAACTGTCAGTGATGAAATGTATAAAATAGAACTTTTTACCATGAAGGTAACCATACTCTGTATCACCTAATGCATCCACTTCAACTTGTGCATTTTTAAGAGTTTGTTCTAGTAATGTCGTTTCAGTAGATTTCATTTGATTCATTGAGAATAGTAGTTGATTAATCGCCTCAACTTTTTTCATATACATAGTAATTATATCTTGATTATTCATATAATTCTCTTAGATAGTTCTTTACATTTGGAACATTCTAGTACTTCAACAATAGAGCCATCTTTATCATTCATGATTTGTAAACGTTCATATAAATGTGTACATTTTATAATGGATTTTACATTGAAGTTTTGCCAACCATGTTTTTTAATTTTAGCTTCAGTAATCCATTCGGAGCAACCTGATTCAGCAGAAAAATATTCATTTAGCACTTCATCAAGAAACGTTTCAAGATGTTGACCCATTGCTTCAGTGTTAATTTTCAACTCCATCTTAACTTCATCTGGTAGTACTGAAAAATTGTAATGGTGCTCAATAGTATAATTATACTTTTGCATCAAAGTTGAGATTTTTGGAATAGTAGAAAAGCGGGTTTTATCACCCAACGGTTCAGGACCATAAAAGCTATAGAATGCAGACAGTAATTGTTTTTCATTATCACCATCTGGATTGTTATACAAATCTACATCGAATGAACCCCAATCAATCATGTACCAATTAAATTTAGCAGGCATAGTTATTAGATATGTGTAAGTATTAATCTGATTCATTATTCACCCTTTAGAAATACTTTAAATCCACGGTTAAGAAGGTCTAAAAGTTTAGTGTTACGATCAAAACTATCTGATTCTAATTGATATATGTAATCAACGTTTTTCCATGACCCACCTTGACCACCATCATTACCATTACGACTAGATTCAGACGTAATGAAACCATAAATTACATCTTGTGATTCGGGGGATTTAATAGCTATGGTTTTACCAAGTACTTCATCTTTGGTAAAATTAAACGAACCACCGCCCCAATTATCATTGTGTACTAATTCTTTCATTTGTTTGTCCTTGAATACGATATATTTGGATGATACTGACCAAGTGTCTAGTCCGTATTTTCTATGCAATTTCAGATCATCACCTTCTAATGTAGAAACATAACATCTATCACCACTTGAGAATTCCACAAATTTTAAATCTTTAGTTTTTAAATGAGATAGTGTATTAATAGTAATATAATCAGCATCAGTGAAATCAACCGTAACGCTACTACCCATAATCTTCATAGATGCATATTTTTTATTTTCTATAGATAGGCGGTGTAATTGTTCGCACTTTATCAATGTACTTGTAAATATTTCTTGAGCTTCTGACATATTACCTCTGGAATCTATCAAAACTATATTGGTCACGTTCTCTACGGAAATGACGTGGAGTCTTACCACTGAAAGTACTGAAAGTTAAATCCCCACTCAAGAACTGACTGTCAATCCACATACGGTTACCGTACACCAAAGGATCAACAACGCCAGTATGTCCAGAGAATACATAATCAATACCACCAAGCTTAGGAGCATTAGGAGTATTGTTAGCTTTGCAATCATCAAAGGTTTTACGATCCCAAATGATTTCCTCAACTATATTCCACGTCATTGGTTTAACATCAGATACAAATGTATTCCAGTCAGTATATCGAGTAGGTACACCACCGTGTACTAAACCAATCTTCAAACCCCTGTGGTGAATTTCCATAATTAATGGCAACTGTGATACGAAAGGTCTGAAGTACTGAAATCCAGTTTCACCCACTTCATCAAGGAATACATCGCCACCATTTTGCATATGACAGTGATAGAAGTCTCTGCGTACTTCACCTTCTACAAACATATGTTCGTGGTTGCCGATAATCATATATCGATTCGGCTTGAAAAGGAATTCAAAGAGCATTCTAGCACTACGTGGTCCACGGTCAATTACATCACCAACACTGAAAACATAGTCTTCATCTTTGATTCCGAATTCCTTTATAGTCCTATCATAAAGATCTGCGTTGCCATGAATATCACCGACGAAGTAGATTTCTTTATCATCTGGAACAACTATTTTTTGAAAATGATTCATATATTACCTTATTAAATTAAAGTACTGAAGTACTTCGTCACATTGTTTATCTTCCATTAGAACATCAGAATTATCCATCACAACTCGCCATAAATCAAAGGTTTGAACATATTCTAAATGAATGTTTGAAACTGCTGCATTATCAGGAATATATAACACAGTATTGCTTGGACCCAAATATGGGGAAATCTTTTCCAGTATATAAGCACCACACTCATAATCAAAATTAGAGGTCAACATATATAAAGAAATTAGGCCATACGATCTCATTGTTTCTACTTTTTTAATACCATATGAACGTAGATAAGATTGTAGCCCCTGTTCATCGCTGATAATAGAAGAAGTATGGTATTCCCACGGATTCAATTCAATCCTAGCATTAGCTTTCAATGAAGAGATTTCATTTTCCAAGTCATCTATAATTTTCTGTTTAGAGTCTGAATCATTTTCCTTTTCAAGATTCAAGATTTTATTGGTTAGATTATTAACCTCAAAATTTAATTGTGGAAGTAATGAATATGATTCACTGTACTGTGCATCACGAATATGGCACTGTGTATCAGTCCGTTGAATATCAAGAGGGCGAATAGTTTTGTTATAATTCATCAAAAGATCCATTTCATACTTTCTCTTTTCAGATTCGCGATCCATAATTATCTTTTCATATTCATCTCTGGTCATTTTTTGATGATAATCCTCGGGTCTTTATGACTATTACGATGACGATCACGTACTAAAGAGTTTTCAGATTGATCAACACGCCAGCTCTTTCCACACGCCCGACAATTTGCATTAAACCAATAACAGTCATCTGACCTATCATAGTTTCCAGTATCGGATTTTGTCTCAATAGTCATATGATTGTGTGAACACAATTCCTGAATATCACAAATTTCGTTGAATATTTCCCGCTGTTTAACTCTCAATGCATCGAGTTGTTCACGAATTTGGGCTTCATCTATATCATAAAATGCTTCACCACTATCAGTGTGATAAATTATTTGTTCTTTCATTTTTTATTCCTTATATGGCTTAACCATATGAAAATTCTTTTTATATTTTTGTACAAAATCGTCTTCACCTAAGTTACGATACATGCGGATTACTTCATAAAAGTTTTCATAAGCATAGGCACGGAACCAACCGGAAGTAATACTAGTACAGACCTTTATGAGAGCAGCAATAAACGCATCTTTAGGACGAATGTTTTTAGATTCAAATGGAATAAGACAACGCTCCAATGCAAGTACACAAGTTTCCTCATATACCCCTAGGAGTTTCGTTTCTTCTTGAAGTGAAAAGAACTTATCTTTGTCTACCATTACATCCGCACCATCTTTCATGTAGTTTTTATATGCAGGTTTATCTTTCACCGCAATAGCTTCATGAATAGTATCGTGATCATAAATGTATCCAACTTCGTCTTGAAAGAATGTATCTTTTGCTTGGTTAAGTACTGGGTGGTCGTAATTATACGTCTCCTTTTCACGCAAGTCAAGGATTTTCTGCAAAACTGGATCAGAAATATTAGCACCCAACGCTTCCATGTCCCGAATATGTGTACGGGTCTTGATAAAGTGTGGACTGTTTCTTAGGTAACGATGTGATAGCTTAATTGCATAAAGTACATTTAATGGAGCCATTACATCATGATAGTCCATTGCATTACAATATTCCATTAACTGCTGAGTACTATTATTACTGTGAGCAATGTAGTATTCGTAATTTTTACCGTCACTGGTAATATGACAATAATCAGAAGTTCTTTTATTGATAGTGAAATCTTTTGTGGTACTGAAATATAAAATTTGTTCATCTAAATCCATATTAGTACACATATAATCGAAATCGGAAGGTACTAGTGATGGGATGTATTGTTTTAAAGCATATGAACCGATAGCTAACATTATGAAATCTCCTTTTAGTACTTAAATTAATAAGGGGATTATAATCCCCTTTCATTTGTATTAACAGAAGTCTGAACTAGACAACCATGCACCACCTTGACCTGCATAATCTTCCAAGTATTCGTCATCGCTGATTGATTTTTCACAATAGAAATCTTTATTAAGTGAGTTAATTGAAAAATCAATGTCATTTGCATTCGCGATCTTAGTTAGTTCTTTTAGTTTAACTTCAATCTCTTCAATGCGTAGTTTAACTTCTTGTTCAATATCTTTCTTACTCATTATCTTTTCCTTTATATTTGAAAATTGTTATGATTTTAAATTTATATGGCTTCAATCCAAATATACTAATAACGGCGTTATATGTATATTGAATTATATAGTGAATGATACAAGGCCATGTTATTAATACAATTAACATGTCTATTAAAAATTCTGTTAGTAAAACATCTCTTTTGTATGATTGATAATCTTTTAGTACTACACCAATTGCACCAATAAATCCAACAACCCATACTAGTACTATAATTGTAAGTATGCTCATTTTACTTTACTCATTTTATGTAATAGGTACGATCCCACATTATATGTAGTGTCCCATATAATGAAACATAAAATAATAGGCCAACTAATTGAACAAAGAACCATAAGAGCTACACTGAGTAATGAGTATGAAGGGTCAGAATGCAAGAATTCACTTATTAGTGAAAAAATGCATATTACAACTGCAATAATAGCATACCAGAAAAAAATGTCAACTATAATCATTCATACCATCCTAGAAGTTGGACCCAACCTTCACTCCCGAATGCATTGATTTTATCACCTTCTCGTAACGATACCAATAGATATTCAACACTATCCATTAAGTAATCTCCATCCGGTACGTGAACTCCTTCATGTAAATCTTGCATCATAGCAATGATATCAGGATCGTCCATTGGGTTTTCTGTATTTTCATTGAAGTACATATTGTTTAGTACATCATTAATAAATCCAACTGTATTAACAAATTCTGTTCTGTTATAACTATTACTAATAAAGTTAGTATAGCTTAGTTCTTCCATTAGTTCTTCGAACTCATTTCTTGATTTAATCATTTATTACCTTCTGTTATTTTATAAACAAATCAACATCATTTAGTAGTACTGAATATGTGTGGTTTCCGTGTTTATATCTAATATATATTTCTTCATCGTCATCATCTACTATAAAATCTAAAATTTCATAATATGTATCGGTATCGTTATATGACGACTCTTTCCATTTAAATTTTGTACATGAACGGTATTTTTCCATTAGTTCATTTGAATATGTGTGATATAATAGGTGTAACATTTTTAAATGTGACAATTCTAGTTCTAAATCTTTCATAAAATAGTCCTAATCAATCATATTACATTCAGATGGAATTAGATCTACCTCTGAATTATATACTATAAAATGAATTTGATTTGTAAAATCTATACGTGTTATAACTCTAATTTCACCAGTACTTATTACTTGCAACTTTTTACCTACAAATTCTTGAGTTATTTCTTCTTCTAATTTTGACAATTCTTTTGATATTGCAATTTTACTTTTACATATATCCATATGGTAGTCAATGCATTTTTGATCGAATTCATTTATGTCAAAATAACGAACTAGTCTAGCTTTAGGTATCTTAGGATCTGGTATATTACAATACACTACCAATGTATCATTTTTCCATTGAATACCATAAACAGTAATAATATCAAACTTATTATGTTTCATTATATATTCTCGTGTTGCTTTATTAATGTTACTAACGTACGAGGAATAAAATGAATATAGAGAATCATGTTTACTTATTAAGGGATGTTGGATCATATAGTGTATACTCTTTTAAATTTATACTAAGTGTGACTGCTGATGGATGTTCTTCTCGATAACAAAACTCAATACGATCATTAAAATATATAGAAGTTATTTTCTTAATTTCATTTTTGTTGTTTATAAACTCACGATACAAGTACTTAGATTTTATTTCATATTTTAATTTTATAATTTCTAATTCAATCGAAAATAATACATCAATGCATTCTGCTACTTCTGGAAACTGTCTATATGGAAAATATAAAACAATTTGGTTAAATTGTGGTTGAAATCCATAACCAGAAGTATCTAAATGTATTCTCACCATCAATATCAATTTAATATCATCAGTATTAAGTGTGATATTAACACATTTTACTATTTCCATACTTGGATCATCAACATTTTTGAGATTCATGTTTGTAATACAATTGCACGTATTGGCTATTAACTCTTTTTGAAACTTAAATAGAGTATAATATTTTTTTAATAGATAATCATCTTCTACCATACAAACTTCCATTCCTTCATAAGTTGCCCATAGGTACAATAAAAAGATCCAGTACTAACATTCATAAGAAAATTTAAAGTACTACTTGTATTAAAAAAAACATTATCAATTCTTGCTGTATTGATAATTTCATTATCTTTTAGTTTAACCAATTTAAGACCTATAACTTTATCATTTAAATTACCTATAATAATGTTCATTTTGTTAATTATTTTTTGTATGTCCAAATGTAATCCAGATATAAATTCCAACTCAGACGGAAGTTCGCTGTACGCGGATAAATAACCATTTTCATCACTTGCAAGTATTTCAAATCTCTGACCATTTGAGATCCATTTATATGAATAAATTATCCCAGAGCTAGTCTTAAGACCAAAAATGTATTTTACAATATGGTACTCTAGGGCTAATTGAAAACTTTGTAGTACTTCAAACTTACGAACACTTTGATGAAAATCGATCATATATCCCTCACTTAAATTAATGTGTAAATACAGATTATACAGGAGAATTACATGAATTACAATAAAATCTATGATAATCTGATGAATAAAAGAAAAACAAATTTATTAGAAAATCAGTACACAGAAAAACACCACATCATTCCTAAATGTTTTGGTGGAGCTGATACAAAAGATAATATGGTAGCATTAACACCGGAAGAACACTTTTTAGCACACCAGTTATTGGTTAAAATTTACCCAGAGCATAAAGGTCTTAAGTATGCTTTGTTTATGATGACTATCGAACCAAATGGTAGACGTAATAATAATAAATTATTTGGATGGATTAAGCGTAATTATAATTCAAACAGACCACAATCTCGTGGTATGACAGGTAGAAAATTATCACCTGAACATATAGCTAAGTTGAAAGCTGCTCGTGCTAAACAAGTTATAACTGAAGAGACAAAGAAAAAGATTAGCAGTACTAAATCTGGTGTTAAGTTGTCAGATGAAGCTAAACGTTCAATGAAGGAAAAGAGAGAAAATAATCCTTTATGGGTTCCATCCAGACTCGGTAAGAAAACATCAGATGAAGCTAAAGCTAAAATTAGTGCTGCTAATAATGGTCGGGTGTTCCCAACACAAGAATGTCCACATTGCTTAAAGAATGGTGCGGGACCAAACATGACCCGCTACCATTTTAATAAATGTAAATTTAAAAACTAAAATTTCCCCGGCTCAACTTGAAAGACTTTAAGACCGATTAATTCTCTCCACATTTGGCAAACTTTTTCCCGGTCATCATAAACTTTAACAACGTTAAGCTTACCATAAACATGCTGCATATACAACTCATATTTTACGATATCATCACTGCGGTTGTCATCGGTTGCCCTCATGAACATAAAGTCATATGGAACATTATGATCGTTGAACCATGCTTTCGTATCTTCCATCGTTGCTTCTTTACGACCACTGAACACGATAACCTTACGACCCAAGTAGTTCTTTTCAGCTAGTACTGAAAGGATTACTTCAGGATCTGGAAGATCATCACGGACTTTGGTTTCGTTGTAAGGACTACGGTTATGCATGTGTGCAACCGTACCATCAACATCAACGATGATATATTCTTCAGTACTAGCAAGTACTTCGGGAGTATTCATAACTTTATCAAAAGTGTACAAGTACTTTTCTGCCATATCATCGATTACTGATTCAGGTACTGATTTCTCACGAAGAAGGTTACGTTCTTTACATTGTTTAACGAAGCCTTTGATAGCAAAGAATTCGTGTTCAAAAGTTTTATCTTTCTTGTACTCTGTAAAAAAGTTATGTTCTTTGTAAGTATATCCGTGTTCCGTTGCGAACTCTTTCCATTTCTTGCGTACTTCAGGATTCAAGTTTGTGTCAGATACAACGATGTTCCATTTATTTTGAACTGCATATTCCGCTGAACTGCACTGTACCGAACGTACGTACTCTTCGTTATCTTTACGGAATTTGTAGTTACTATGTGTACCTGCCATTGTCTGGCGAACGTCATCAAGGTTGACGTTTACGGTTTTAGATTTTGCAGTGCGAACTTGTTCGTTAGCCCACGTCGTCTTCCCGCAACCCGGTAGTCCCACTGTTAGTGTTAGTACTGGCATTTTGTTTATCTCCAAATTTATTGATAATACAATTCAATTCAACTTCACCTACCCGAATACTGGCTGTGTTATTTTTTGAACTATATTTTAATGGGATCCATTCCTGCTTCTCTTTATGCAAGAAAGCTATACAACGACGATAATCATCTAATGAGAAAAATTTAACTACGGACATATCGCGAATGATACTGTGAGTTACATATAATTTCATGATTACTTCTCCTAAATTGTGATAAAGTCGTATGTAGAAAACATTAAATCTATATTGAAAAATGCTTCCGAATCAAAGTACAAATTATTGTTTATACTGAAAATCTTATTACCAATTCCAATACAATGATTGTAAATATCTTGCATATCGTTATACTTACAACCAGCACGTGATTCAATGCAAAACCATTTTTCATCGTGATAATTGATGGTTAGTACTGATACAGTTTGATTAGTCACGGTAGTCTGTTCTCCCCATGTTTTGAATGAATCTATTTTTATCATAGATTCTTTCTTGTTTCGGCTTCTTGGGCTTGTGATCCTTCTTATACATAGTACTACTTACACCAAATGTATTGGCTATACGCTTTTTACTCTTCTTAACCCCTTGTAAGGATCTTGATGACTGTAATGCGTCAATTTCTTGTAGTACTTTTCTATGTTCTTCTGGTGTGCGAACAGCCCCTTTAGCAAGTTTATATTTTGTGTTAGCCATAACTTCTCCATGTCTTGGCTTAATGTATTAGAAGTTTTCTAACACATCTCTCATGTACTTCAACATTACTTCTTTGTAATCAACTTTCTTGCCATTATATAGTGCAAAAGCTAATCCTTGACGATTGAGTTTTTTGGACAAATCCAGTTGTACCTGTAATGCAAAATCTTTTCGACCAAGTTTTTTGTACTTCTCCACAAACTCTTCAACTTCAGTTTGTAAATGATTGTATGTTGAAAATACTAGCTTTTCCATTCGTGCAATTTTATCAAGACAGTACTGATCAGTTGCAAACATTTGACGTAAATCATCTGATGCACCTACTAGTACTACTTCATATAATCGGGAATCCACATTAATACTATCCTTTCGGAAGTGTAATGCACAATACCAATCAGTCTTGATCTTAAACATGGTTCCATCTTTAAGTTGCACGACAAAACCCTCGATATCAGTCATACGGAAAACTGCATCAACAGATTCCCTGATAGTATTACACATCGGGAAGGTTTTGTCAATATTTCCATACAAAGAAAATACTGATTTGTTGTATAGAACAGGGAAACGAGCTTTTAACTCTTCACCTGCCAATAGCTCACCCGTTTCGCGGTGACGTAGATTTAATACCACCAATTCATCAGTTTGATATGGTAACACAATTCTGAACTCAGGGGAAGTATATTCCAAATTCACCGTATAACCCTCGCTGTCAGCTTCAATGATTCCTTGGTGCAATTCATCATCGGCGTGGATTAAAGCCGTAGAATTCACCGCATGTTCGCTGTGCATCGATGTTTGAGACTTAGTACGGATAACTTTATCATTATCCATAAAAGTACTGATAATAGAACCGTCACGTTTATCCATTGCGAGGGTGATTTCAGTACTGAGTAAATCGGTAGGGAACATGACCATAGGATTTTCGTACGCATTGAAAAATTTCTGTGGAGTACGACATGCCATACGGATTGTATTACCGTTTTCATCGATTTCAAACATAGTACCACGACAACTCAAAGCACTTGGCTGTAAGAAGTCAGTATATGATGCTAACCGGTATGTAAAGGTGCGATATTTACCACCACCTTTTGATACTGAATCATTAAAATAAAATGCTTCATTTTTGTTACAAAGTTCTAATAACTCATGATATAACGTAGTAGTTGAAGGGATTGCCATGTTCTTCTGCCTCATAATATAATTGTAATGCATTACCATATACAGAATCGATAATATCGAATGCTTTATTACTAGGAAAAAAATAAGTAAAGTCCATATCTAGATGTGCATAATCTATTGAAAATCCAATTTTGTGTTTCTTAGCTATTGGTCGTAAGTAATTATTAACATCAATTGCTTTATGTAATGTTTCGAATGGTGGTAAATCATGAATCATCATTAGTTGGAAGTGTTCTTCTTCCAATATTTCAGGATCTACGTTCATTATTATTTTATTATTTTTATCATAAAAAGCTAATTGTGTTGATTCCATTTGAACCTTCATCCATTCTGGATACATTCTAGTAGAATTTCCCCAATCCTGAAGATTACCAAATAGTACTGGAGCGTTTAAATCCCTGTCTTCAACCATAAAACCAATAGCACCAGTATTTTTATTAGAAGTAATATATAGTTCGTACTTACTTTGTTCATGACTTAAACCGTAATATACTTCGTCAAACATCTTAGCATATTTGACACTAGGGGTTAGTGAAAATATGCTCTGCATATTTGAAAATCCACGCCATTGATTGATCATTTCAAAATAAAATAATAAAGATTGTATATTTTTCATTTCTCTTCTCCTGTGCTAAAAATATCGTCCCAATTCATTGAAAGATTTAAAATAAGAGTTTTTTTGTACATGGAACAAAATTTATAAAGAGATTCATAATATTTTTGTATCTTTTCGAATACCGAAATGTCTGGAATTTCTCTTACAGTACTTAGTTGAAATAACATAGATTCATCCAAATTCATAATATCAATGGTTATATCATCAGATTCAGTACCTACGGGTTTGTGCTTTTTCAATTCACCCCCCATAATAACCACCTTATTGTACGACCCCGGAGAAATAACTATACTAGGAAATGACTTATTACAGAATATTTTTGAATAGATATCACTAATTCCATCTAGTAGTGCTATTTTCATTTTAACGGGACTTTGTTCCGTGATAGTACATTGTTTGTGTGTTACTGATAATTTACATGTACCAATAATCTCTTCATGGAAAGGATCGGTATTCGTTAATGATTCAAGATAAAGATCATGAAGGTACACCACCATTGATTTAACATCTCTATTGGTCACGAGTTAATCCTTATTATTTTTGTAAGAAATTCTTCTGAATAGTTATTGGTTATCACAGTAGGCAATCTCCCTACTATTTTATAGTTTTTGTTTAATAATCTCCCTCTTAATTTCTGTATCATTTTAGAAAAATCATACAATAAATCATAGCTAGGAAGATTATATATAGTACTAGTTTGAAAATGATATTCTTCGTGAAGTAGATCGTTCAAATTTAATTCAGCCTGAACCATATTATTTTCAACTAGTGTTACTTTAATATCATCTAGTTTATTCGGATACAACGCGAATGATTTGTAATCTTTATCCATCGAAATATATAAATTGGTATCGGTTGCGGGATAGTGTGATGCGTCTTTATTGTATTCTTCAATTGTATAATTAAAAGATTTAGTACTAGCACTATTCGACCTATATGAATAAAGCGGGGATAATTTATCTTTGCTTTTTATATACACAAGTTTATGTCTATGAGTTATATTATTAGAATCAATTACTGAATGTTCAAAGATGTCACTAACAAATTTACCTTCTTCCATTGCATCTAAACTACAATTTATCATATGGTATAAATTTTTGAAATCAATCATTTATAATTTACCTTCCATCTTATCATGAAATTTATGAATATAATTATTAGAGGGCATCTTTTTTGTAATAGAGCAATAAGTTTTATACTTATAGTTCATCATTTTAATTTTTAGTTCTTGTACAATAGTACTTAAATTTAATAAAAATTCAATTTCAGGAACTTCATGTAATGTACTAATCTGAAAAAGAAGTGCAGGATCATTAAGTATTTCACTAAGTAGTACTTTATATCCGGGTACTCTAAATTGAATTTCATCAATACTTTTTGGAAAAAGATTTAATTCATATGCTCCATCATTCTTAATAAAAATATATGAAATACCAATGTTATCTTCTTCGGTATATGATTCAATTACAATTTCAGAAATTAAACAGTCCCCTCTATTCGATTCTGAATCTCTGCTGTAGTACTGATATGATGGTTTCATTTTATCATGAAAACGACTTGTATATGTTATATAATGTTGATGAAGAATTCCTGAATTTATTTCCTCAATGCACTCAGTTTTTTTGGAAGATTCGCCATATTTTATAATATCATAAGTAGTGTCTAAAATACTTTTCAGTTCATTTAAACTAATCATCTAAACTCCAATGGTGTCCGTCTTTCTCTGGATATGTTTTCTTCAAATACCTGAGAATTGATTTTAAATTAAATTGGTATGGAACTTGATATGTACCAGAATAGTACAAATTCATTTTTATAATTTCATCACAGACGTAACACATATCCTGAATTATATCTAAATCTGGAATGTTAATTACCGTAGAGTACTGGAAATGTACCTCTTCGTTCAGAAAGGAATGAGTACTTATAAGTTCATCTCCGATATTAGTATATAAATTTGGAGAGTTTAAAACTATTGTTAATCTTTTAGTTAAGAAAGAAGCTACATTTTTAAAATTAACTGATTCGTGTTGTTGTGGTAGAAGATTTGGACCAATAGTAATTGGATAATTATCAATAATTATTTTTAGAAAATGACCAGTCCAGTGAATTCTATTTAAACCATCTAATTTATACATAATTTCTGGTTCATTCAACATAAGAGTAGACTGTAACTCGTGATTGAAAAACAACTTATATAAATCAAGAAGTACTTTAATGTTTTCACTATACATAATCATTTATCCCAGTCGCTTCCCATAGAATCAATTTCATCAACTAATTCATATATATCATTTAAACTGGCTTTAATCCAAAATACAGTAGAACTAGATATACTTTGGTAGTTATGATTACCTGAATATAAAAATTTAGTGTCAGGGGTAGATTGTACAGTAGTGTCACCAACAGTAACATAGTCGAATAATGTATAACTCTTACCTTCCGGTTTTTTATACACTACTGAATTATGATCAACATATTTCGCTTCTATTTGAAACCATACATCATTAGGAACCATTCGAATATTATAACTCATAAAATCTCCGTTAATTAAAAATAGTACACGGCGAACCGTGTACATAAAAATTACATCAATGAAACCATACCCATTAGAGTACTTTCATCAGGTCTTAGATATTTTTGTTTTTCTATTTTGAAGTAAAATGAATCTGCATCTTGTAAATCATAACGCTTCTTCAAACAACGTGTATATGTTGAATTATTAGGATGCACCCATTCGTACACCTGTACACCATCTTCATTATACCCATCAATACTTCTTCTATTTCCTTCGTGCTTATGAAAGTTTTTACTACGTTCAGTAAAATTCTTTTCACTTACACTACTTGGAAAATCGTATACATATGGAACTTCAGTTAACCTGAAATAGAAGTACTTGTCATCTTCCGAATAACCTAATAACACTGTTTCAGTACTCTGTACATTATACTTTTCCTTACTCTTTTGCTCATTTTCCATGATATCTTGTAGTACTTCTTCAAGTACTTTATCTGGTTCAGCATTCGGATTAGATACACCAGAAACACGGCGTTCAATAATAAAATCAGTGAAGCGTCTTTCTTCTTGTACTTCCCCATTCATATACATTCCAACGAACTTATCTTTATAGGATTTAACCGAGTATTGAGTACTCTGTGCTTCACTATAAACATCTGCCAATAGGTTTGCTTGTCCACACTGTACCCCAGCCGTTGCCGCCGCAGTTGCGTATTCAGCCATAATTGGATTTAGTGCTTGAAAACTACCCATGTTCAATTCGTTGGATAACTCCATAGCAAATTTAATTCGATCTAACATCGTTCACATTCCTTGTGATTAAACCTGCCTTACTACTCCTTATAAACTCTATTGTACTCTTCTCTTAAATTCGCAATACCTAAATCTATAATACAACGTTCACTTTTTAAAAGTACTTTATTAATATCATCAGATGTACTAATAAGATGCATAGATTTTCTTGCAAAATCAAATAAGTACTCTGGAAATGATGGACATAGAAGAGTGAACTGAAATAAATCGGCTTCACTTGTTATATCCAGCTCAATCTTTTCAGTACTATCTATTATTGTGAATTTAGTATTGTTTGTTTCAATACGAATCATCCAATTATTTTCATAACAATTATACCGGATTAAATTAGTACTTGTTAATAATCCAATATTAAATGATTCAAACGAAAACAGAGACATAGATATTGCTTTATTATACGCAATAATGGAAGGTTTCGTTTTTAGACGGTAATAAATCTGATGAGTTTCAGTTTCATCAGTTCTAGAGTACCTGTCATTTTTGTTATAAAAACCAATATGGTTCAATGGTTCATTTTCTGAACTTTTACTTATTAGAAATTCGAAAGATTCCAATGCGTTGTTAAAGTTTGCATAATCTGCTTCTTCAAATGTCATGGTAACCCCGTTTAATTAAAAATATAGCCTGTATTATAACAGGCTAGATATCCTTGTCAACTAATTTTTCTTTTAGTTGCTCACCACATTCAGTACAGACAGTATGGGATACAACATTTCTCCCGTACTGTCCTACGCACTCAGTAAAGTACTCATACGTTTCAACGTCAGTATGGCAGTACGGACATCTTTCTCTAGAGGGTTGGTCCATTTTTAAGCTCCTTGTTAATCTCTTCTAGGATCTGTATTGCAAAACATCCTGCACCTAATAACAAAATGCAACCAATGGCACATAATAAAAATAAAGAACCAATTTCAATCGTTGAAACGGCAATAAAGGTGGAAAACATAATAAAATAAATTAATACCATTGCAAGGCGATTAAACCAAATTAACGTTTTAAATCCACTATTCATTTTTATCAACCTTTATTGTATTCAATTTATATAATTCAATAGAAGTTTGATATACTTCATTTTGTTCTTGTGGAACTAAGGACTGAATAGTATTAACCTGTGTAGTAAGAATGAACTTCAAGTTCTCATATACATTACGATTCGTAAAGTTCTCTTTGCACATGCGAATCAATTCGAAATAGTATTGTTCAGTTTCTTTACAGTACTCAAGAATCTTAGCAGTTTTGAATACACCGGGTGCAGTACTTAGATTGTGTACACGGTCGATCAGTTTAGCAATACTACAGATTGGACAAGTACTTAGATTAGCGAAGTACAATCCATATCCACCATCAGGGTCTTTGAACTTGGATAAACGGTCACTGTACTTTAATTCCTCTGGGAAGTCACGTTCAATAGCTAAACGCATCCCCGGATAGTCCTCTATTACATCATGAATTAGAATAGCCAAGTACACTTCAAGTGGTGACTCTAATTGAGTATGATAAGTGAGGGCGAATGCAATCATTTCAAGTTGGTGGCTAAATTCTTTACTACCATCTTTACGAGAACCGGAATGTACTTGTTCACATAAGATAAGTAGCTTACGTAATTTATTGTATTCAGGATTAGATAAAGCCAACCCTTCGATGATTCCAAGTACTTTGGTACGTAATTTTGTATAATCAGTTTTTGGCATTTTTATCCTCCCAAGGATTCTTTGCAGAAGAACCACATTTACGGCAGCAATAGCCACCGTAGTTAGAACCGGGACGATGGTCTTCTTCCCAGTAATGTTTACACTTATTCGTCATCGTCATCATCTGGATCATCATCGAGATTGATTTCAATATAAAAATCATCATCATCTAGATTTTCGACAATAACCCCATCAACTTTTAGATCTTTGAAAAGAATGTCGTACTCACTTTCAGAAGGGATTAAAATAAAATCAACCACATCTTCAATTGGTGGTAGCTTACTTAGATCTAAATCAGGACTTAGTGATTTCAATTGTTCAAGTAGTTTTGCTTTGTAATCTTCGAACTTCTCTTTAGTTGGGAAATCCATGATCATTTGTGCAATGATTCCAGAACTGCTACCGAACGAAATTCCAAGCTGCGTGTCTAACGCGATTTCGCACCAAATAGGTACGCGTAATTGTTGTTGAATATGGTCAGCAACTGCTTTTACTTTTTCATGACGATCACTATTAATAATGTAATCAAGATTAAGTACTGTCATATTCATATCATCTACGTTACCATCTTCTTCGTAAGTACCGTAGTCATTGAATACATATTGTACATTATCAAAGTAGTAGGCAACCGCAAAATCTTGTTCATCGCCCTTACCACGTACCGGTCGTGGTGAAAAGCCCATGCGATGATAACGTGCAAAAGATTCGGATTGTATTAACATTTGTTCCCCTTTAAGTACTACTCAAGTCCAATAAAACTAAGGATATCTTCGTAGGTAATTTCTGTGTTTGTTTCTAAATATTTCATGAGTTCAAGGACGAATCCTGATAATTCAGGCCATAATGATCTAACATCATCATCACTGAATGAATAACCCATCGGTATAATTCTTGCTTCCCACTCCGCTTTGTTGCGGTGAGAAATTATTGCAATCAGTTTTACACCATTATCAGTATTGATTAGGTCTACATGACGCTTTCCAGTTCGTTCATTTTCGTCCCAGATAATTTGGTTCGGTGGTAAGTATTCTAAGTTCAATTATATCCCCATATGCCGTTGGACACGACAAAACATATCATATTTTAAGTATTCATTATCTCCCGGAAGACATATCTTGAATGATTCAAAATCATCTTTTAGTACTGACTCACGCATGTGAGTACTGCTGTAAATCGACGCATTTCGATCCATCCCAGCTAGTACTGTGCTGATTGAATTAAAATTATATTCCTTTCCGTTGTATTTGTCAAGGGTTTTTTGAAAATTATCAGTCCTATCAGAACCACCAACGAACACAACGTTGTTGTACTCACCATCAAGGGATTTCATGATATCGAAGAGGTTTTTTACATACACATCTTGAATGTTATCCCGAATATCAGGGAAGAACTCAGATATAAAGTACTGTCTAACTTCTCTGGGAAGTGGGTTCTTTTCTGTATCATAGGATGAACTCAAAAAGAGTTTAACATCAGTACTGTCATTTTGCAAGTTCAAAGCTTTATCGAACACCATACCGTGACCTAAGTGTACTGGATTCATTCTCCCGTACATAAACACACACGTTTTAGACATTTTTCATTACCCGTCCTAAAGTTTTTAAGTATTCTATTTTCTCTTCTGTTAAGTCATTATCTAAAATTAATAAACAGCTTGGAAAGGGTGCAGGATTCTTTTTCTTATCCAAATCGGTTTCTTCTGGATCAATAAAAGTAATCCTTCCCTTAACAAAACAAATGCAACTACACTCAGGAACTGCAAAATTCTGAAATGCAATAGTATCTGTTCTAGATGGTACTAACATTACTACCGTAGCACCACGTTTATATTCTTGTACTGCTTTACCTAACCATGTTTTTAAATCACTGTACGGCGGGTTTAACCAGACAGTATCAGTACTCCAGTCTTGGATTAGACTATTGTCATCTGGTGTGAAGTACTTTTTACATAAAGCAGTTTCTTTCATACAAGCAGCATCTAACGTAAAGTTCCATAAGGAATTTAGATCATTAAAGAGTTTTGGTGGAGTACACCAAATATCTTTCCCTGAGCTGTAATGTATTGATTTGTCGTTGGTGATTTCCTTTCCACCCATAATAGTTTCCTTTATTCTATACAGAACTTAGCAATATCATCAATAATGGATTTATCAATTCTGTACTCGTTGAAAAATTTAAATTTACTTCCGTACCTCATATAGATATTAAAGATCTCATCTTCACCGAATTGGTAGTCAACGAAATTCATGTCTCCACCAGTATAACCAATAAAGGATTTAATATCTTCTGTGACATTCTTATGCTCGTAGTGATATGTTCTACCAACTAAAACACCACCACTATCATATGTACGAGATTCCCCGTACATCATACCATCTGAATTTCTATTAAAGGCGTGTTGGATGTTACCATTTGAGTACCGTGTTTCTCTATATCCATTTTCGTATGACACAGTAAAAACAACTGGAATTTTAGTGGGTCGGAACTTGATATTTCCTATCTCATGGCTATTTAGATACTCACGAATTGAACTGATTTTATTATAGTCTTTACTTATTTTATATCCAGTAAAGTTTTCAGGTACTTGCTTATTAAAGGACTGAATAAATGTACCGTCTTTCTTTTTATATTTCACTTCATTCATTATTTTATTTCTCTTGCTTGATATAAACAATAAAGAATCATCTAACTTCGTTAGACGATTTAAAATAAGAAAATCAAAATACTCACTAGCGTTCGTATTTTAATATTCTTATTAATTAATTATTGTACTTTAATTATTGACGAGGTTTGTTGATTCAATTTCATCCCCCCACTGGGTGGGGAAGAAAATATAATTTGACGCTGGTGGTTTCATCATTTCATGTCACGAATTTCATATAGTGAGCGGAAGCGGGTTGCCCTGTTTCTCCCTATCGCGGTTCTATGCAACGGTCGTAGTCTTACTACGCATAGCACAATAACAACATGAACAGTTATTGTACTTATCACTCAAATTCTGGACGGATTAAGGGCTAGCCCTAAAATACGTCGCACAATAGAATAAGGTGATTCCCTTATACATTTGGTAGGTGCGAGTCCTATATGTCTATCGTGCCGTGTACACGCCAAGTACTTATGTAATTCTGACTTGGTTTTTATAGCCGCATTGCCGTGGGTGGTACAAACTATGCCATCTCCTAACGGGTATCATCTGCTAATCGTACTGAATGAACTACTCATCTGTCCTCTACATTTTCGAGTGAATCAGGTGCTTTAAAATTCCCATAAATGGGATCATTCAGAATTAAAAAGGGGTAAAGAACACACGTCTTTACCCCTATATTATATCACATTTTTGTCATTTTGTCTCAGTTATTTCAGTATGAATCATCGCATATAACGCTCTGTAAGCCTCTACCTCGAGATCTGAAATGAACTGACGTGCTTCTGTGAATAGTACATGATCATTCATCCAGAAGTCCATACACGTAGAAAATTGGTCATATCTGAGATTGAATGTCTCGGTACTGCCTTTTTCATTATCAAGAAAAATTCTTCCAGAATTCTTAACTGAATTATATCCATAGTCACCAACCGGGTCATCTGAGTATGAAATAATTCCAAGATCCTGAGTTTCACCAATAATCCTAGCTCCCTCTTTAAACCACCTAGCAAATTCATAAACCACATGTGGCCTAAGTACTTCTAAAATATTTGAATAATGTTCTGCATCTGGAACAATGCAGTACGTCTTTCTTTCATCTTGGGTTTTTTCCAATTCAGAATTATGCTCATGACCGAATGTAAAAATATTACCATTTGCATAGCTAGAAGAGTTTGAAGCTGTGGCGTATCCATATGACTCCCGCCCATAACGAGTACTTTCATACTTAGAATTCGATATGCAAATTCTATGCTGAAACATATCATACGAAACATAATCATAGTCAAATACGTTTTCAATCATGTACTGAAACATTACATCATCAGGTACTTCTACTAAACTAATAGTAGCATAACGATTTATAGATTTAAAGTACTTACTCATTCGACTGAATAGTGAACTATGAAAATTAGTATGTTCATGTGGTAGCTTTGAGTTAGTATACGAATTTGATGCATATCCAACATCCTCATCCACATAATCTCCATCATTATCAGGGGGGCTTAGAAAGTCATATAGTAGTTGTAGTTTCAATATTGAATCCTCGTGAATTTAATTTTTCCATTCTCATCTTCGTATGAAGAATAATCACCAGTACCCGCATCTTTCCCAAATTTTTCGAAGAATGCGTTTAGTACTTTATGATGTTTTAACATTTTAGTTAAATCACTATTTACAAAAGCACTTTTTAGATTATTATCCATTGGTGGATAATTCATTTTAAAGGGAAGACTTGATATATCAGTAGCTATATTGGCTACCTGTTCATACGTAGAATAAACATTTTTGTATAGTAATCTATTATACTTTATGTATGCCTCTGAAGTACTATATGTACTTAATGATGGACGTTGACCATTACCGTATAATACATAGCTATACTGCCAGAATGGTTTCAATGTATATTCTTCTTTCATCTCCCTAACTACTGAATAATAATCTTCCAATTCCACGTTAATGAGTATATCACCATTCAATGCATCTAGTATATCACTTGGAACAACTGATACTGGTTTCCCTGTATCAAATTCAAATCCAAAATGTTTATCTGGATGAATTATGATCCAACCCTCTAAAATATCATACAGGTGGCTGTTGATCATTTTGTCCAATTCAGTTTCATAATAACGAATTAATGGTTTAATATTTTTATTATATTGATCTTCGTATTCTTGAGCTTTAAAATCATCACTAAAAAGTTCATCAAAGCTTATTCTTCGAAGTAATTTAGGATGAATTTTGTTAGCTTCTGTTGTGATCATATCGTACTGTTGTGCTTGGAATTCTGCTATTTCTTTTATGCTTATCATGAAGTCCTCCGAAATTAACTTAAAAAAATAGCAGGAGTTTCCTCCTGCTTATTATAATTAGTGATTGGTACTATACGCAAAAACAGGGCGTAAGTTTTCTTGTGGATTGATTTCAGGTTTTAGTACTGTAACTTTTACTTGATAATCTTCACCAGTTGTTGGGTGAGTAAGAGTTTCGAAATGAATACTATCAATAAATGTCTCGTATTCTTCTTGTGAACGTACTGCTACTGTGCGGTACTTTTTCTTACTATCAGATTTTGCGGTTACACTAACTAGTTCAACTTCTTCGTTTTCAATTTCGTTGAAGTCGCGTTCATTTAGTGTTGCGAACATGTCAAATTTGTTTGTATCTTCCATTTTTAAATTCCCTTTCAAAATATGTTATTAGATGTTTAGTGAACCAGCACGATACATTTCAAGACGATCGAGTACTGTCTTGCGTTCTACAATCTCTGGTACTTCCTCATTCAATTGTGCACATGCTTCAACCATGAAGTCATAATCTGAGTCACAATTTGCGAGTACTGCTTTAAGTGTTTCCCAATCAGCAGAAACTTCTCCAGTTTTGCGATTGCGATAGGAAGGCCACAAGTCACCATATTCTACTACGTCTTTCCCTTTAAGTACTCGAATCGCATTGAATAGTTGACCTATTGTGAAAAATTTGGTGTGTTGCATATCTTCAAGACAACATAGCTTTTCACTACCTTCATGGTTAATGAGAACTACGCCACCAACTGCCTGTAAGATTTGAGAGTGTTCTACGTTCATAAATTCGTCTCCTTTCGAAAAGTTATGTTCGTTGTTTTAAATTAATCGAAGTCCCATGATTTTTCTTGGAAATTATGAATCATTCCAATCAAATCCTGTTCTTCTTCTTCAGTACAATCTAGTACTTCAAACTCTACCCCAGCACCGTAATAGCACTCTTTGTTTTCTAGTAGTTCTTGTTCAATCTCTTGTACTGTTTTATCTTTGAAAAGTAATAGATAGCTATCACCACTTTCTGACGTAATATTCATTGCTACAATCATATTTTTTCCTCATTTTCTAGATGAGTTATTATATCACATTATTACTCATCTGTCCCGAGTTTTTCAGAGAGGTGTCGCCACCACTGATTGAAGTCGTCAAGAAGCATGAAGAACATCTTCTCATCCGGTTCATCCAAATCGAGGATGTGCTCAGTGTACAGATACGTCAAGTACCGCCTATCTTCATCTGATTGGTTGAACCGTGATGCGAGGATCATTGCGTCAACCGCCGCCTTTTCACTCACCGCGTTCAATAGAAACATCACAGTCCCATCTGGGTGAACGATTTTCTCACCATTCTTAGGTACTAATCTACGTCCAAGATTAGCCATTCTGGGCTTACCGTCCTTGAATTTGATATTCATCATCTTCCATCACCTCTATCGCTTTTAATGCGGTCCATATAATATTCGTATTTTGTTTCTTTTCTTTCACATGATTATAAGTATTAACTAAATGACGCTTTAGTAATGCACGGACATTTTCTAAAATTTCAAATTCTTCTGGAGTACAATTCATGTCTATAGTAAACATTGTGTACTTATTGAAAATATGTTCAATACTACAATCTTTAGTACTTAACTCGATAATACTTACTCTTTTAAAATTTTTAGATAAAGATATCTCTACATTATTGGTTTTTTTATTACGATTAATACTAAGTGCATAATCGTCTTTATCACCTTTAACCCGTACTGATGAATCAAGTGTTCCATTCTTATAACTTTGTTTTTCATAATACACTAAACCGCAATCAGTGTTAAGTGTATATGTTTTGTACTTTTTGAAAGGTTCTAATGAGAAATAAAATATTCTTTTGTTATCGCAGCGAATTTGTCCTTTATCGTATCTAAAAATGTTTAAACCATTCAAGTGAACAGATTTGTATGTAATACCCTGAGCTGGTCTTCTAATGTATGAAACCAAATCCAACCCAACAGATTCTGCACCAGAACGAGAATCCACCGAAAAGTAATTCCTACTGTAAATTACATCACCAGATAATACATCATAATTACAGGATTCCCAACCATCATCACGGGTATTAATCCAACGATTTTCAGAAAATGTAATTGTAACTCCCTTATTAGATCTTGTACTGACCTGTACTGGGATAGTAAAATTAATAGTTGGATTAGAGCCGCAATGAAGTTCTCTAAGCAGGTCATTATATTCTAGTACTGAATGTTTTTTGTAATCAAAAATAGTTTTCATAGTACCCCACAAATGTTAAAAGGACGTGTAGTCACGTCCTTTGTGTTTGATTTTTCCATTCTTTGATTCTTTCTTTTGATCAACAAATGTTTTTGGTTTATTGAAGGTTTCCATGTGTTTTGCAACTGGGTTGCTAACAGCATGTTGTTTTGGTTTCTTAGCCATTATTACTCCAAATTAGGATTTTTAACTGTTAAACTTTCAAAGTCAGATGCATAAATCATCACATGTGGCTTATCTTCTGATACTTTGAAGTCATGATAACTATCTTTTACTGTGTAGTTATCTAGTATATAACCTTTCGTTAAGAATAGCATATACTTATTGTCGTCTTTTGTCAAGTATGTATTACGACGATTATGTACATTACTCTGTGCCGTAACTTCATCATTATTTCGACAAACACGTTCGTTAAAATTCTGATTCGCGTACATTGGCATTCCCATCACCCAAGAGTCTTCAATGTTAATCGTAATTACAAATAGATTACAACGATCTTGGTGATATAAATCATGAAGAGATTTACTGCATAAAAATAAACATTGCACAATATCACGTACACTAAACATAGTACCGTGAATCTTAAAGGCATCTTGAGCGATTACATCTTCTACTGGACCACTCTCATTTAATCCGACCATAGTTCACTCCTTGAACCTAATAGACACAATCCGTGTGTCCTAAAAATACTTTATGCTTCTTTATTGTAAAGTGCAACAGCTTCTGAAATATTTTTGATCGCCTCATCAATTTGTGGATGATCATTATTTAATTTATCAGAAGTTTTCATCACTTTTAGAAGCTCTAAGTATTTAGCTAAAATATCTTGGAGGATTGTGAAGTCAAAATCATATACAGTACTAAGTTGGAATAGTTCACCACCATCCACATGAAGACGATTGTATGTATTCTTATATCCGTCATTCATCACACTGAGGTTGAGTTCAACCTCACGTACATATGATCCAACCGATATTTTAGCAGGAGAAAATGCAACAGATGCAGTCTTATCTGTATTAGTATAGACTAAACGTAATGTGTCGTGTCCAATAATAACTGTTTCATTCTCGATTGTGATCTGATGAATAGTACCAGCACTGTATACTGCATAATTGTTATTTGATACTAATTTGTTTGAACCCCTATTAAAGTGGTTACTTAGACTTTTAAAGATACTATCCAAGTTTGACATCTAATACCTCTTGTATTAAGTTTACGAGTTTAATGATACTTTGTTCAGTACATGAATACTTTAGATTCATTAGGGTGTACTGGAAGAAGTTTATTTCACATTCAAATGCTTCGTGAGGGAGAAGTACAGCAGAACCGGTTTTATCTCCAAAATTAACTCCCTCCTTTGTTATTTCAAATTCAAATCTTTCTGTATCTGAAGTCATTTCATGTGAACATACATGGTATCTTTTAATATCACGGTAATGATGCTTTGTGATTTTTAAACAATTAGAACCGTAAGATAATAAAATCTCATCATCACTATTTGTGCAATGATAGAAAACAATACCATTTATGTTTGTAATACCATCTTTTTGAAGTAAGTCTTTGTTCGTTACAACAACATCAATCAATTCATCGAGTGTTGTTAGGCGTGTTTTATTTTTTGATAGAAATAACGAAATCATCGTGAATTTTCCTGCACATGTTAAGTGTTGTTTTCATGATATCACAATCAAACTCAACTTGCAACCCCCAACCGTCTAAACAGTTTTGAGTGAAGAATACCGACTCCATATCATCTAATGTGAAGGTTTCTGAGAATAAGTTTGTTGAGAATAATTTAGTTTTAGGATGGTAACCGAACATAAATTTTGGTGAGTACCGAACATATAACTCACGTGGACTTAAATAGACTCGGCACAAATCTTGTAAGTACTGGGTTCGTATGTGAAAATTGTAACAATTTGCATAACCCAATTTAATATCCATTGCATATCCATCACCCTTCACCGCTGTGTTTCGGGCAGAAACATTAGAACCTGATACGTGTTTCAAACAATCCTGTACAATATAATTGATTGTGTTGATGTTGTCAAGTACTTGTATGGTATTAGATTCATACATTTTCAAATTCTCCTAATTTTTTAATAAGTGCATCCCTGATTGCACTAAATGCCTCTAGATTGTTGCATATTTGTTTGAAATGAATATTGTAATATAAATGGTTTTCACCATCTCGATGATCTGAGTGATAACGAAACTCTTTTAATAGATTACAAGTTTTTAATAGTCTATCGTAACTAGGTACATCATATAAAGTACAGTACTGGAAATATTGTTCTTCGGATAAATCAAATTCCCATCCCATAAAATGCTTATCAACTTCGGGAAATCCAGTTATAATAAATTTACTATATTCACTATTCAGAATTATTTCATCACCATTGAATATGTTTAAATATGACTGTGCTGAGCCATATATCATAGACATTTGATTAAACTCAAAAGCAATACTATATCTAGAATTTTCAAGGGGTGATTTTAATATCCATGATTTTTCAATCCCAGCCATATATTTGAGTTCGTTATCATGTATTTTAATCAGTGATTTAGAAAGTATTGTCTCACCTTCATACAATATTACGTACTTATAAATCTTTCGCATGAGAGTAAACAGCGATAAGTTAATCTCTAATGCTTTTATATAATCATCATCACTAATATACATTTATATTAATCCCACCTTCGTGAATAAGAGTACGCCGTAGTTTTCTGTAAAAATCATAATCCAATGCAGGTTTCATTTTTAACCATAACGATCCCCGCAAAAATGATCTACGCATTTCATCCATAATTTTTAAATAACTAGATATATTTTCATACGGGGGCATATCTGGATGAATACATGTAGCCTGAAAGTACTCTTCCTCTGTCATAATTCTTGCATTATAAGTGAAACTATCTATAAATTCTTCAGCTTCTAAATCATCGCCCGAATTTAAGAAACTAAAACAATTATAATGTTCAGATGACGGCTCAAAGCAAATTGTCCAGTCACTATCAGTTCTCAATTGTGGATATTCATAATTTTCTATATATAAAATTACAGTGTCACCATACAAAATTGAAAATGAATCCTTATTATTGAATATTAACCGTCCTTTAGGTGACGGTGTAATATCATAAGTATAATGTCCGGGCTGTATATTAGATGTACTTATACCTTCACATATGCTTAGTACAATCTTAAGTATTTTTAATTCTTCATTTATGTTCATTTTCGAACTCATACAATTTAGTTAAAACAACATCATAAATTTCATTATATTCTTTTGCAGTAAGATGTTTGCATTTTTCATGATAAAGGGAAACGTGATCTAGTGAAGTTTCGATTTTTAACATCTCCATGAAGCGTGGTAGGTCTTCATAATGAGCCATATAATCATTACAAACTAATGAGTACTGGAAATATTCTTCCTCTGTAATTCTCATAATACCACCATCGAGAAGATCATCTAACTCACATTTATCCTTATCGAAAAATGAATATTTATATCGGTATTCATTGCGTAGGCGTGTAATAGCAATATGTTTTTTAAGTCTTACATTCATTAGAACTTGAGACGAACTCACTTCTAAAATCTCATATACTTTTGAACCTATTGATTTCATAAAGCATAAAATATTAGTATCAGTCCCTGAATTTCTCGCTGTCCAAATGAAACCTACATTTGGAATTTCTTCTCGATAGAAATGCATGTCTGAACCGTAAAGATGCTCAGCTATCTGTACTATTACCGAAAAATTATATATCTCTTCATCTACTTCATCTATAAATTCAGTCCGTTTTTGAAATGCCATATAAAAACTCCGTTATCGTTTCTAGTACTTTATCGTAGATTAAATTATATTCAATATATGTATATTCGGGAATTTTATAAAAACAGACACACCCATTCAAGGTGGATTTCATAGTCAATGCATCCAGATAGCGTTGAATGTCCTCATATGCAATCAAATCATCACGAACCAACATTTGCTGGAAATAATAATCTTCTGGTATATTCATTACACCACCTTCTAGGTATGAATCTAGTTCTTCATCTAAATTTTCTTGATTGCTATTTACAAATGAAAATCTATTAACATTATCACTATTTGGGTTACGATTAAAGCCCCAATGAGTTGACAACCTGACATTAATTAGATCCATCGTCTCCCTATCACTAACCATTAACATAGTTTTATCAATGCGGTTCTTATTTTTTAATACTATTATATTAGTACTGGCATTGCAATTTAATTTAAAGATCATATCAATATTATCATTCACTTGAACTTCACCTACAATTCTAAGTCCATGAATACGCTCACTAATATCAATCATCATCTTGAAGATGTAAATTTCCTCATCCACATCATCACTAAAGGTTATACGTTTCGTAAAATTCATTAACGATATCCTCCGCTGCATCTTGACTAAGTACTTCAATAGATAGGACTTTAATCCTACTTGGTTCCCATATCATATAAGAATTACATACATCCGGTTCATACACATTACTGTACTCAATACTGCTATACCCTTCGCGGTCGCAATCAATGATCATTCTACGCCAACTATCACAATTTCCCATATCATCCAATAGCACAGAACGCCCTAGATCAACGTCTAAGCGATGCACATATATCTTAATGTCTTCGTTTGCATTGTCCCCACGAACCTTACGCAAGGCCGCCTCAAGAGCACTATGACGCCCTCCTGTGTGTATACCACCATGAGGGACAAAGAATTCATCAATTTGTACAGTACTGGCATGATATAAAATCATTAATAACCCCGTAGAATATTGTTCATGTGTTTATAGGCATCATGATACACCATTCCTTCTAAGATTGTCAAGTGATCATTTTGAAGAAGAGGCAGATTCATTGCCCTGTTCATGATCTCTTGAAGCTCATAAGTACTGTACACCTCATGTATAGTATTGAGTTGGAATAATTCTGCCTCCACATCATCAGTAACATAATTATCTACTAAGTACCATCCAACACTATCACTAACATTACTAGAAACTATTGTTCTAATTGGACTAATGTCAGTTGCTCTTGCATAACCTTCAATTTCCATTCTATTACTTACTAAAGTATTCTCTGGGTGATTTGTAACATACTGTCTTAACTCCAATACAGAACCAACACTTCCAGCATTAGGTTGTGTGGTTCTGATATAAAGAGCATCTCTCCAAGTCTCAGAATCCATTAGACCATGCTTTGAGATAATATTATTCAATCCATCATACCCAGTACTATTAATATGTTCTGCCCTGAAGTTATTAAAACGTTCTAGTAATGAATGTAGTGCAAAATATAGTTCATCATTCAATAGTACGTCCATAACGCACTTTAAGTTCTTCTCTCCAATCATGTCTAGTCCCCACTCTCTTATCTAATAAGTCAATATATGCTTTTCTTGCAGGTATGTATCTGAGTATATCTGTACTAGATAAACATAATGAAACCGGATATTGGTCTTCGAACTGCATATCTTTTAAAGAATCAAACAATAATGTATACAAGTATATCCTAACCATGCTTTCATTGCAACTCAACAATGAAGCTTGGAATTCCGATTCTTTTATTGTGTTGTTGTTAATACCGTTGTCTAAAATAAAATACAAATCTCTGTACTGTTCGGCTATTGCTTCTGTATTGAAAATTGAACCTTTAGGATCTGATGAAAATTGATGAATGTACTTGTACTTTGCACCTTTATTTGTATTATTTTTAATATGTGCATCTGAATTAGATAATGACATTAGTACTATATCATTATAGTCATTCTTTTGCTGTACTGAACTTTGAACAACTTGTTCAACTGGTTGAATATACATAGAGTATGATCTTACTGATTCAACTGATAACTTTTTAGTAGTACGTTTTCCTGCAATATATACTTTGTTGATTTCATGGTATATATCCAAGTAGTACTTTTGCATGTACATAATATCTTTAATGTACTGAGATAATTTTATAGTCTTTTCATATGTAGTTTTCATGCTAGTGAAATCAATCCCCATGCTTTTTGAGTTATAAATTCACGAAACTCTTCAGTCAAAAAATCAGTGTAATCTTGATTGTACTGAATGGATAATCCTTTATACTGTGGCATTATAGTATTGAAGTGACCATAGAGGTGATGCAAATTGTGGTAAAACTCTATATCTCTTATCTCTTCAATTGTTGAGTACTGAAAATGTTCACTCTCATATGAATCGTAGTTCAGATGAAAGTTACGGTCAGTTAGTGCTAATCCCGAAAGATGAATTTTATCTGAATTATATTCAGCGTAGTTCAATGTTTGTAAGTCGAGATTAGTATATGATGTAGCCCGACAAAAACTTGCTTCAGTTACATCAGGATCTAATTTATAAAGACGAATCTGAATTAATTTAGGACAATGATTGTTATCTTTATCAATCTTTGTTGTCAATTCAACATCTCCTTTATCTTTGTATATTGTCATTTCAATTGGTAAATGAAATTTATCCCATTGAAAAGAAATTTCACCGAAAAAAGAGTTCTCAATCTTATCTAAATGTAATACTGACTTTAATAGATTTGTGTAATTTTGGTATTCCATTCTTCTGCCATCCCCATGATTTCACTAAATGATTCAAGATCCTCGTTCTGAAGACCATATGAGTATACTGTATTCAACGCAGTGTCCATTGTCAATAGAATTGATGACATTAAAATAGACAAAGCCGAATTACTCAAAGTACTGAGGGTAAAGAGTAGTTCTTCTTCATTGTCATTGAAGCGTGGAATGTCAATCTCAAAACTTCCAGAATTATCGTAAATGGTAATAGTTTGTTTGTAGTTAGATTTGAATAAGTAACTAACATCCCCTCCGAACTCACGGGAGTTATTAGCTTTATCTTCCCCACGCATAGAAAACGCAATTGCTAATCTGCATAAATTATTACTCTTTTCCCGGAACTCAACTTTATCTTTGTAAATGAAAATAATATGTTTGCTATTAAAAAATTTAATATGACTCCCTCGTGATAGTGTTTTTGATTTATGTAAGTTAACTACACGTTGCATAAAAGTACTAATAATATCACTCATATAACTTCTCCTTTATGGATTCTAAATCAGTAATGACCTTGTTCAATTCATCTTCATCATCTGCATAACACGAAAAACCCAAATTCAATAAAGGTAGTACTGAATGGTGTTTAAAATGTGATACAAGTGCAAGTGCTGTAAGTATAGTGTCATCATAAATTGTACTCAACTGGAATAAAGTAGACTCAGCATCTGTATTCAAATTTATATCATTTCGGATTGCAATAGTACCCTTATTGGGTAGTATTAGTTCTTCACATTTAGTGATTGATAAAACTAAACATAGTTGTGGAATAGTAATTACACCATATACAATTTCACTTTCTACACCAGTATCTAAACTATATTTTTGAAGCATATCTTTATATGAATAAATGGAAATTATGTGTCCACCATTTTCAGTATTACGACTGGTAACTACATGATCATTGCCAATATTATGAGTGAAATCAGTAATCGAATTAAATTGTAGATGTTTTAAAATATCCTCTAAAAGGGATAAAATTTTAAAGCGAACTTTTAACATGATAAATCCTTAATGGTTTTTTGTAATAAATTATACAATGCTGATTCAACTTCGTCAATATCACTTTCATAAACACGTTTTACTAAATCAATGTTTACATAATAACCCGGAACCGGAAATGTATGAATATTATCTGCATGTGACAAAAGGCTATAAATGCAATACAGTTGAAATGATTGCCCTTCGAAATTGTATAAAGTACTGTATTGGAATTCTAATTCTTCATAACAATCTCTTTCTAATAATTCAAGTACTGTATCTGGTAATATAGAAAGATCAATTTTAGAACGGTTATCTGGTGTGACATAAATTATATCTTTTTCACGACAATTTAATCTTAATCCAAAACTACTACCATTACTTGCCCCACTGTAAATATAATTATTAACATAAGATAAAACGGTATTAGTAATACTAGTATTAGCAAGTTTATAACCTGAACTTTTGTGTATTCTGATTAACTCAAATAAACTGGTTGTTTTATCAAACAACACACGATAGGTGTCATCATCAGTTTCATATATGTCCCATTTCATTCTTTTGGCTATGTCTGGATTTTTACCATTGTTAAACATCACCTCAGAAAGATTAGCCATATGCTTTAGAATTTTATAATGCTGTACTAAACTGTGATGATTCATTTTATCAACCTTTTAAAGTATGGACGTTTGATCATTTGTTGGTATAAACCTTCCCGCATAAAATCTATTTCACCTAAATTATGTTTATATTTTATTATGTTTATATTCTTCAACCCTGAACTTTGAAATTCAATAACCTCATGCATAAATTCATTAAGCATAACATTATCGATAGCTATATCAACACTCATTTTGCGTTCTTCTACTGATGCAGTACTGTCATATGGAATATCATCTTGTGCAATAACAAAATCACTATAGAATTCGTATTCGTGTTGATATTCAATTACACAATAATTACTACGAATATCGATGGTGTAACGGTCACCAGTACTTTCACTATTGGATTGGTATTTGTTGTCTTCATCACTACATCTGAAAAATTCTAGTACTGTATAAGCATTAACACTCCATCTGGCTATTTGTGAAATAGAAATACCATCATACTCAAATCCTTTTTCACCTTTCTTCATAAGTTTTTTAATTATAAAGTTTCCAATTATTAATCCATTATCGTTGCGATTAATAATATCATCAAAGACTTGATCGATTAACTTAGTGATGTTTAGGATTTCTAGTTCTCGTTTTTTCATACAAATCTCCTTAAAATAGAAAGGGCAGTGTAACATGTACACCGCCCTAAGTCAAGTCAATAATCCAAAAAATATAAATTATCGTACATCTCATCAAATGGTAAATCTACCCAACTCTCTGAAATTGTATACAATTTTAAATTCCATTGATCTTTTAATACCTCAGAAATATACGGCTCGATCATGATAAAATTCGGGATCATGCCATCATACATTGTACTGTTCTGAAAAGCCGCTCCATCCCAATCTTCTGAACTGTATTTTTCTTGTAATTCAATTTTAACAACCGTACCATCTCTTTTGTGTAATTCACCCACTGAATTATTTTTTTCAGTACAATAGAATAAACAAAAATTAATACCTTCAGTAAAAGCAAACCTATACGGGATTGAAAAATGTGGTGATGCTGAAAGTACTAAAACATGTAATCCATCATGGTATACTGATATATTTTTATTGTTAATTTTTATTTCGGTTTTACCAATCCTAAGTGTCTCACTTACATGCGATTGACATTTTCCAACCATTATACAGCACATTCTAAGTAACTGTACTAATGATTTAGTTTGCTCCTTTGATATAATCATCATACCTCTCATATACGTCTTTGATATTATCACACATGTTATCAAATTCATCATCATCAAAATCTATAATCTTTGTAGTATTGTATGATATGTAATAATTATCATTTAAATGGTTATACATATAGTACTGAATAAGCATAGCCAAGATAATATGATCATCATGTATAGTCTGTAATTGGAATAGTTGTGAATCTAAATTATCAAATGTAGATAACAAAGAATGCTGAGTCCAATTTCTATTATCCAATATAACTTCTTCTGCATTTATCGAACTTGACTGTATTGAACCGTTTATCTCTTTATTATTATTAAAATTAATTGAAGAAATAGTATCAGAATCACTTCCGTTAGCATAATCATGTACTGATAACATAAACCACTGATCTTCCGCTGCATACACTACTGTACTGAATTTTGAACAATCTAAAGGATTACTATTATCCCAACCATGATTTGATAGTCGAAAATCTGGATTAATAGGTATATTAATAATTTTTCTATCCAAATGAAATTTAATTAGTAACTTACATAAGCTAATCAATTTTTCTATCTTATTAACACTCAGCATACAATTTTATTATCCTCCCAAATGTGACTAATAAAATTCAGTACTTTATCTAGATCGTCTTCACTAATCTTTAAAAGTTTAGAAATGTTATATGATAAGTACACTTTTTCTTTTATAAATCCTGAAGAAAGGTACTGTACTAATAATGCCAAAGTAACTGAATCACTGTATATGGTCTGTGATTGAAATAGGAATGCATCAATATCTTCTACATTTGTTAAGATCGGATATTTTTCTGCACAACCATTTCTCTTATCAATTATTACTTTTTCTCGTGCATTAAAACCATATACCGAACCATCATCTTCAGTGCCACCATTACATGTATCATCCATAGTAGCACATACTTCTCGTAGAGATTCATCTATTTCAGTACTGTGAATGGATAAAATAAACCATTCATCTTCAGCAGATATTACAGTACTGAATCTACCAAAACCATTTGCATTATTTCTTAGAGTTACAATATTATTATTTTTTTCAACAACAAAACGCTGTTCATGCATTTCAAACATAATTCTTATAATATCTTTTAGTGCATTTATTTTTATAGAAGTTAGTACAACCTCATTTGATATCATACATCAAGTCCCTTAGTTCATCTAAATGGTCATAGAGTTTAATAAAATCATCATAATATTTTTCGCAAATCCTAAGATAGGATCCGGCTTCTACTATAATTTCATCAAAGTTGTGGTAGATATATATGGCATTAAGTTCAGATTCAGTATACAACAAACGGTTCTGAAATAGTTCATCTTCATTCTCTAGTACTGGCACTTCTGAAGCACTAGAAAATATTAATTTGTTTTCGAAAAAAAGACTTTCATTCACTGCGTGTTCAATTATAATTGACTGATGTTTGGGTAGTTGATTAATTCTACCCGCAGCTATACTCGGGGATTTACGAAATGATACCATCATAGATTCAGAGAGGAATTTATCATCCCTGAACTTATCATTCATCATAATTACCATATTATCATATAAATCAATTGTACAATGTATTTTGGGGAACTTTTTAAAGTATCTATTCGCTTTGGAAATAGCTGATACATCGTACGATATAGCATGAAACATCTTTAATGCCTCGGTCATCTTAAAAATATCATACTTACTACATTCTGCTAATAACATATATACCTACAATATAAAATCCAATCTCATGCCACCGTCGCCCGGTCGCCCCGTTTATATACTATCTTAAACCTTATTTTACACCTTGTGAAGCGGAATTTTTTTTATGCCCCGGCACATATGTCCCCCGAAGCATAACATTTATTTATCCTTTTGAAATATACGATTATATTCTTCAATCAACTCAGCAATAGCATCGTACGGTATCTTAACCTTCGTGTAATTGTTTACGTAAACGGTGGTGTGTAATAACTCCAACCCCGTAATCTCACGATGAGGTGTACTCAAAAGGTCTAATATAATTTGATATAAATCTAACATAAGCACATCATCAATTACTTCACCTGATCTGCAAGCAATGTTATGCATGAATAATTCCCGCTCAAATGCATTATACATTTCTGTACTAATATTACCTTCTAACATAAAATCAATTCCACATGATATCTTCATCGGGGATTTAAAATTATAATCAGGGGATGCATAACATCCTAAAAACTTATCCGAAAATAATAAACTCGGAGACATGTTTACTTCGAACTCCGTATATGATATAAAATCTGCAATCGATACATATAATAAACCACTACTCGTCGGTACTTCCATCTTCAACTCACAACGATATCCCGGTTTTTCTCCAGCTTTATCATATACTTTCTTGATGCGTACACCATACTCTTTACCGTCGATCTTAACACTTCCAATTTTTACAGAACTTTTAAACTTCAATTCTGTACTGGTACATTTCTCAAATGCATCTACTACTCTAATTAAAGGGCTATACATTGTTATACACCACCGCGTCTTGGTACATGATATGAAGATCTTCGGGCGATACATCACAGACTATATATAAATTGCTAATTTCCATTGCATGTAACCACGACACACAACATATACTAAACATCATATGATAATCAAACGCCAAAGACTGCTGAAATAAAAATCCCTCATCCTCTAATTGTTCAGGGGTCCAATAGGTATTGGATGTAGCATCCCAACCATCGTACATAACAAAATGATTCTTATTGTTAAAATACTCGAAATTGAATTTTTTATCAAATACTATACTATCCCATGTCCATGTTTGATCATCCATATTTGCATAAAATAAAGAGCTACTGGCTTCATATGGATGTTCAATGAACTTCTGTCTAATTTTAGGATACGTTTTAATAATATATAATATTTTTTCACAATACTCTTTTGATTTATTATAATCAAATTCATTACGCGTCATGTACCATCCTCAATTTCTTATTAATTGTATTCATATCATCACCTTCAACTGTATTTGTGTTGAATATCCCAATAACCCCATATGCCTGCATTAATGATACAATAAAAAGACTATGTACTATCTCATTAGGGTGAAGGTATTGTAATTGTTCATACATCTCTTCTGTACATTCACATAATTTTAATACAGGAATTGTAATATTTTCTATAGGTTGGTAGGTTGCAATATATTCCATTTCATCTGAACCCATATTTGTGTACTTGAAAGCAACATAACTTCCCGATGAAGAAGAATAATTATATACATATGAATTACCATGTTGATTTAATGCAACATCAACTCGTTCCCATGTACAAAAATTTGCACCTCTATAACTAAACGCATAATCAATACTACCATCATTGTACAATCTTAGATCTATTCTCATACCTGATGAAGAGAAAAAATTATGTACAGAATTAGGTCCGTACTGAACTGTACTTGGAATAACCGTGTCCTTGATTATATTGCATAATCTACTGAACTCAATAATTTCATCCGCTAATAACTTTGTTGCATGGAAATTCATTAATCATATCCTTAATTGCATCGTACATCTTCTTTGGATCACAATTTGTGTGGTCGTAAAACGCAAACTGTTTATGACCTTTTCTGTAAAACAAACTCATTATCATAATAGATTTTACTATTTCAGGATCATGTAGGTATTGTAATTGTTCATACATCTCTTCTGTACAGGATGATAAATTCAAAAAATCAAATTCACACTTTTCTTTTCCTAATACCGTTGTCTTTGGTTTTTCGAACATGGTCATTTCAAAGAAATCTATGTTCTCTTGTCTGAAAATGTAATAATCAATCCTATTCCATTCTGTAATATTAACCCATGAATAATCATCTGGATCTAAATTATAAAAACAATATGCTCCAAACTCCTGTCCAAATAATGAAAATCTGTAATCTATACCGTTGTTATAACCACCAAATTTTACTACACCATTAATGATTAACATCTCATGTGTTCTGTTATTGTAACATAATTCTAATAATTTAATTACATCATCTACGTACTCGCACAATTCGCCAAATGTTTGAATGTTATTGAGCTGCATCTATATATACCCTCACTGCTGCATCTAAATCAAATAATGATAAATTCATCTTGAACGGAATACTGCATTCTCTGCGTAAATGCAAATATATCTCTAGGGTTTCAAAAGCTACATCGCACAATATTGTACTCTGTTGGAATAAACCCTCTTCACTCGAAAATAATTCATCATCCAAATAAAATACATCTTTATGTCCCAATGTCTCATATGAATAATTAAATTCATTACAATCCGGGTTGGTATGAAATGTTAATATGTCATTTTTGAATGGATCAAATTTCCACCTGCTCATATCCTCACTATTATGATACTCACCAACACTTATAATAATAGAACCCGTATCATTATTCATTGCAGCATAAAATTCACGACCGGTAACATCATACCCGTACTGATCCGTCATGTGATGATCATGATATTCAAAATCCATTGTATTACATAATAATTCTGGATTGTCATAAAATGATTGTGCTAAAAAAGCTATCTTTTCACCCTTCGTTGAATTTGCTAGCATCTCATAACTTAAAAATATTAATTTCTTCACTGATACCATATTTTTGTTCATCATAAACCCCTAATGCCTCATCGATATTCAATAATTTTAAATTTACCATAAACGGTAAATTCGTCGTCCTACGTATATACAACATCAATTCAAATGAATCGTACACAAACGATGGTAGTACTAAACTCTGCTGGAACAAAAACTCTTCTTCATTTTCCGGTGGAATAGATAAATCATATCTATTGTCTTTTAAATTGAAAAAATCACTCTTCTTATCAAATGCATGTAATACATTGTTATTAGGATGTTCTGAATGTCCGGGGTACTTTATAATATGTGAACCATCCAATAAAATATAACTCTTACACAACTCTTTAGAATCTTTCCCTCCTGTACTAATGAGTACTTGTAAATCTGCATTGCGTAAAATATGAATTTGGTTCTCAGCAGCAAGGGTCTGATCCCAACTATGAATTTTAAGATTATAGTACTCAAACAATACATCTGGATTAGCATGAAATTTATGTGTTAGTACCTTCAGCTTCTGTGCTAATTCTAAATTTGTATTTGTCATCTAATACCTCATATAATTCATTGAACTCACTATGAAACCAACAGCTAAAAGGTTGTACTTGTTTGTTGTAAAAATATTGATGAATAGATAATATATTCACAACTTGTAAACTGTACATTAAACTAAGCTGAAATCTACCCTCTTCTGTACTCAAATCGTACTGTGCTAACTCTATAATTTCATCCTTCATCTCATGGGCAACCGTGGTTCTTAATGAACTACTATTTTTCGATTCGTGAAACATAAACTCATTATAGAAATCGTCATTGTAATATGACATAACTTCTATGTTCCTAAGACCACTAGGGTAGGTCTTAATCACATGATATCCCAATCCATCCCTTGTGTCAAGGGAATTGACATTATCCGTTACATCTGGTCTAAATATCTCAATCCATTGTTGATTCGATTCACTCGAAGAAATGCGTATCTCAAATTTTTCATTGATTGGATAAGATAACGTATTGCATTTACTTGTATCAAAGGTATTCAAAAAAGTCAATACCTTTTCCATCTTATAAATGTACTGCATTATATCCGTTTCAGTCGATAACATCCGGTAGTATCCTTTTGAACAATTCTGTGATAATACGCTCGTTAAGTTGCATTCTTAAGTACTTCATATTAGAAGGAAAATGATCCTTAATGTACTTCATAACTAAAATGTTCCTATTCGTATCATCATCATAGATCAACGAATTTTGAAAGTGTTCCTCTTCAGATTTCCATGTTTCTGTACTATATGTATATTCTTGTGTACAATTTTTAGAAACATTAATCACGTAACTTGTAGATCTATCTTCTAAAGAAATATAATTAGTACCAGTACTATCAGTTACTAAATTATTATTAGGTGTATTGATGTAAGTTAATATCTTTCTAAAATACATCTTTTGATCGTCACCTTCAACTATCTCTTTGTAATAAAAATTAGAATAAGTAGTACTATTAACCTCATATCTAATAAAACTATATCCTTCGTCTTCACTGCTATCAACTAGTGCTTTTATCAGACGATGAATATTCTTTGCGTACTCTAAATCTTCATTATAAGTCATTTTAATACCCCAATTCAAGGAGAAGATTATTAACTGCATCACAATATAAATCAAACATAATAATCCCCGGTAATCTATTTTGTTCTAAATTTAAATACCAACACAACAAAATTAACCTATTTTGGTTTTCGTTATATATTGTTGAATTCTGAAAATGTATCTCTTCTGTGTACTCAATAGGATAATCAATCTCAATATAAGACTCAAAATCATTTTCTGTAATACAAATAGAACTATCTCCATATTCTACTATAATACTATCAGTACAACACACAGAGTTGTCTGAAGATCTACTTGTATCTTTGGAATCTTTTTTTGAAAGTGATAATACATCTTCATTGCGTGTATCAAGTTTTACAAGATATTTTTCATCTTTATTATCAGTAACCATTAGATTAGTTATATCTTTAAACCCATTACTATTGGTTTCTTGTAATAATTTTAATATCTTTTTTGCGTACTCTAAATCTTCTCTATAAGTCATTTTGATTCTCTAATTCATCTATAATTTTTAGTACATCATCCATCTTAGACCACGATATTTCAAAAATACTTATACCTTTAATACGATTAGTTGGGTTCATAAGGTAGGAATGTATTAACAACATTCTGTTAACAAAATCTGAGTATATAAGTGAGTTTTGAAAATATACTTCTTCACTATAATCATCAAAGATATCCATTGATATTGGATCCATATCCGGATCGTCAGTGTCACATATCCAAATTTTAGTGTCAGTGTACTCAAATATTAATGATGTTTTATTACATATCGATTCATAATCTGTAGTTGAATTGTCTTGACTGTTGCCAATTGTCAAACTAACAACTGTGCTATGAGTACTTACAATATATGCAAACTCTATAGTCCTTGATATACCATAATTTAATGTTCGTGTAAACAATTGTTCGTGTACTATTTTTTTATCTTTAATTTTATTCAAAAGATTCAATATCTTTTTAGCGTACTCTAAATCTTCTATGTACGATGACATTGTTAACTCCCGTATAACATTTTAATTGCATTTTCCATATTTTTAAATGGAATTGTTAGTACTGAAACATCGTTAATCCTATTCTCTTCTAACTGAAGATACCAACATACCAATAAGATTCTGTTCTGGAATTCTGTATATAGTAATGAATTCTGAAAATGTATCTCTTCTGTATATTCAGTTGGTGTGGGTAATTTTTCACGAAAATATGAATTTTCTATTGTTTCAATCAAAATTTCAGTATCACCGTATTCCAACATTAATTCATCTTCTGTATAATATGAACAATTTTTATCTTCTCCATCATAACCACCTACTGTACCATCAAGTTCAACTGAAACTATATAATGATAATCGTCATCATCGTCATCATCATTATTTGGATCGTAATCACCGTTATCTTCTAGGGCAGAAAATCTTAAATCAATCCAGTACTTTGTCTCATTTATTTTAAATCTTTTATTATCTAATGTCTGTTCTTTGGTAGCTTTACATATTGCTAATAAATTCTTTGCAAATTCTAAATCTTCATTATACGTTGTCATTATCTTCCTTGTATTCATCTAAGATTGCAATGATGTCATTATAACGATTTAAATCAAAATCACAAATATAATGTGCATCTTTATCTATTGGGTGTTTAGATAGATACCAAGAAGTCAATATCATCCTATTAGTAAATTCATCATAAATTAAAGATTGTTGAAAATGTTCTGCTTCACCGTACTCAGTAGGGTAGATGTACTCTACTCCAGTACCATAATCATCTTTGGATATCATAATATGAGTATCACCATCTTCAATGAGAATACCACCATAATCAATAATAGTAGTGTATGATCCACGACCTACATCATCATAGCATTGTACATTTATAATGTCATCACTTTTATCAAAGTATTCATCTGAGTATTCATCTGATTCATCTCTAATTGAAAAAGAATAACCTGATTTTGTACGGATAATTCTAGGATCATCGTCTAGTACTGAATTCATAAATGCATCTCTGATTCGTAAGATATTCTTTGCATATTGTAAGTCCAGTTCATATTGTGTCACTTGTTGCATTAGCTATTCCTTTTTAGACCGAACAGTATTTTTAATGTAGGAATTATACTGAGATCAATTCTCAAGTGTTTATATTTCGAAGGTGCATGATCCATTAGGTAAGAAAATAGAAGAATGCTACGAACAGTACTGGCATCATAGATCAACGAGTTCTGGAAATGTTGTTCTTCATTTTTCCAACCAACTTGTATATCATCCGTTTCTAACACTAACTGACGTTCTATTTGTATTTTTGTTGCACCAAATACATGTGACAATATTTTGTCTTGTATTACGGTTGTACTGATCATCTCAAAATCATTAAATTTTATAACAGGTTCACCTCTTAGAGAAAACTTTAGATAATCATGCCCTCTATCTTTAACAAAAATGTTCGGTGAATCATTCAAAAAACGTTCAATTATGATTCTAACATCTTTTGCATACTGTAAGTCCAGTTCATATTGTGTCATGTTGTTTTCCTATCTAATACGTTCAATACAAGTTCGAAATACGATAGATTGAAAATGAATTTATCGTAAGGTTTAGGAAGTGGGTTAGCATAAAGATAGTTTATGAGAACAATGTTCCTTAGTACAGTATTGTCGTAAATCAAGCTATCTTGGAAATACATCCCTTCATCATATCCAGATTGTATTTGAAGGGATGACCATTCAGAATTACGTTTATATGGTGGAAAGGCACGTTCATTCCAGTGCAGTTCATTCCGGTGCAGTTCAACTTCATTACTATGAATATCGTGTAGCCATTTTTTTGATACATATGAATCCTGACGACCAAATTCGTCATTGCAACCTATTGTTGCGAAGACCCCCACTATATCATTTACTGTTATCTGATATTTTAATTCATCGCCATGCGACAGTGTAATAGTCACTGCATCTGGATCTATAGTACCGTCATGTAATGCATTCCTGACACGAACCATGTCTTTTGCATATTGTAAGTCCAATTCAAATTGTGTCATTACGGTTCTCCTATCATATTCGCTGCTGTAATAAATTTATCAACATCCCCTAACAAAAGTACATTAACGCTTTTTATATCGTTCTTATTAATGTATTTGTTAATGTAGCTTACCAAAATTAACATACTATGAATGTGAGGTTCATAAATTAAACTATTTTGAAAGTATGTAGCTTCATCTTCTGGATTAGTAATTAATTCAAATGAAGTTCCCATATTGTCACCCGCTATGTACAACTTTTTCGATTCTGATTCTATTTGAAGTTGTTTGTTAGACCATAACATATTGTTGAAAAATGAGTCCTTCATATTGTATTCTATAATACCATATTCGGATTTAATTCCTATCCAATCTTCTTCATGCACAGGGACACTTTTTTTAATAGTAAAGTGAACATTGTTATCTAAAGTACCGGTATATGCTGCATCCAATATCTTAACAATGCTTTTTGCATAATGTAAGTCCAATTCAAATTGTGTCATTATTATAACCTATATAGTATGTTGTCAATGTGACGGGTTTTAAGTTGAAAGTATTCATATTTCGATTCAACACTCTGTAAAGTTTTGACGGCCATCAATGCCCTAAGTACATCATGGTTGTAGACTAAACTGTTTTGAAAATACCAAGCTTCATCTATTACTTCTTTGTCTACATTTACTACAAGTGAACCACCATCAGCCAATCTAGTGTGAATACGATTAGAGCGATAGTCGTAATATATTTCGCCACTAGTCACAAAGTTAGCCATACGCGTGATTCTACGTTCTAAGTATCCGATAACTACATCTTCCCCGCAAAATTCCATAATGTATTCAAATGTAGTTGGGTTCGTTGAGAATGAACGAATACCATCTTTCGCAACGATAGAACCATCTTCCATCGCCGTGCGAATGCGTAGTATATTATTAGCGTATTCCATATCTTTTTCAAATGTCATTTGATGCAACCCGTAATGCTTTAACATCTGAAATCAGTATAGGTAAGTAATCACGCATTATTTCAATTGAAACATATTTTGTTGTCTTAAGGTAATTGCGAAGTTTAGATACCAAAAGTAAATCAAGTTGCTTCCCTGCATCTAGCATCAAGCTTTCTTGAAAATAATGTTCTTCAGTATATTCTGAAGGATCTGCTATGATAGATGACGGAGTATCATTCAGTAAGTTTGCAAAATTAATAAATTTACATACATCATCATTAATATTAATCTGGATCATATTACACGAACTCATGGTAATACAGAACTGGTTTTTTTCATAAAAGGAGCCAAACCATTTGGTATTTTTAAAAAACTCGAAGTAATCACGCAGTTCTACCGTGCGGTAATCATGATTGCTACAAATGGAATTATCAATAATACAACTTACTGCATCCACAACCAGATCCGCGTATTCCATATCCTTTTCAAATGTCATTTGATTCACCCCATAAAGCTTTAACATCTGCAATAAGTATAGGTAAGTAATCACGATATATTTCAATTGAACTGAATTTAGTTGTTTTAATATATTCAACAATTTTGGTAACAAGTAGAAGTTCCCGCTGGAACTTAGGGTCTACAATTAAACTATCTTGAAAGTATTGTTCTTCAACATACGCAGAGGATGGAATAATATTATATACATCATTACCAGTTGAGTCTTTAAATTCAAGTAACATACAACTATAATTATGTGAGTTAATTTGCATCGTCCGGTTAACGGTCATTGTAGTTCCAAATGCTACCTCTTTGTGCAAACCCATAACCATATCTCTTTTATAGAATACCTTAATTGTATTCCCTAATGTTACCTGCCGGTAATCAGTATTGTCATAAATTAAGTTATTAATAACTGCTTTCAATGCATTAACTGCATCGTCGCAATACATCATGTCCAGTTCAAATTGTGTCATAAACCCCTCCAATTAAAATGAATTGCCAGTATAGCAGCAAAAACCATATATGTCAATACCCATATACGGTTTTAGAGGCCGCTAAGCCTGACTGCCCTTCACTAAGCAAAAAAATTTTGCATAGTCCATTAATATTTTTTATAGAAAAGTGTAACAGTTACCTACTCAAATTATAACTAAGGTAATTATATTTTACCTCAACTAAAATCTGAGTAAGTACTTTAATCCTTCTCTAAGTATACCGTGCAACCTGTACCGCCATACTCCACGCGTACCTGTCCCCCCACGGCACCAGCGGCTAGCCGCTTGGCTAGGTTGGCTACACCTGCTGCACTGATAGGCAACTGCTTAAGTACTAACACGCTTGCGTCACTGATAGTCTTAGCTGTGCCTACGCTAACGCCTAAGCATCCCTCTACTCTGTATGTTGTCATGGTATACCTCTCATAGTATAAGGCCACTGTGTGTGATACAGTGGCCTTGATGTTGATGTTAAGGACTCAGAGTCCTAACGTTTTACGTGCTGCGTTACGATCACGTATGATGCCCAGTACCAGTACCAACTGCTCAGGGAGTACTTGCCCCTGTGCTACCGCCTCGGCTATTGGTAGGGTGAAAGAACCAATGCCAGTGCGTGTCACTACAATGTCTGACAGGTTAGTGATGTACTCACTGCCTGTGGTGTTGACATAGTACACTGCGGTAACATCATAGTTACGGTTAGTGTCGGATGAGCTTTCCAGCTCAATGATCTGACGCTTAGCCCAGACACGTGCGGATCGAATGATCTCTGATGTGTCTGATGACATTGTGTTGTTATTAATGATGTGATCCAGTGCTGCTGTCCCGAAAGTAGTTGCAACTGCCAGAACGTCTTTGATGTTAGTGATAGTGAACATGGTGTATCTCCTAGTTACCGGAGGGAGAACCATTTCCCCCTCTCGATGTAAAACATTATACTGGACTGAGATTACTTTGCAAGTACTTTAATGAATTTTTTTACTTCGTTCTCTTCATTAGTTTCTAAAAGTACTTCGCCCATCAGATTCCGAACTACGAATGAGCCATCGATGTACTGGTTAACAGAGTAATCTGGTTCGCACTGGTCTTCATCCTTTGATACCATTAAGAACAATACTCGATTATCATCTTCATTTACATCCATATAGTCTTCAACAGATGGAAAGTTTTTGGTAAGTACATTAATAAGTTTCATGATAGATCCTCTAGTTGGTGTAACTACATTATCGCTTGGCACTATCATTAAGTCAATACAGTAAATGAAATAATTTAGTACTTAAATCATACAGATGGATCTATGCACCCTGTGGGTTAGTGTTTTGCTATGGGATATATAATAGCAAAAGGGCCGACCGAAGTCAACCCTTTCTTTTAATTCTTTTTGTGTTACAGTACTTCGACGCGATCCGCAACGCCTTTGGTAAGAGCTTTTAGCTCTGTGTATTAGTAATTCAGTTCACGCCAGCTAGCAGGTACATCGTACGTGTCTACATCGCCACCAGCGGAGTCGAGATCACCAGCGTTAGGGCAGCAAGGGGAACAAAGAAAGTACTTGCCTACCGTCTTACTATCCATCACACAGATAGTATTGTTATCAGTGTTATAGATAACAGTGGTATCATCGATGGTAGCAACGTGGATATCACCTGTATACTCGTTGAACTCTGCGTCATGAGATTCTACCGTCTCCACGAAGTCTTGTTCTTCATCCTGTTTTGCATTCAGGAAGTCTAACAGATCATCTTGCACACGAGCTAGGTATACTGAGTACACTTCACCCTCGTTAGTGTCTGGAGTCTTGAAACCGAAACGCACGGCGAAATCAATGTCACACTCTAAACGTCGAGCGTCGATGCCATTACAGAAGATATCATTCAGTACTTCACTGTTTACGTTGTTCGCGTTGATGTAACCGTACGCGATACCAGTAGCAGCATTGACGTTAACCATAGTTTGAACTGAAGAGTACATAATCATTTCCTTAACGTTTGAGAGTAGAACCATTTTCCCCTCTCGATGTAAAACATTATACGCGTATGTGTAGTAGTGTGCAAGTACTTTTATTAATTTCTATTTCTTTAAATTACATATATACTTCCGCACCTTGTAGGTTAGTAGCGTATCTGCCAATGACTATATAATAACAAAGTACTCACACGAATGCAAGTACTTTCTATATTAGAAGTCGCAGTGTATACTATCTTCACCAGTACCATGAGGATGTAAAATGTTTTGTACTTCGTCAAAGACTGCCTGATAAGTATTGGCATTCTTCTCAGTATGTTCACCTAGTACATGCTCAAGGGCATCATTAATACTAGAGCGACGAGATATATCAATAACGGTGTAAGCCAGCTTAGTAATGTTTTTCATATCAGACCTCATGGTTTAAACAACGGAATGTTATCCATTGGTAACATATCTTTAAACTCAGTACCATAGATGGGATCTGTTTCTTCCCAGTACAATTTATTAAGCTTAGTACCTTGAGCCATAGCAGCTTCAACACGTGCAACGCGGTTGTTAGTAACCGTTAATGCTTCTTCTGAAAAGTTAAGTACTTCACCATTGAGTACTTTCGTATCACGGTACGCTGATGTATTCAGTAGGAACCGCTGACCGTTCTCGAGTTCAAGCATCACTGTATGCTCATAGCCAGTGACAGCATTACCTTCCCAGTCTCGCCCTGCGTCATATAGATCGGATCGATAAGTAACATCGTATTTCATTTTTAATCCCCCGTGTTGGTATATAAGTATTATAGGATAGTCCTCAACATTAGTCAAGGACTATCTAGTACTTAATTACTCGCCCATGATTTCAATGTAACCATCGATGGCAGTCATCAAATCATTAATGATATCATTCGATGTATGGTTACAAATAACATCCGCATCACCGTTATACACCAAGTGAATAGTACCAATGCGATCCTTACCATCATAAACTCTGAGATAATCTTCCCCTGTTGAGTTGAGTTCTTTCATGATAAGATCATGATCATCGCTGTTGTGCAACACGTCTTCTTCACCATCATTTAGTGTAACAGTCCAGCCGTTGTTGATTACAGTATTCAGTAAAAACGATACGATATCTCGCTCAACTTGTTGCATGATTTTATTTCCTTAATTGAGTGGAGAACAATTCTCCTCTCTATGTAAAACATTATACGGGACTCAAAGACTAATGCAAGTACTATTTTAAATGTTGGATGCATCCCATAAAGCAATGTATGCTTTAAGCCATGCCACGTTCTCAGGGTTAGGAGTATCAAACCCTAATTCATTACATAACAATTCATCAGCACTTTCCATAGGAATGTTTAAATTCTCACAAAAGGCTGCCAGTAACTGAATAAGTAATGTTTCCATTTCTTTACCCTCGTTTGTTTCGGTACAGACATAATACCATAACGAACAAACAAATCAAGTACTATTTTCATTTATTTTTAAGTACTAAAATCGTATAGACGGATTGCCGCACCCTATGGGTTAGATTGTTTCGATGAATACATAATAGCAAAAGGGCTGACCGTAGTCAACCCTTTTTTAATTATTCTTCCACGGCTCCGTCGGTAGGCCATGTATCTAATATATGATTCACGCCGACGTCACTGGCTGACTGTACTAATGCTTTGCGGTATACTTCTGCCTCTGCTTCAGTACTGAAATCGACACCGGCTTGATAGTGTTGATTGTTGTTAACCTTATCCAGATAAACAACATCGTATGGTTTAGCGTTGGTGTTTGACCATTTGCGGACTTTAAACATTGTACTTTCCTTTTAGTGGCTGATGTAGTTATTATACAGCACCAGCCGATGTTGTCAATCTTTTACATATAATGTTTGTACTTGTTTGACACCATTACACATAAGCTTATAAGCTGCTTTGTCAAAACCATAATCGCAAACTTTCAGTACTCCGCGATTGTTTACACCTACGTTGCGAGCACATAGATCAGGAAGGTTCAATGTAAACGTTACATCATCTATCACTGATACATGCGTGTAAATCTGGCGGATCTTAGGATCCATTTCTTTACGGTTAGTATCGAATGACCGGCGAGTGTTGAAGTTGAATTTACGCTTATATGGATTGTTCTTAGTATCAACACGTTCCATCACTACAAAGAAATCCATCCAGTGGCACATAGTAGTATATAACTTAGCGAATGAACGTTTATAGTACTCAAAAGTATAATCTACCATAGCCCATACTTTAATCTCAGTACTGTTCTGTTTAACACCAATTGTTCCCTTTGCAACCTTAATAACCAATTTATCATTAAGAGCAAAGACCAATCGAGATGAGCCAGAACCTAACAATTGTAAGTTAGCTTTGCAGTACTTGATCATTTCTCGATTAGACTTCAGTGTATTCAGTACTTCGATATGTTTGTTCATGATAGTATCCTTCGTTTCGATGTATGTAGAATAGCAAAAGGGCTGACCTTAGTCAACCCTTTTTTTGTTTATTGAGCACGCTTTACATCATTCAGTTTAGGCATAGGCAATACTACGGCGAAAGTATGTAAGCATTGATTGCTTTTAGTACTGTATACTTTGCCCACTGTTTTGTGTATGATGATCTTAAATTTACCATCCTGTGATACAAAGATTCTATGTTCATCAGTACTGAATGATTTTACAAACTGGAACCCTTGCTCTTTTAATATTACTGGTAGTTGGTCAAGTGGAATCTTGTTCCATTGTAATATCTTATTAATATCGGTTTGAATCATTATAAACTCTCCTGTTGTTACAGGATTATTTATTATTCAAACAAACCTGTACTAATTCATCGATATTGTAACCCTTATCACTAAGCTCTACTAATTCGAAAGCGTTATCGGTTGCGTACTTGATCGCGGCGAGGTCATCAAGTACTTTAAGTTTTGCAATCACTAGCTGATAGATCATTTACGTAAACACCCCATGATAATTCCTTGTAGTAATTGCTTTTTGACTGGGTTCGATTGTACAGTACTTTTAATCTTATCAGCTTCACGCAGTACCCGATCGCATTGCTCCTTTGTGAGCTTATCGATGATGAGTTGCGTGTTAGTACTTTGTACTATCCCTTCAGTCATTTTAAATCGGTGCCCATCCAGTATTATTGATTGCGTTGGTAGCGATGCCATTCTATTCTCCTATTAGTTATCGCATGGGAGAATCCTTTTATTAATATATTTCATTTTATAGAAACCGTATTTGTTTCGCCATTCATAGATATATGCGGTTATATTTGCATCCACATCAATCATGTCTTCGCCTGTAATAGATGTTACATGAGTTTCATACTCATCAGCATCAGGCTTTAACCCTTTAAGGGTAATTAGTACTTGGATAGGCATGTATATTCTTTCGTGATCCCATCGAACTGCATGAGAATATTAGTACTATCATCTGATGAATTTACGGTATACAATACAGTACCGTTGATATCTTCACCCCGATAAGTATTTGGACGTATTTCAGGTGCTAATACGTTTTCATTAGTATCAAGTAATAAACCTTCTTTAACAATGAATATCGCCGTGGTCTGTCCACTAGAGCAAGTCATCGTTGTAGCTAGTACTGGAGTACTAAACAATGCAATTAGCATTAGTAAGTATTTCATATAATGATCTCATGTTTTATTTCCAGATTAACAGACAAGACAATACTGCAATGATTGCCAGTAATGGATAAGAAGTCATGCTATGGACTCGCAGCATAATAATAGAAACAATGATGAATCCAAATAACTTTTTCATGTGTGTATACTCTCGGTTGTCTTTCAGTACTGATAGAATAGCAAAGGGGCCAACCTAAGTCAACCCCTTTTTTATTAAAAATCATCACCATCATATGTGTACTGCTCAATGGCAGAACTGATATAATCATATATGTCTGATGGATCTTTCATGTCAATTGTAGCCTCTTGTGTGGCTCTGTAAGCGGCTTGCACTGCTTTCTTAAACTTAGCAGGCGGGACTGATTTTAAATCGCTTATAAGCTGTCTGACGTGGTTAGGAGACTGGAATACATCACCCCATTGGCCTTGTAAAGTACTGACAAGTGATTTAGCATCTTGTACAGGTGGTGTGTGTGGTGCTGCTTTAGGAGGCTGCTTAGTACTGGTCTGTGCTCCTAGTAATCCTAGAGAGTTGAAGTACTTGAGTTTATCCTCTTGGCTCATGGTAGTTGTATCGACTACAGTGTCAGTGGTAGTATTTGCTTTCCCTGCTAATCCTGTTCCTTGATTGCGTGAACCCCGTGACCCCTGACCGGCTTGATGTGAGTTCTTTCTGCGGTTTTCATCTGCCCATTTTGCACTGTGACCTGCTAAGGTGGCACCATTTTTGCTTTTAAATTGTTCTGGCATATAACATCCTCTTATGTTTATTATAGATATATTTATACACCCTATGGGTTAGTTTGTTTCGATGTATACATAATACAGAAAGGGCTGACCGAAGTCAACCCTTTTTTTAATTTAAATTCTTTTAAATTCTACTGCTGCTTTCTTTACTTTCTCGGCTTTGTCAAGTAAGCTTTTCAGTGTAGCAGGATCATAAGGCTTGCCGTCTAACTGAATGATAACGCTTTCAGGTTTGCCATCTTCCATTACTACAATCTTATACTTGATTTCTTCACCGTATTCATCATCTACGACTTCGCCATTCCAGCTTGCTGTGAGTACTGTATCTTTATATTGTAACATGTTATCGCCCTAATAGAAAGTTATTGTAGTACTGAATTGCTATTACTGAATTATTAGTCCTAATTTTATTTCTTCCACTTGCTATCACAAAAGTTTCGCCATGTAAAGAGAGAGTGATACCATTGTATCGTTTCAGTGTGCGAATCATTTTGTTTCCCCGTATAATGTACTCTATTTAATAGATGTATTATACGAGGATCCTGAGATTATGCAAGTACTTTAAGCATCGATTTCAATGTTTAAAGTCCGATTATACACCTTGACAATCTGCCCACCAAAATCAGCATAAAATAACATCAATGCGGTGCTGCCAGATGTAGCACGGATAACGCAAGTATCTTCCTTGTCGTTATGTGTATACGTGATATGATACTCGTTTTCGAATTCCTGAGAATGCCAGTTTTGCACGCCTGCCAGTACTACGCCCATCGAATTAGAATCGATTTGCAGCGTATCAAGTAAGCCAGATTCAGCCGCCTCGAGTAACGCGTCATTCAGTACAGAAAGAGCCATTCGCTGGCGAAGTGACAAAATATGTTTCATGGTATATCCTCAATTGCTAGGGAACCATTTCCCTATGCAAATCATTATACAGTACAGAAATTATATTGCAAGTACTTTTAACGTTGATTCACGAAATCATTATATTTCTCATGGGACATTAAATGTAGTTGCTTTTCCTTATCAATTACTATACGCTCAGTTCGCGACACGTCCAGTACTGAAAACAATCCGTTACTGAGCTTGCGAGCTTTGATATTACCAGCCAGTAAACCATTTGCGGCTTTTGTGGCTTTGTCAATAATTTTTTGTTGGGGTTTATAATGTAGTTTCATAAACTCCCCGTTAATTAGTTGTACTTGCTTTTTCATGTCTTTTCTCTTAATGGGTTCGGGGGATTGCTCCCCCTTTGATTCACTTAGCCATGTGTGCGGTTAAGCGGGCTGCGATTGTACTACGCTTCACAATAACATTGATTGCTTTGTTTTTGCGATCCGTCAATACAAGTTTGCGGGTGCCTGTATAACGCAGATTCTTAGGCTTTGCCAGTACTTCACGCTGTGCTTGTTGTGCCTGTTCAATCGCAGCGAGTTCATCCATCGCAGTACTTACATCATCGATGAATACAGCACCAGCTAGATCATCCAGTACAGCACTTGTACCCACTGATGGTACGCCGATCAACTCATCTGGCTGGGTCTGCGATTCACCAGCACCAGCTACTGCCAGTACTTCGTGTTGGAGTTCCCAACGCTTGCCAGTCTCAGCACCAGCACCGTTATCAATGATCTTGCCACCTAATTCAGCTTTAGCAGTTCGGGCAGCGGCACGGCCTGTGAAGAAAGTAGAAGTAATAGTCATGATGTATTTCCTTGTAGTGGTTTGTGTGGTTGATGTAAGTACTATACTCTGATATCGATTTGGTGTCCAGTACTTTTTTGATTTTCTTGAATCTCTTTTAATTCTTTTTCTTTACGCCTAATGTCGCTAGGCTTGTATGTATTGTAGTACATACGCGGTATTGCGTCAACTGGCTTAATCATAAGTTCCTCCCGTTTCGATATAGTAATTATACCAGCACCAGCCATTCCTGTATAATGAATACATAAAGACGAGAAAGTCACTAACCCTTGGGGTGTGGAAATGTAGCTATATGATATTGGACTGGATAAATTTACAGGGGTTGACCTTAGTCCTCCCCTGTGTTATAATTACATTTTGCGGATTTGTTTCACTGTATCCTTTACTGACATGCCTTTGCGTAAACATTCCTCGATTGCTGCGTGTTGCTCTGCTGTGAGGTTGTCGCCTGTCTTGCCCAGTACTTCATCATACAGTTTATCTGCTACCATGTCAATCTTTTCCTATTCGTTTTAGAAATAACCAAGTACAGCACCGAGTGGTGCGATAATAACGCCGATCACTCTTACAATTACAAAGCCAGTCCATTCGGACATAGCCCCGCTATGAACAATCGCAATGATATTCATCACCCAACCGATCAGAGCAACAACTAACAGAACAATTCCGGCCAGTAAAAATCCTTTCATGTTAACCCCTCGTTTGTGTATGTAAGTATTATAAAGTACTCGCTAGGATTATGCAAGTACTTTTAATAGTTACTCTGTTATTCTTCCACACAATAACATTCGATGATAATATCATCAGGATATTGCCCCTGATAAATTCTTATAGCTTGCTCCTCGCTATTTGCATCAACGTTTGCAAGGTCGGTATTGTTCCCGCTGTGAAAAAGGATCGCATAAGTTTTCATTTTTAAAAGCCCCGTTTACTTAATGTAAGTATTATAAAGTACTCGCTAGATATATGCAAGTACTTTTAATAATTACTTAAAACGATTGCTCGATAAACTTGCGTACTTCATCATATGCGTGATACGGTGCGTTGAACTGGTTTTGATCCTTATTCTTATCTTCAGAATAATTCCATACCCAGATCTGCCAGCCTGCGTGATCTTTGTAAATTTCAAAGTTCTGCAATGTACTTTCTGAATAGCCCTTCGCAAAAAGGTTATCCATCATATACTTAGTGATCAGGATTCCATTATCGCAATGGTTGCGGGTATCCAAAAAGGTTGCTGGATTCCATTTATCTTCCGGCTTTGCGGCTTGTACAAAATCGATCAGCTCAATGATTTTCTTTTTCATTTCATTACCTTAATAGTGGTTGATGTAAGTATTATAAAGTACTCGCTAGATATATGCAAGTACTTTTAATAATTACTTCCCTTCTTTGATCAGATCAGATACCTTCTCATACAGTTCCAAATCGCGATTAATTTCTTCCTGTGAACCGTAATGGTTCCCCTCAGTCCGGCGTTCAATCTCCGCTGCCAGTGCTGCCTTAATATCATTCAACTCATAGATTGTAAACATGCTACTTACTCCGTCTCGTTTCGATATAAAAGATTATACAGTAATACCTGCATTAATCAACACTTATTTTGTACTAAATTAATAAAATAAATGATTGACAAGTCCTGACAGTACTGTATAATGAATACATAAAGACGATAAAGTCACTAACCCATAGGGTGGCTAAATGTATCTAAATTATATATAGCTGTACAAATAAACAGGGGAAGCTGTTTAGCCTCCCCGATTGCATTACAGTACCGGAGCGTGTACTATTCCCGTTTTAACCCACACGTGAAACTTAGGAAAGCTGTTCCATTCAGTCTGTGAGTATCCCTTTCCTATGAGTGCTTCAGTACTTAAGCAGTTAGGGATCCCGCCAGTTTTCGCAAGATTATGTACAGCGTACAGTTTACCGTTTACCTGATAAGCAAGGGTTAATTCATATACTGAAATTTCATGCGTCATGGCGTTGATTAACTCATTCAGTGCGTAGCGTTCACGCTGAAGTTTTTGCCCGTTAGCAATCTGGCGATACAAACGCAGGGCTGAATGATACCATTCACTGTTAGGGGAACGGCTACCAATAGTCAATCGAAAATCAACAACTTCAGACATAATAGATGCAATAGACATTTTTCACTTTCCTTAATAGTGGGGGAAGATGTTTCCCCCTATGCAAAACATTATACAGTACTGAGATTACTTTGCAAGTACTATTTTACATTAATCTCAAAATACTTTGTATTCATCTGATCCTGCTGATAGATCTTGTTTTCCGCTACTAATGCCAGTACATCACTGCCAGCTAGTTTAAAGTACTTGTCTAGTGTTTTAAGCAGTTTATCAAGCGTGTTAGTACCTTTACGCGTTTTAATCTTCTGGTGCCCCATTGCATAATAATGGCTCACTGGTATAGTACTGATATGCGAGCGGTAAAACTCAAGTTCAAATTTACTTTCGCCGTGGTCTACATCACTACCAAAAGGCAGATCGTGTACTACGAAAGATAACATCATACGATCATTTTCGCGGATCTGATGTGGACAATCTTTGATATCTTCAGTTAACGTAAACGTAAAGCCGATATCCCCGCCGAACAATTTACGGGTCTGTACAAAACCATTCGGGAATACAGCTTTGAACTGCTGCGTTGCTTTGTCTGCGAATTGTAATGTATTCATAATATTTCCTTAATAAGTATTGTTTCGTTTCAATAAAAGTATTATACCGTATACAAAGACTAATGCAAGTACTATTTTCATTTATTTTTAAAGTACTATAATCATATAGCTACACTCCAGCACCCTATGGGTTAGTGGCTTTATCTTCCAATGCATATATAATAACAAAAGGATTGACCGGAGTCAATCCTTTTTTTGCTGTAATTAATGTGCAAGTTATCTTAACTAATTAATCAATCAGTGATACAATGTAATTATTGATCAATTCTTGAGCAGTATCATTGCTGATTTCTTTGATCCCCGAGACTGTTACCAACACATCACCATATTCATATGTTTCAGCATCAGTATCAAATTCAACATCGCCACGCCAGCTTTTCATTACATTGAGTATTTTGTCGTCTACCGTGTCCTCAGTGGCTTGCACAATGAAACATGATTTAAATTCAACTCCTGCGAGAACTTCCTCTAATGAGATAATATAATATTTCATTTTTATTTCCTTAATTAATGTATGATAGTATTATAAAGTACTCGCTAGTATTGTGCAAGTACTTTTAATACTATCTTAATTAATCAATCCTTCTTCCTGTAAGAATTCAAGATGGATCTGGATTGTTTCATTGGTCAGGCCAATATCACTATCCAGTTGTTGTTCTGCATGAGCAGCAAGGATCCGGCATTCTTCACGGGTTAAGCATGTATTAGTGATATCATTCATATCGCTTTCATCGATCATGTGTGCTACAATGATGGTTTCCTGATCATTATACTTTTGCAGTTTAGCGATCAGTTCTGCGACAGTCATTTTTTTACCAGCGAATGGGGTAGTCATGATATTTCCTTAATATTATTGGTTGATGTAAGTATTATAAAGTACTCGCTAATACATTGCAAGTACTTTTAATAATTACTTCAGATAACGAATGAAACCGTCGCCCGTTAACGCAGCACTACCAGAATCAATAAACACGTTACCGCGTACGCCCTTAGCTACTGCCTGATATGTTGCGGACTTGAAAATATTACCTTCAAAGTCTACACTACCATAAGACGAACGCCCGTACTCTTTGATTTGTCCCGTTACTTTGTCAACTTCCACACGGTCAATCTTCCAGTACTTAGGCGACTTGCGGATCTCTAAACCAATCCAGTACGGCAAACTATCAGACCAGCGGCGATCAGTCTGTGAGTTAGACAGTTCACAGAATGCAATGATTTCAGCCGGTACTACTTCAGGGCTTGCACCTTTACCGAACAAAACACGCTTGATTTGAGTTTCCATTTTATTTCTCTCTTTGCTTAAGTGATGTAATCATTATACTTCATTAAAATTACGTTGCAAGTACTTTTACAGTTTTTTGTAACTTACCAAAATCACACGGTTTGGTGCAGGGAACATATTATGCAACTTAGGTGCGATCTGTGCCGTATCGTTTGCACTGATGAGTATAACATGCTTAACTGATTTACCAAAATACATATACGTAACTTCATATGTTTTCGCCATTTTGTTTATCCTCTACTTGGTTGATGTAAGTATTATACTGTACTGAGATTACTTTGCAAGTACTTTTTAATAAAATTCAAAGTACTAAAAAATAAATGCATTTATACACCCTATGGGTTGTGCCGTTTCTCCGGCTTAACAATAATATACCATTAAGCCGGTTATGTGTCAAGTACTTTTAAATGGATTTTGTACTTCAGTACTTTTATTAAGTAGTATAGGGCTATGTATAGGGCTATGCCACACAAAGGATAATGATGATATGTCTATATCCATCCAACTGAGTGCAATCTTCTGTACGGGTTCCCTTAAGTACTTTCTACGCTTCTTCATCGGCTTCACATAACGCCTATCAAGTGCTGTGCTGATCCCCGTATGTACTGGCTTAGTGTACTTGTTCATATACCCCCTAAAACTAAACAGGCCGCACGTGGCGGCCTTTTAATGAATTTTGTTAGGCGTATAGTGATTCTTTATTCCACGCCCCTGAGATGGGTTTGAGTGCGTTAGGATCGATCGCTATAACTTCCTTTCTGAAAAGGATATAATTAATATCCTTATGGTATACTACCCGCTCATGTAACTTCCCGTCCACTACAAAGGCAACATAGCCGCCCCAGTGTGGTTTTCCATCACCCAGTGTTACCATAGATCGCTTTGCTACCGTACCTGCATCAATTAACTGATTAATAGTCCGCATTGCTTTTCCTCTTTGCTTAATGTGGGGATATTGTATCATACCCCCGTTATGTGTCAAGTACTTTTATGCTTCCACTAAGCGGGAATCATAACCTAAAATTTCTTGCATTTCCTTAGTTGACAAAGTAAATTTAACTTTACCGTTGCGGAAATAGTACTTAAACGATTCAGGCCATTTACCATTAGCACGGAAATAATCACGGCAATGATTCAGTACTACATTAACCATTTCATTCGTGCGGTTCAACACGCGGCGACGAACGATCATACAGCCTACACCTTCAGCCAGATATGCTTTTTTTGTTTCGCGGGCTGCCTTGATATTGCTTTCAGTACAGGAATCAATCCAGCCAAAACCGTTAACATATTCTTTAACTACGATTTCATTTTCGAATTTATTCATGATACTATTCTCTTAATAAGGAGGGGAACCATTTTCCCCTCTATGTAAACAATTATACAGTACTGAGATTACTTTGCAAGTACTTTTTAAACATTCGGTACTGAATTAAAGTATATGCTTTTGTACTGGCGTATATAGTTGCCATTCATTTCAGTCCTGTAACTATCAGAACGATTAGATTGATGACACAGGCTATCAAAGTTTTCTTTTGATACCCGACGTGGCACATCACACACCATTTTGTAATAAGTGGTTTTACCAGTAGTGACATTTGCAGTACTGAATACTGACATTACATATCGAGACATATTGTTATTTCCTTAATAGTGAGGGAAGTTGTTTCCCTCTATGCAAACAATTATACGCTAATCCAAAAGTAAGTCAACAACTATTTTCAAATAATTAAATGAAAAAAGATGTTGACAACCTCATTCAGTACTGGCATAATACACGCATAGACAAAAACAAGCCCATAGGGTGTAGCAGTCCGTCTATAGGTTTTAGTACTGTACAAATAAACAGGGGATCTCTCCCCTTAAACAAAGTACTTGACAAACCGATAACGATAGTTTACCCCGTCAGAATATACCGCATAAAAGCCTTTAAGTGAGCAGCAACCTTTGTTATACTGAAAGATCATCTCATACTCCTATGCCAACAATTACGCGGATCTCTTTTAAAAGTACTATCATACTGTGATTGACATTCTACGCAGTACTTGCAACCATTAACCAATGCTCTGCGACGCTCAGGAATAGGGCTAGAACAATCGAGGCAGTGTGTAAGCGATTCAGTACTACCATCACCAAGCTGTTTTCTTGCGTGGCTTACAGCGGCCTCCACGACCGCTAGAATCTCGTTTTGTTCTGCCCCGTCTTTAGCAAATCCAACAGCCATTATTCAACCTTACTTAGTACAATAGCCAGCGTGAACTACTTCACCTTTAACTAGCTCAAAATCCCAAAACGTGTTATAATACGTTATGTGTATAACGCGAACCGTTTCATGTTCAACGTCATTCGTGATAGTACCATATCGCCGTACTTCTTTGTATAGTTCATTGTACTTGTGAGCGTTGTACAGTGCTTTTAATTCGATCAGTGATAACATAATCTTTTCCTTAATAGCGGGGGAAGATGTTTCCCCCTATGCAAACAATTATACAGTACTGATAAGATAATGCAAGTACTAATTGTTATATATGTTGTGAATTAAAATAAAAGTATCCCGCGTGTAAATGTCTAGCTCAGTGTCGAGGAAGTGCTTTTCTAATACGTTCCATGTATCATCCATACTATGAATATCATCATAAAATTCAGGGGATATAATTGTACTAATATCATCCTCAGTCAATTCATCATTGAGATCCTGTGCATCGGATACGTCTGCGTGTCGCTTCCATTCTTGTAGGTTAGTAGTCAGTACTACCAAAATTTCATCACGGCTTAATAATTTAGTCATTGTACTTTCCTTAATAGTGTTTCGTTTCAATAAAGTTATTATGCCAGTACTCGAGTCTATTGTCAAGTACTGGACTAAAACTTTTAAACATTCACGTACACATAACCATCATCACCAACATATGGATCAGCTTCACCAATACTTTCAGAGTACTTTGTGAACACGTCTCCATAATGACCCAGACCACGATCCCAGAATCCCGCACCGTGTCCCTCTCTTGTAAGGAACAGGTCATGCCCCGCTTCACTGTAACCATAGTTCGGATGCAAGCCCATTACTACATTGAGATCATTGCCATGTACTTTCAGGAAAGTATTACAGGTAGTTGCCGCATTGTCTTTTCCTTCCTGTGACGTAGGATAATTATCAAGTGGATCCCCATTACTATCAGTACTAGACCAATGCATCGCGGTAATATAAGCTTGCACCATAATATTGAGATTTGTCATAATATATTCTCTTAATTAGTGGGGGAAGTTGTTTCCCCTATGCAAAGTATTATACATCATTGAGATTACTTTGCAAGTACTTTAAACAGCAAAATCCCCGCATTGCGGGGATTTTCTTTACTCTTTAAACCTGCTAGGCTTATTCAGCGAAAGCGGCGGCAGCGGCTTCTTTATCCACTGCATGAGCAAGGATAAATTCTTTATGAGTAGTCAAGCCCGTCGCTTTCATTGCGTCTTTAAGTACTTGAATTACGTTACCGGATGTTTGCATTTCGTACACTTTACCGCCAACGTTTACAGCTACGCGTGGGAAAGTATATTTCTTTTTGTCCGATACTGTGTTGTACTTTTTCGCGATTGCTGCATCAGCGGCGATCTGTGCGGTATCGAGATCCATACCCAATCCGTCTACGGTATCCATCAAGAATTTAACCATGTTTTCTTTTTCTTTCTGGATATTCGCGGCTGCGTCATCAATTGCTTTCTGGCGTGCTTTGAGTACTTCCTGTGCGTCTTTAACCGCAAGGGAGAAAGTCAAGCCCAATTTCTGGACGCCCGCTTTATCAGTACCAAGATCCGCGAGGATTGACGCAAGCCCTTTAACATCACCTGCGAGTAAAGCAGATTTGAAAGTTACGCGGGTTGCAGTTACAGCAGTAGTTTCAACAGCAGTGTTAGGAGTAGTCATTTTTAAATCCTCTTAAAGTTTAAGTTAGTTTAGTTGTTTTCTTGTCTACGCAGTCATTATCTTATATTTCCGCGTGTCTGTCAATACTTATTTTAAATCTTTTTTCCGTCGGGGTCAGTTGTTCGTGCGACTTACTGACTTGTCTACTTTAGATAACTTAACTCGTTATCCCCGCCTGATGTGATACATATTATAGTACTTCACGCACCCCGTCAAGTACTTTTAATCAAATAATGCAAATATTACTAAAAATAGCAAAAACGCAAGGCACTTACCCTAGAGCTTTTTTATGTGCTTATTCATTCATTTAACCCGCTTAAAGTACCTAATACTATTCATTAATTGATTCAGTACTGAATGATTATGCACGTATTTTATCGAAATAAAGTATTGACAGAAGTTTTCTGGTGTAGTATTATGTATTCATTGAGGCGAAACTCACTAACCCATAGGGTGCTGGAGTGTATCTATATAAAAGTGTTTGAGTACTAAAAAATGGGAAGCTTTACAGCCTCCCGATTTTCTGCTATACTACCATGTTGTGTGGTATGAGTAAACCGTGGTAGTCTTACCGTTTTCAACGGTAACGGTTTTCGTACCGTTGCGGTACATATCAATACCAATTGCAACAACCGCAACCAATACAACTACACCCAATAACTTGAACATGCTTTCCCCTTACAGTGTTGTGATAGCACGGATCGACGCGATCAGTGCTTGATTAGCGTCCACAATGATCATTTCCATTGTGTTAGCCGCTGATTCATCAATACTGAATTCCCCAATCTGTACAGGGAATAAACCAGTTGATAATGCTTCCAGTACTGGATTGATATTCACCACTACATCATTGAACTTGTACACAGTAACATCACGGATCAACTCATCAGTTGAATTACTATTGACAGTTACATCGAATTCCAGTTCAAGTTCTTCAGACAACCACACTGGGCGATTGATAGTGATAGATAATCCCATAATCTTTTCCTTAATAGCGGGGGAAGATGTTTCCCCCTATGCAAACAATTATACTGGACTGAATGAGATAGTCAAGTACTTTAAAGATTTAATTCTTTCAGTTGTTCTGCGAGTTCTGGCGTGATAGTTTTCGTTTTCGTGATCTCAAGAATACACTGCTGATCTTGTGAATTAAAGTAATGGAACGTAGTACGCCCATTCGCTTTAACCGGACGGACGGACAAGACGTTCACTTCACTACGCACGAACTGAATAAAATCTGATTCTTTCAAATCATGAGTACTGCGATTGTCAAACAAAGGGAACACGCCCACGCCAGCACGTACTAAGTCCTCAGTACTTTGAGTATAAGTGAACAATGCGAAAGCATCAGGAACAGTTTCCCATGTGAACTTGAAATGTTCTTTTTCGCCGCTATAACAATCCCCAACGGTTTCAAGAATGCGGGTAACCGATTCAACGGAAACATTATCAGGTAACAGTACTGGATAGGTTGCCCCGTCACGTACTGCCATATCATAATCAGTATTTGTTTTAGCAGACCAGATAGTAAACTTTTTCATTGTACTTTTCCTTAATAGTATTAGTTAACTCAATATAAGTATTATAAAGTACTCGCTAAGGTTATGCAAGTACTTTTAATAATTAATCTTTATAACGCTTAGGGATCGGATAGTTATCCCACGTATCAGCTTGACGGTCTGTGATTTCACCGCTACGATGTAAGCGATCAATATGATTATGCCAATCTTCATTGAACATAACAACATCAGTCCTTGCCGATTTGTTACCTTTGCAGAAATCGATCCAGATTGCTTTATGGTCTGCGATTGCGTCTTGACGTGTCATTAGTACTTTCCTTAATAGCGGGGGGAAGATGTTTCCCCCTATGCAAACAATTATACAGTACTAGACTTTATAGTCAACCTTTATTTTTCTTTTCTTTAAAATAAACGTCAACTGCTTCTTTCATCAGTGCAATGCGTGAAAGATCTTTCCCGTGATAACTATTACTAAAATACGCCACGCCACGTAAATGTATTTCTGCTACCATTTCATCAAGTGTATGCAACTTGTGATAAGGCTTAGGAAAATCTTTGCTATAACGAGCATGAGCACGTTTCCATAACCGACGCCGTAGTTCATCACTAGGATAGAAACTACGCCCTCCTGATAGGGATCCCGCTTCCACAAAAGCCTGATAGTAATCTTCTTCTGTTTTGTACTTTTTCCCAGTACCCGCTTTAAAATTCACATTGTTATTAAGATAATCAAGTGCAGAATTAAGCGGATCGCCATACAGATTTTGCCCCATTTCAGTACTCCCATTAGTTTCGATACAATAATTATACATGTTTGTACTCAATAATCAAGTACTATTTCAATAAAAAGAAATATACAAAATCAAGACGGATCTCCGCACCCTAAAGGGTTAGTCCATTTCGCTGGAGTACATATAGAATAACAAAAAGGCTGACTAGTGTCAACCTTTATTTTGTAATTATTTTCCGTTAACTTTGATTGAATTAACATGCTCAGGATGATATACTTTAATAGCATTCAGTACTGATTCAATCGGTGCGGTGTATGTTTTACCAGCCTGCTCCAATACCATCTTGGTATTACGCATACCAATAACTTTAAATTCCTGTTTATTGTAAGTGATCACAGCATTACATACGCTTTCTTTCAAGCCATAGATAAACGCATTGCGACGTAACTTAGCCATATCTTTAGAATCGCCACCGGCAAAAATAGCGGATACCGTTGCACTAAAACCATTATCCGAATAGGTTAGTTTGCCGAGCTTCAGTGAGTCCAGATTATGATCCTTAGCAATCTGGGCAAGTGCTGCGGTTAATGCTGCGTTCACTTGCTTAGTCTTTGTTAATGCGTCCATCTGTATATCCTCGTTTGTTTGTATATAAGTATTATAAAGTACTCGCAACGTATAGGCAAGTACTTTTAATAATTACAGACAAATTACTTTATGATACTTTCCATGATACAGATCATTCACATACACTTCATTGCTGTTATTCAGCTTTTCAGTACTGACTGATACATTGTTACCATAGATCTCAGTAACCCATGATTCAATTGCTGTTACCGCTTTATTGTCCGGTAACTCTGACAGTACCAAAAGCTTATCAGATCCAGCTTGACCTACAGCGATTGTACTTACCGTAACTTTAAATTGAGACATAATTCTATTCCTTAATAACGGGGGAATCATTTCCCCCTATGCAAACTATTATACAGCTTCTGATTCAGTAGTCAATACATTATTAAAGTACTTAATCAAATCATTTACTAATTTAATACGTGTCTGCCCTACTTCAGTACTAGGATTATAACGATCGTAACGAGTACTATTATGTAAATCCCATTGGGATACGGATTCATATTGTAATTGTGATTCGACCGGCAGAGTAGGCTTTAATCCCATATCTAAAAAGGCTTGTTCCAAATAGGTATGATCTATACCGCTGATCTCAGGGGCTGGCGTGCTGGCGTATACATGCCAGCAAATACCAAAAGTCTTATGCAAGTTAAAAGACTTGCCATCAATGCATACATAAGTATCGTTTGCATCAAAACATGCTTTCATCAGATTTAAAACTTCCAGTACTGCAATGTATTGTTGTTGTTTTGTGTACATGATTGCTTTCCTTAATAGTGTATCGTTTCAATAACAGCTATTGTACTATAATGATAAGAGAATGCAAGTACTAAATTATTTTTCATTTAAATGAAAATAAAGCTTGTGTTAATTCTTCAGTCCAGTATAATGAATACATAAAGACGAGAAAGTCACTAACCCACAGGGTGCGGGGATCCGTCCACAATTGAAAATGATTCTCATTCGCATTTAAAAAAATATGGACGCACTCCCGCACCCTGTGGGCTACAAATTTCTCTTTGTTGCGTTTATTATATCAAGTACAGAAAGATTGTCAACCATTATTTTAACGAAAAAAAGTATTGACATAATTCTCCTATGTGAGATAATGGCTGCGAGTTAAACAATTTGATAGTGAGATACTGCTGGGGAATATACCCCGACGCGGTAGGCTCGGCAATTCCCGAAAACGGGTGAAAATTTAAATGAAAATGATTATCGTTTGCATATGCAAATGAGAATTATTCCTATCCGTAAATGAGAATCATTCTCAAATAATAATGATTATCATTTAGCTTTTCAAATGAGAACTATTCACATTTGCGAATGATTATCATTCAGTACAGGCACAGTTACGCCCAAAATCCGTCCAATCTTTCCCTACCCTAACTCTACCCTAAATGTATCAGTACTACCAAAGTATCCTCATTCTATTGGAAGCTACTTTAGTAGTACTGAATAAGTCTTTCAAGATTTAAACAACTCAGTGGGGTCTTCCCTTCTTATTATTGTACCATTACTACTTTTTACTCTTCTTGGCAGAACGAAGTCTTTACTTAAAATCAGTACTGAATTATCATTGCACTGATTCTCCAGTACTGTATACCGAGGGTAACCAATCCTCACAAACCTTTTAAAGCAGTATCTTTAAAATCATTCCAACTCAAGGAACACATGTAGTATGCCAAACTCCATTCCCCTCGTCAAGTCTTTTTTTAATTTATTTGTATTATTTGTACTGTAAATTTATACAGTCCCAGCATACTTTTCAGTACTGAAAAATAAACACCACAAATGGATCTTCACCTTTATCATAATACAGATTTTTGTTTACGATGTCAAGAAAAATCTTGAGTCCAGAAATGTAATTTCCAACTTTCGAGGATCCAACTTTTAGTTCATAGGTACTCCAAAATTTATAGGATCCAGATTTAGGATGGAGCAAGTGTGAGAATTTTGCTCACACGTTAAAGTACTTTTGGGAAAAAGGTTAGCAGTACTTTTGTATTTTAAGGTGTAAGTACTTTTCAGTACTTTGTATCTTCTTGAAGAGAAGATATAGCGGTCGTGGGTGATCAGTACTGAAGAGTACTGAAGAGTACTGAACAGTTCTTTGGGTATTACTTCAGTACTAAACGATGCCCTACGGGATAACACGATGCTCATGGATGTTATGCTACGCTATCATAAATGATTACATCTGTAATGATTTCCTGTATAATAATATAGAGAGAAAGATATCAGTACTCGCACATGGGGTGTTTTATCAGGTGTTGAATCCTTTCGATAAGCTTCTACGCCGCTTTCTACAGGAGCTACACCTGAGTCTATCCTTATAAGAAGTCTTGCTGTGATGAGTTGTAGGGAGTCCTATGAGGGATCTTTGGGGTAAATATGATATAATGGCTTATATAGGAGAAGAGAGATGATACCATTTCCGATAATCAGCAAATATAATAATAAGGGGACAGTTGGAGTATTACTTGATATTGATTTTAGCCGTCAAGCTATTGGTAGTACAGATATAGTAGATCATAGTAATTTGAGTACATTTACGTTGAAGAATGGGACACCTGCTGAGGTTGTATACGATTCTGATATAGGTAGTAACGTTATGTTGTTTAGTTCTTTGTCTAAGACGGTATACAGTACTGGATTAGTTGCTGGTTCTGTATTAGATTTACGCAATAAGAATTTCACTATTGAGTTCGAGTTCCGTCAGGTTGGTACAGTAGTAGAGAGTGTATTTGGTACAGGTGATTATCCGGGTGCTAGAATGGCGGGATTTAGTTTTACGTTGAATCAGTACCCATCTACTTATATGCAATATTTTATGGATACGGGTACAGGTAGTGGTTTTAACCGAGTATTGACACCGGGTACGAATAGTAATGTATGGGAGAATTTAACTTTAACGTATATAAGTACAGCCACGGATACTTTGCCTAGGGGTATAAGTACTTATAGGGAGTTAACGAACACTACTACGACGTTTCCTTATTATTCATTTGGGTTGGGTCAAGCATTTTACATTGGTGGTAGTTATTTGGCTTTAGGACAATTTAACTTCAATGGATATATAAAGAGATTAAAGATAACGGAGATATTATGAGGATTAAGAGATGATACCATTTGCTAGGATTTTAAAATATGATAATAAGGTGATTCCGCCGAAGCCGATAATAAAGAAGGTAATTAATTACACTAATACTTTATTTGTATTATATAGTACAGGAGAATTATATGGTTGTGGTGCAAATAGTACAGGAGAATTAGGATTAGGGGATACAACAAACCGGACTTCTTTAACATTATTAAGTACAGGAGTTGATGATGTATGGAATGGTGCAAATAATACATTGATCCGTAAAGGAAGTAGTTATTATCTGAGTGGAGTTGGAACATGCATAGGTAGTACAAATGTTAGTAGGTTATCATTTACGGATATAACATCATTACTTGGATTAGATTCTTCGGTACTGGCTTCTATAACGAAGATTGAATTGAGTCAAACCTTATCTATATTATCGGGTTCGGTATTTTATGGATGTGGATTAAACAATCAGGGTCAGTTGGGTATAGGTACGGCGACGAGAATAAGTACTCCACAGGTTATGGCAACTGGAGTGAGTAATATATTTGATAATGGTGGTAGTGGTATATACTATATTTCTGGTTCTAGGATATATTCGTGTGGATTGAATGCTTATGGTCAGCTTGCTGATGGTACAGTTAACACTAGGAGTACATTTTTTGCTGCAAATAGTACAGTTGGATTGAATGCAAATATTTGTGCATTTAGTAGGACAACTGCATCTATATATTACAATACAAATTTATATGTATCTGGAGCATTTGGTGCTGGTGTTGCTGGTAATGGATTGAGTACTGGAAATAGTGTGGGTTTCTCTTCGATATCGTCATTGAAGCCGGTTGGTATTACGCAGTCTAACATATACAATAGTACGAGTTTATTTTGTTCACCGATATTTGTATTGAGTACAGGAATATACAGGTCAGGTAATAATACAAATGGTGAGTTGGGTGATGGAACAGTAGTTAACAGCACATCTTACAAGTTATTAGGATCTAATATTTTCACGGACTTGAGTAAATTAAATACTGTTTGTGCTGGATTCAGTCGCACATATATTGCTTACGATAATAAGTTATACTTCAGTGGAGATGCAAGTAATTCATGTGCACCGGGATACACAACGAATCAAACACAGTTTGTACAGATTAGTACACCATATTAAGGGGAGAGAGATGATACCATTTGCAAGGATAGGGGTATACGGTAATAAGATACCGATTATAGAGGGATTAAAGAAGTTCGTTACAATGTTTAACAACATGTATCTATTAAATCATGATGGTAATTTATATGCTATAGGTAGTAATGCTAATGGTGTATGTGGATTACCTAGTACGGTGACACAGTTATCTAGGTGGACATTAGTACAGACAAACGTATCAGACATATGGGTTAATAATCAGTTAACTGCATTGATATCCAAGACTGATGGTACATTTATGTACACGGGTAGGGATTTATTTTTGGGTACTAATAATGGTGCGGTATATGGATTTACTGATTGTACATCTTTGTTGGGATCTGCTAGTACTTATCGTTCTTCCCTTACATTAACGGGTTATAATATATTTTACATAGATGGTAGTTCTAATTTATATGGTATGGGATATAATAACAATGGTTCATTGGGTACAGGGAATACTACACCGGTACAATCATTTCGATTACTAGCTACTGATGTTAAGAAGGTGGTTGGTACAATTACGGGTGATAGTACTACGATTTTGAAGAATGATGGTTCTGTGTATGGTTGTGGGGAGAACAGTAATTATCAGTTAGGATTTACTTCACCGGCTAGACCTAATGTGTTTACTGAAGCACCTAATGCTGCTGGTGCGATTGATTTACAGATGGGACATTTGAGTATATATGTACTTAAGAGTGATGGGTTATATACAGGTGGTACGAGTTTCAGTGGACAATTGGGTAATGGTATAAATGCTAACACGAATGTAGGTTTAGCTAGACGCAATATTCCGGGTACTATTACTGGATTTGTTGCTAATAATTATTCGTGCATGATATACAGTTCAGGTAATTATTACATAACAGGTCAGAACAGTTTGAGTGGCACGAGTACAGAAAACGTATCTACACCTACATTGGTTCCGAGTTCGTATATAAAGGACATAGGTATAAAGATAGAGGATATCCAGTTCGGCTATAGGGTACTATATGGTGTACTGGATAAGGACGTATATGGTAGTGGGATAGGTAGTGGTTCTGTGTTATTGCCTTACTATACAGGGGCTGTGACGGGGATGCAGAAATTGGGGTTAGGATTATGATACCATTTTCGAGAATAGGGGTATATGGGAATACGTTAGCTAGGACAGATATAATAAAAAAGGTTCAAGCTGGAGACAAATATGTAGTTATATTAACTACTAGTGGTAATTTATACAGTAGAGGTAGAAACGTAGAGGGACAATTGGGTACTGGTAATACGGTTAACGTAACTGATCGTTGGGTGTTGGTTAATACTGAGGTACAGGATGTTTGGTGCAGTGGGACATTTACTACATTAATAATAAAGAACGATGGTACATGGTGGTATACTGGGAGGGCATATCCATTTACTGGAACGAATGCGACCTCTGGTGGTTCGTTTGTTAATATCAGTACAAATTTTAGTGCATTAGATTCTGCATATTTAAATATATCCTTGGGTGATTATACCTTTGTTGTACAGACAACGAGTAACCGCGTATATAGGAGTGGGTATAATTTTTATGGTCAGTTGGGATTAGGAAATACTAATAACTTAAGTACATTGACAGAGATAACTCAATATACAAATATATTACAGGCGGTGACGAATCCTAATGGTTCTAATATATATTTGTTATTGAGTACTGGTGCGGTGATGGGAACTGGATTAAATTCGTCGTATCAGTTAAATGATTCGAGTTCTACTGCGAACAAGAGTACATTTTATCAGGTTGTTCCAGCAGCGGCTGCTATAACATTTGTTGCGGCGGGTAATCTAACGAGTTATTTTGGTAAGGCAGATGGATTATATTGCAGTGGTTCCAACGTAAGTGGTGTATGGGGTAATGGTGCAATTAATGGCAATCCTCAGACTTACGCAAAGGCGAGCACACTGATACCGGTTGAGATAAGTACTAGATCGCAGTTAGTACATATGAGGGTTGCCGATGGTACATGGTATTGTACTGGTGCGAATACGTATTCATTGGGTACTGGATCTTCTGCATCTGTGATTGCGACATGGACAGCAGTTCCTGATTTATTAGGAAGTACAAGTGTAGCACACGGAGATATAAGGACATATAATGTTAAGAGTAATGTATTATATGGTGTTGGACGACAGGACAATACCTATGCGGGATTATTACCGGATTTCACGGAAACGGTACAAACAATAAGTAGATTAGCAATAACGGGGGTAATATGATACCATTTGCAAGGATAGGGGTATATGGGAATAGTGCACCAGTACTACCTAAGATAAAGAAATTGGACATGGCTGATCAGAACATGTATATATTATACAGTACTGGAGAGTTATATGCTAGGGGTCAGCAGACATATTCACAGTTCGGTCTAGGAAATAACACGAGACAGACTTCGTGGATATTAATTGCTGAGGGAGTTGATAAATTTTGGAGTGGAGGTTGCGGGACATTATTATTATTAAATGATGGGACTTATAAGTTCAGTGGTATAGGTGCGACGATTGGCAGTTCAGGAACATTGAGTACATTTACTGATTGCAGTGCAAAGGTTGCGGGTATTCCGAGTACATATGCTATATTAAATTTTTATGTAGGTAGGGGAGGAACATTATATGCATTGGACACGAACAAGCAATTATTTGTTATTGGTACAAATAATTTTAACGAGATATCTTCACCTAGTACAGTATTTAAGTTAATGACTGACGGAGTAGATAGTGTAGTTATAGGCAATTACTGTTATACGGTACGAAAGGGTACTGATTATTATTTCCAAGGTTATAACTCTAATGGATGTGCTGGTGTAGGAAATGTTTCGATTAATGCGGGCATTCCATTAACTAAGGTTACGAGTCCCTCTTCTACGATTGCTTCATATATTAATACATCATCTAATATGGTTTTCACTGATAGACTTACATATTATGGTGCAGGTACAAATTCTAATAACGCATTAGCTGGAAGTGGTACATCTGCAACACCCGGTCAATATAGTTTTAGCAATCCAAAGACATTGACATCACCATTTGTTAGATTTGCTGATAAGTGTTATAATATAACATTTGGAAATAACTTTTCGAAGTTAATAGTATGTGAAGATGGATTTTATTACGCAGGTCAGAACACCGTATATGGTGAGAGTGGAGTAGGCAGTTTAGCAGTACAGGCAGGTTTTGTAAAGATGTTAAATTCTGGTCAGTACTTAAATACGTACAGTGATTTAATGGCGTGTAATTCAATAGTAGCGTTTGTTAATAATAAAGATACGGTATATGCGTGTGGAGCATTAGCGACTGTGTTAGGATTTAGTTCAAATGTAACTACATTGCAGCCGTTGGCATTACCGAAATAAGGAGGAAGGGTATGATACCATTTGTAAGGATTTTAAAACACAATAACAAGGCACCAGTACCGAAAGCTATCCAGAAAATTAGATGCGGTAATAACTTTGTAGCAGTACTGATGAGTAATGGTTATGTATATACTCGTGGACTTAATTCAGTTGGGCAATTGGGTGTAGGAGATAATACGGTACGGACGGTATGGACATTGAGTACAACAGATGTTAGTGATATGTGGGTTGGTGGAACTTCTATAATTGTATTAAAGAAGAATGGAAGTTATCAATTCACTGGAAATGGAGTAGGTATAGGATTTCAGGCCGCATCAGTTAATACATGGACTGATTGTAGTTCATTATTTAACACCATAACGAGTACTGGGGTAAGCATAAAGCAGATATCGTTGGCGTTAAATAGTATAAGTGTTTTATGCAGTGACAATACTATTAGAACTGCTGGTGCTGGTTCTTTAGGTCAGTTGGGTGATGGTACAACAACAAATAACGTTTTGGGAGCGTTTAGGACAGCTACTATTCCAGTGGGTGTAATACCTGATCGTATTCACAGTGAAAATACGATGCAATCATTCATTAGTACGTTAGGTAAATTGTATTATACTGGGGGAGTGAATGCGGTAATCGGCAATACGACTCAGACCAGTTACACTGTATATACTTTGAGTACTGTTCCAGCTTCTAGTACAGTGCAGAGTTATTCTAACTCAGGGGTCGGATTAGCTCTTGGAGTGGTCAAGACGAGTGCTGGTGTTAATACTATATGGAGTGGTGGTTCACAGATTTTTGGTCAAATGGCAAATGGCATAGATGGTACTGTTTCAAACATCAAGGCATTTGCTGTTCAGTCTCCCGCTCCAGTGGGTACAGTACTGGGGCATAGTTATGGATATTGTTATTATTCACAGCACGTCATTACATCTTCTGGTGTATATGCTGCGGGTTATAATAGTGGTGCTACAACTTACGCAGGTAAATTAGGTATTGGTTCATCGACTAACGCGTTAAACTACACTGCATGTACATTACCTAGTGGTTTAACAGACATGAGTAGTTTATATATAACTACAATACAAAGTAGGACATTTTTAACTGATGGTAATTTTGTATATAGTACAGGTTTAGTAACTACTTATGGTGGCCCAGCTTCAAATATATTCACATTAGATGATCCAAGAACATAAGGATAAAGAGAAATGATACCATTTCCTATAATAAACAAATATGGTAATAAATTACCTCTTCCTGAATTCAAGAAGATGGATTTTACTGGAGCATTAAAAAATAGTAATAGTAATGGCAATTACTTCGGTGCAGTACTGATGAGTACTGGTAAATTGTATGGCTTTGGTCAAAATATTGATAGTATTTTTGGTATTTCTATATCTAATCAAAATTCAATATCATTTAGTTTAGATAATGTTGATAATTTTTGGTTAATTATGAATGGGATATTAGTTAGGACGGTTGGTGGTACAATGTTATATAGGGGGAAATATTTAGATGGTATATTCTGTCCTAACAGTCCATCTACTACACCTTATATAACATCTGGTTGGATAGATGTAACATCATATTTTGGGACAGTTGGGGTTGATATACTTGATGTTGCTTGTGCAGGGAACTATCCAGATAATATCCAAGTACAAACAAGAGCACAAGAATGTTCATTATTTGTATTAAGTTCAAGTGGTGTTGTTTATGGCATGGGTTATAATGATCAGTTATTGATAAACTCATCAGGTGCGGCGACGGTATATACTTCATTTACTCAAGTAGGTATAACCGGCGTTGCCTCATTGAGGTGTACACCTTATATGACACATAATAGTAGTAAGATATCTCGCTGTGTTCTTTATGCATTAAAAAGTAATGGAAGCGTTTGGGCTAGGGGTTATAACGTCAGGAGTGGGATTAGGAGTCCTGCGTTGGCAGAGTTCGTAACTGCATGGACACAAGTAGCGGTTAACACGCCTATATACGCGTTCTCTGCTAATACAGAGGGTGCGATATACAGTACTAATACCGACATATATCTTCTTGGTGGAGCGGCATACACGACGTATAACATGGGTATGGCGAGTGCTGGCTATGGTAATATCAATACCACAGGTGGTTTTTTCAACACAACGTTATCGTACAGAGAGATTGGTGGTACTACAAATATTCCGTTCACATCAACCAAATATGTTAATAGCAGTACAAGGATAAGAATGAGTTATGGTGGTTCAGTTATATTTGTGAAGGGAACATCTGAGATATTCACGGCACACGGTACATATTGTGATCCATCAATAACTCCATTAACATCTAATACCTATTTTTTCAGAGAGGATATTGGTATTGAAGTACAAGATATAATATACCTCAGTCAACTATATAATACTAACCCAACGAGTAATGTGAGGGGTTTATTGGTAATAGGAACTGATGGTAAATTTTATGTACGCGGTCTAATAAATGGGACTATATATACAACATTCACTGAAGTTAATTTTTTATAAATTGATAAGAAAAGCCCCTTAACGGGGCTTTTTTCTTTTATCCAAGCAGTACTGTCTGAAGTTGATGGTTCCTTTTACAATGTATAGTCCAGTGAAGTACACCCAGATACTGAACAAAGTACTACAAATATAAAAGGTTCCCAAGTTTACAAATATTTCATTATCAAATATATAACCACAAACATTTGCTAGTACTCCGATACCCAACCACACAAGAACTAATACACTAATATAATTATTGGTCATGTACTTGCGGATGAATTTAAACTTTTCAGTACCAAAGAAGTAATCGAGAAATACAACAGAAGTTATAGTTAGAACTAAACATGTTGTAATATTAGCTAATAGATTAAACATTCTTATTCCTTTTCGTTAAGCACTTTGACATACCACAAGAGAAGTTCTAGGTATGATTCTTGAATTGGAGTACGTTCTTTAGTACTCCGCATTGATCTAATATCTTCAATAACCCATTGTTCTGGTTTCATTCGTCTTCCATACTTTTAGGTAAAATATACTTCTCGCGATACATCCCAGCTAAAGTGAATACCAACACACTAATTGGTAGAATAAAACCACAAGACAATATATTATATAATTGTACCAACGTTGGTCCATCTTCACCAGCAACAGCTAGACTTCCAATAGCCGATACACCAGTAACAAACCACAATGTAATAAAAAATGATGGGAACAAATCTAATATGCGTTGGTGCAATGAATAGTTAAAGTACCATGAGATAATACAGTACAATGTAAATGCTAGTACTGCATATAGACCATATTCACCTACAGTAGTATACCACATAATTGATCCTTAGCGTTGTGTTTTTTTGCATTTGATATTATGATGTATTTCATCTAGTTTTTCAGTAATTACTGAAAACAATGGAATACTCAAGAATATAATTAAAAGAACATTTGCGAATGTCATTATAATCATACCGATAAACTGTACTATTCTCCAGTCAAAAGCAAGACCAAAAGCAATTAATACATTTAGTAAACCAAATCCTACGATTACCTTGGTCAATGTATAGTCAAATGTTTCATCAAGAGTATCAAACAAATCGTTAAGTACTTTAACGTAGAAGAACTTTCCTAAACCTAGTAGTACCATTAGGACATTGATTGATGAGAAGATATAAAAGCATATCTCTATGTAGTACTTGATATCTGAATCCATAGTTACCTCATATTCTTTAGTTTTTTAATACGCTTATGCCATTCTGATAAAGCATAAGATGCTCCGATTAAGATACCCACGATAGAATATACTACAAACACTAAAAACGTAAGTGCCATTGCTATACAAAAAGTAAGTACTAAAAACTCCCATTTGAAATATATAAAAATACCGGAAAGTACTGAACATGTAGTACTAAATGATACAATAAATGGAAGGGCATTGTCAGTAAATTTGTTTATTGTATCATATAGGTCATATATTCTACGCACACAGAAGAACTTACCCATAGCTAGTACTACAAAAATACCTGTAAAACTTGTGTACAAGTAGTACATGAAATAAATTGCTTCCCAATTCATTTTAGAGTGCCTTTGTAAGTTCCATAGATATATGCACCAACGAGTACAAGTGTAAGTACTACATAGATTGTTAGGATGTATACTTGTCCGATAAGGAATGCATCTAGTACAGATCCGATACACACAACAATGGTATTAAGCAAAAACACACCGGAAAGGAAGAATCCATTTTTGTGTACAAACATCTCTGCGTATTCGGTGAAGAAAGTATCTTTGTATAGTGATACTAATCCGAAGACAAAGATGGTTGATGAAATTAAAGATAAAATAGTTAGTACTGTATTCATATAGATATCCTTGTATTATTTTTCTAGGAACAGGTTGTTGCACATAGTTTCCCAATCGAATGGATTGGAATTATACAGACCAGCGATCAGTACTGGCATTCTTAGTGATGGATTTCTCAGGATTGATTCATTCTTGAGCATCCAGTTTAAGATCATATTAGAACCTTGTTGGTTCACATTAAACTTAGCCACGATATTAGTACTACGCATAATATTTTCAACATGGATCATTACTTCTTCGTTGGTAAACAACTCCAAGTCTATGAAGATGCTACGCGTGAGTAATGCGTCGATGTGTGGAGACAATGCGTTTTGTTGCTTTGCCATTACAGTTAAGTTCTTGTTACTCAGGAAGATAATTTTACCACAGAAGTCGAATGATTGTGGTACACCTGAATCTGCGAGTACTTTAGAGCTTGTGATATATGATACAGTCCTTACGTCCGACGTGTCAAGTACTGATTTGAGTAAGTCCAATGTTGTTTCGTTCGTGAAAACGTCAACGTCATCGAGTAGCAGTACTGAATGTTTATGTCTAGACTCATAGAGAGCCATGAACAGACCCATAGTTGTAATCTTGCCTGAGATCTTCTTGTAGTCGATTTCGCAGCGATCATGAGCGTGTTGTAATTTTTTCTCAGTTGTGTATGTTTTACCACAACCACCTTTACCCACGCAAATCACACTTTTGATAGGTGTGTTAGGAGTCATCATTGCATCCAGAGTTGCTTCGAGCATTTGGAAGTTCTGTGCAATTTTGAGGCTTTTTTCTTCGCGTGTCATGATTTATTTCTCTGTATTGTTTCGATGCAGGTATTATACCCAATCCAATTCAAGCCGTCAATGGTTTTGGGCACAAATTAAGGTAAATCATTTTCATCATAATCGATGCCGTGGTCAAGAAAAGGCCAGCCACCTTTACCGATCATAATACCATTCACTTTTATGGCACCGAACTCACCTTTGAATGATACTGTAATGTATCCATCTTCGTTTCTGCACACATTATAATGTGTGACCTTGGAGTAGTCCAGAGGGAATTTATCTAAGCGTTGGTGTGCATAGGACAGGCAGCGTTTAACCAAACCATTGGTGAGTTCTGAGTTAGGGATGGTATTAATCCAGTACTGAGTTTTTTGTACAGTACTATTCCATGTTGAGTACTTTTGAGTGCAATGGCTTGATACGTTCATAGTTCGTTTCTCTTAAGGTTGGTGTATATCTATGATAGCAAAAGGGCTGACTTTCGTCAACCCCTTTATTTTACCACCCGTGGCTAATAACGATATCAGCAGTATCATCTGAATCAAGATTTAGTGTACTGATCTCGATGGCTTCATTTGATATACTGGCGGCATTACTTAACCATACTTCGGTTGGTGTACCATCTGCACGAGTTTCAGGCCAATCTTTGAGGATTTCCTTTAGTTCTTTAACTGTCAGACAGTGGTCTAGATAAAGAATTTCTTTAATCATTTATTACTCCTGTTATACTGCACTGATGGTATAGATTTTGCAGTTCTCTGGTAGGTCACATTTTGAGTTCAGCAAGTTCTGATACAGTTCTTTGGAGATTTTTTCGGAATCTTCCAGTACTAAAAAGTAGCCGGTTTTGATTGCGAAATCGAATGCATTTTGATCGTCTTTGAAGTACTGGATCTTCCCTTCAGAAGATTCCATGATTTCACCTTTACGATAGCCGGATTCGATTTTAAGAACAGTTCTGTTGTTGTGTTTACTTAATGATACATTCATGATTTCATCTCCGTTGAGTTGATGTCTGTACTATAGCAAAAGGGCTGACTCTCGTCAACCCTTTTGTTTTATTTTTTATCTAAGATTTGAACAGCACTCTTCCAGTACTTCAACGTGATTTTCATAGTAAGCAATCCTGATGAAGTTGTATCCGTTGTTTATTGCGTACTCAGTTTTGATCTTATCGCGTTTACGTCCTTCTTCACTATACCATGAACATTTTTCATTGAAGTGCTGTTTTCCATCATATTCCAGTACAGTATTAATGAACGGAATATACCTATCGTAGCGAAGTTTTCCTTTGTGAGTCAAATCTTCAAATGCTTTTTCAGATTCAAATTCATCAAAATATGGATCTATATCTCGGGAGATGCATTTAGCTTCACCACCACAACATTTACCACACCCAGCACCACTAACATGGGCACCCGCTTTTTGTTCAAAATCTCCATGTTCTGGGCATGTAATTGTTATCATTGAGCGAGATGATATATATTC